AACTTTGATTTTGGACTCGCAATGAGTATGGTTGGTAAAGACGGCCTCAGAAATAGGCTAAATTATAGAACTCAAATCTGTAATAGTTTAGATAAAACTGAGCTGTCTAATGCTTTGAAGCAGATTACTTATCATTCTACAGCTTTTATGAGAGCCCTACAAGCTCGGAAGAAATTCATTCATAATCATCCAGCTAAGTTAGAAGTAGCTAGAGAGATTATTGCTCACCGTACAGACAAGAAAATAATTACCTTTTCAGCTAACACTGCTATGGCAGAGAAAATTGGGATAGGATATGTCTATACTGGTAAAGAGAGCAAGAAACAGAATAGAATTACTCTTGAAGAGTTTGCGCTTTTGGATAGTGGAGTTATTAATAGTTGTAAATTAGCTATTGAAGGATTTGACTGTCCTGGCCTGTCAGTTGGTATAATGCTAGGAGTAGATTCTAGTAGTACTAAAAGCACCCAAGCTGCTGGCAGGGTTATAAGAAAGGAAGGTTCTAAATACTCTGAAATATTCACATTAGTGCTGGAAGACACCGTTGAACAAGAATGGTTTAAGAAATCACATCAGAAAGGTAACTATGTTACTATTGATGTTGAAAACTTACGAAAGTTACTTAATGGAGAGCCTTGGGAACCCTACAAGAAAAAATTACAAAATTTTACTTATCGTTTTTAATTATGGAAACTTATTACACCAAAAGGGAGTACAATGAGATGAAGTCTGCTTTGAATAAGAAATGCAAAGCATTGGAAACTAAGGTCGGAAAACTTACAGAAGAGCTGAAAGAATTAAAGAAGGACTATGCAATCCTTCTTGAGACAGCTAGTGAAAAGGTTGAAGACTAAGTTTATATCACGTAACCAAGCTTTAACGCTTTAACAGGTAAACTACGCTTGGTGTATAGATTAGTAGAGAATCTATTAATTTGTACACGTGAAAAATCTTGAATTGAAACAGCAACTCTTATTTTGCGAGAAATATGGTATTAATCCAAGTGAATTGCTGTTATTAGAAATTATTCTTATCGCCCAAGAGGATGATGAACCAGAAATTGTCCGTGAGTATTTCTCTTCTAGAGTTTGTGCTCGCGGTTTTACTACGGAACTATTAGTTGGACTTCGTGATGCTGGGGTTATAAATAAAACCTATAAGATTCCCGAAAGGGGGTCTGTATTTAATCCACTAGACGTACCTCTAAATAAGACAATAGTAAAGGACTTTTATAAATGTTCCTTTGACTTAGGCAGAGAATTGTGGGAAACTTATCCTTTATTTGGAATAGTTAATAATACACAAGTAGGTCTGAGAGGGGTATCTAAGAAATTTGATACTATCGAAGACTTCTATAGGTTCTATGGAAGAACTATCAGATGGAAACCTGAAGTCCACAATCAAATCATAGAGTTAGTTAAATGGGCAAAAGAACATAATATTCTTTGCACCACTATAGCTAATTTCGTAATAGACCATAAGTGGGAAGAACTTAAAGCATTGAAAGAGGAAGGTGGGGTTAACTATGATTCCATGAGATTGCTATGATTTCCGAAAAACTTCTCAATGAAATTGATAGAGGTAGATTAGGACTAAATCATGGTATATCTATGAAGTTACCAAAGCTGGAAGGAATTATAGATGGAGTTACTAGGGAAACCTATACTTTAATTCTATCTAATTCTGGTGCTGGTAAGACTTCATTTGCTCTATATGCTTATGTTTATAGACCACTGATGGAACATCTTGACGATGATGATTTTAAGGTATTGTATTTCAGCTTGGAAATGGGGGAAGTAGCATTATACATTAAGCTATTATCTATCTATATCTTCGAAACATACGGAGTGCAACTATCTTTTAAAAAGATATTGTCAAGAGAAAAGGAATATATTTTATCTGAGGAACATTATGATTTAGTTAAGCAGTGTATGCCTTGGATAGATAAGATTAGTAAAAAGCTAGAAATCTTTGATAAGAAAGTAACGCCTAATAAGGTATATGCAATCTTAAAAACAAGATTAGAAGAAATGGGAACTTTCTCTGAAAGTGAAACCAGACTTTTATATAAGCCTAATAATCCTAATCTTATCTATAATGTCGTAATAGACCATATTGGTCTAGTGGGTACTAAACCTGATATTGATTTACTTTCCAGTTATCTGATATTTTTCAGAGACAAGTGTGGAGTTAGTCCTGTTGTAATTCAGCAGGCGAACAGAGAGCAGGGAAATATAGAGAGGTTTAAACAAGGAAAAAGTGCATTTACTATTCATGATGCCAAAGACTCAGGTAATACTGTGCAAGATTGTAATATCATGATTGCATTGTATAATCCTCATAGAGATGGACTGAAGACTTATAAACATTATAATATTGAGCATTTAGGCTCCTATTTTAGGAGTATTATGGTACTCAAGAACCGATATGGAGATTGTGATGTTGAAGTTGGAGTTAATTTCTTTGGTTGGATTAATATGTTCAGGGAACTCCCCAAGCCAGACGAAATCTATGATTACGAAAGGTTTACAAGTCCAAATTATATATTAGAAGATGATAGTTCTATAGTAGAACAGGAGCTAGATGATATTACAGAATTAGATGATTCAAATAAGAATTTTAATTTTGCATTAGAATAATGGCTGCTGAAACAATTGCTATCGTGGGTGAATCAGGTACTGGAAAAAGTACAAGTTTAAGAAATCTTAATCCCGAAGAGACTTTTATTATAAGTACTACGGGTAAACCTCTTCCTTTCCGTGCATGGAAAAAGAAATATATTCCCATTAAAATCGAAGGAAAGAACGTAAGTGGAAACTATTACGTTAGTTCTAAATGGGATCAAATACTAAAAATCTTACAAATTATTGACAAGATGATGCCTAATATCAAGCAGGTAATCATTGATGACTTCCAATATGTTCTCTCTTATGAGTTCGTTGATAGGGCAACTGAAGTTGGTTATACCAAATTTAGTGAATTAGCTCAACATGCAATGGAGATTCTGAGATATTCAGAAAAGATGAGAGAAGATTGTAAAATGATTTTCTTGACTCACTCAGAGAACGTTGGAGACAACGTAAATCCTAAGTTTGTTATCAAGACTGTTGGAAAGTTGTTGTCTGAGAAAGTAACCTTGGAAGGTCTATTTACCTATATCTTCTTTACTAAAGTAAGCGAAGGAGATTCTGGCAGAATGGAATATAAGTTAATCACTAATAATGATGGTACTTGTGTTGCTAAGACATCCTTTGGTATGTTCGAGGATTTAGAGATTGACAATGATTTGGACAAGATTATTGATGTTATTGACGACTATAATGAAGGGGAATAATGAAATTAGACATACTGTTTCACTACGAGGTGAATGAACAAACTGGTGAAATCACCTATATTGGGAAAGAAGAAATTTCTGTTGACACTAAGGCAACGAAAAGTGCTACCAAGACATCTACTAAGGCTTCTGCAGCCAAGGTAGATGCTAATCCAGATCCTATTATTACGCTTGATTCCAACAAGTTAATATTAACTCAGGGAGCTGTAGACCTATTACAGGTTTGTGCAGATTGTCGAGTAGACATCAAGTATAAGAAGAAGGATAAGAAAGCAGTTCCTATTATTGGAACTGATGCCGCTTTCGGAACTAAAAGTGGAAACAAGTTAACGAAGAGTAATACTGTAAGTTATAGAGGTGCAGCTAATGAAAAGCTCTCAGCTTATGGTACTACCTTTAAACTAGAGCCTACAGAGGATAAAGGAATTTATTATCTAGTAGGAGATAAGATACAGGAAGAAAACTCTGTACCTGATGAGATAATTGATATTGAGAATGAACTCGATATAGAATCATTAGATAATATAAACATAGACGAAGATGACAAAGACTTAGAAAAATTTGATTTTAATTTGAATTAATTATGGCATTTAATTTTGGTATATCAGCAGACTCAGCAGTAAGAAACACACGTCGTCCTTTAACTCCTTGGAACATCCATGATGTAAAATTCATGGGATGTGAAATCAAAGAATTTGATGGTAAAAAGGATCCAACGGCTCATTATAAAGTTCTAGCAATCAACTTTGAGAACGAAGAGGGTTACTTCTCTGTAACCCAATTCTTCCCTAAAGCTGGCGATGATGAGAGACGTGAGTTTGATAGTAAGAATGGTGGAAAGGTTATCATGCCTTCCAACTTCGAGACTTTGATGGCTGTAGTTAAGCAGACTGCACAGGTTCTCAATCCTGCAGGATTTGAAAAGATGCAAGCAGCTAGCTCTAAATTTAAGAGCTTCGATGATGTAGCTAAGGCTCTGATTACTATAACTGAAAAAGTTAAAGGTACAGAGACTAAGTTGAAGTTGATTGGTAGAAACCGTGATGGTAAAGTAGTTGCTGATATACCTCGTATCGTAGGTATTAACAAACAAGGTGAGTCGTTCATCTCTGATAACTATATTGGTGACAAGCTGTTCTTCTCTGACTATGAGGAGGGAGAACGTCAGAAGTATCTGAAAGCTAAGCCTACCGAAATGAAGTCAGAAGACCCGATTGCAGATGTTGCCGGTGTAGATGCTGCACCAGGAAATGACTTCGATCTTGACAACTTGCTATAATGATTTGTTAGTAGAGTAATTCATAAATTCCTTAGTGACTATGTTTGATTATACTTTTGAACCCAAAATTACTAAGGAATTTCTTCTATCTAAGAACAATGAGGAGACTTACATGACTTATTATCTGGGTATTCCAGTTAAGAAAGGACTGTTCAAGTCTCCTTTGCGTAGTGACAGTCATGTCACTTGCAGTTTCTTTAGAGGAAAATCTGGAAACTTGTATTTTAAAGACTTTGCTTCTGGAAAATGTCTCACATTCGAAGGAGTAGTTATGGAAAAGTATAATTGTAACTACCACACTGCTTTAAGGATTATAGCTAAAGACTTTGGATATACGAAAGATTCTTCCGTAAAGAAAGTTGCAGTGAAAATCCAGCCTAAGTTTGAAGAAGAGAAACAAACTTTTATTCAGATAGAGGCTAAGGATTTTTCAGAACCTGAGTTGAAGTGGTGGGGAAGTTTTGGTATAACTAAAGACATCCTATATAAGTTCAAAGTATACAGTTGTAGTACTGTATTTTTGAATGGGAACATATATGCACAATCTGCCCAGCATAGTCCTATATATGGCTACTATTTTGGAAAGAAAGAGAACATCGAGCAATGGCGAATTTATATGCCAAAACGAAAGGAGTTTAGATTCATAGGAAATGTTTCAACCAAGACTATTCAAGGCTATAAGCAATTAGCTAAGAGTGGAAAACTAGTTGTTATAACTAAATCTATGAAAGATGTAATGTGTTTATATTCTTTAGGAATACCAGCTATAGCTCCCAACTCTGAAACTCAGTTTGTTTCTGATAAGATTTTAGAAGAATTAAAGCAGAGATTCAAATACGTTGTGTTGCTATATGATAATGATTTGACTGGAGTACGTTTTACTAATAAGATTAGGAAAGAGCATCCAGAACTAATTGTATCAATGATTCCCAGAAGCACAGGAGCTAAGGATATAAGTGATTATTACCATATGTATGGAAGAAAAGGTACACAAGAATTTATTACTAATTACATAAAGAAACTTAAGAAGAATGAAAAAGTAGACTAATACAAGTGTTACAGCCATCTTTAAGGACGGTAGTAGAAAAACTTTTGAATCTGTTGAATTAGCCTCTGAAGGAACTGGTTTGGAGATAAACTCAATCAAAGCTAGAGCTAATAAGCCTGGCTCTGGAGCAAAATCAAAAGACGGAATTACCTTTGAATGGGCAGACCCCGCAGTTAGAAGAAGTAAGCAGGCAAAGAAGAGTAAACAAAAAGGCTCTCAGTATGAGTTAGAAATAATTCACAAGCTTAGAGATATAGGATACGAAGGATGTGTGTCTAGCAGAAGTCAAAACAAATTGGCTGATGCTGACAAAATAGATATTGTTGACATGAACAATGAACTTCCAGTTAATATCCAAGCTAAATTTACTCAGAATATGCCTAACTATTTTGATATTAGAGATGCTTGCAGTGATAAGTCAAAACCGTTCTGTATATGCTGGAAAAAGGCAGGAAAGAATGGAGAGTCAGCTAGAGGGCAAGTTGCTGTAATCCCAATCAGCTTTTTTTATGAGCTACTAGAAATGTGCAAGAATGGAGGAATGGAAGGTATATCCAGAGTTTCCGACGTATGAAGTGTCTAATAATGGACAAGTACGAAATAGGAAAAGAGGAAATATATTAAAGCCTCATGAGGATAAGGATGGATATTTAGGAGTATGCCTATGCTTTGAGGGTAGGAAGTACCATAGAAGAATAAATAGGATAGTTGCTATTACTTTTATTCCTAATCCCGACAATCTGGAGATAGCTGACCATATTGATAAGGATAGAAAGAATAATTGTGTTTCTAATCTTAGATGGGTTGATACTATTGGAAATAATAGAAATAAAATTTCTAACTCCAAAGTTGATATTTGTGACAAAGATGGGAACATATTGAAGTCTTTTGATTCTATATCTGAGGCAGCAGAATATTATAATGTACCAGATGATAAGATGTGCGCAGCGGTAGTAGTTAATAAGAAAATTGGAGGTTATGTTAAATACTCTGAGAAATAAAGTTGCTGTAATACCTATAGAATATTTTTATGAATTGCTTAAGAAATGAAAAAGTTAATAGTTAAGGGTCCAGTACCTAAATCGATTCCGAATTGCATAATTAATGACTTCGATGAAGAATATGCGCTTTATTTAAGGAAAGCTAAAAAGAATTGGAGAACTAAAGAAGCATTCTCCTTAGAGTTTAATTCTACTCTCTCTGATTTACTTAAGAGTCACTTTATTTATGTAGATAGGGAAGACCTTGAGCTATTAATAATGAAGCGATTGAACGTTATTGAAGTAATTGAGTTATGAACACATATTTATTTCCGTGGCATACAGATGAAGTCTGTAGCATTGGCAAGATAGTAGCTAGAAGCTACGAGGATTGTGAAGAAAAGATAAAGAGTATGTATATAAATAAGTACGACGATTTAGATGATCTTCTAGATTATGATGATTTCTGTGAGGAACTTGCTGAAAAACATGGAATATATTTAGGAGACGTATCTGAGATAAATGAATTTATGTAATCCATTAAGGATAGCGTTAGACTTGGATGACACAATCTTCGATTTCTGGGGAGCATATAAAACACTATTCCCTAGAGAATCAGATTTAGTCGAGCACGTAATTACACGAAACGTAGTAAGTCTTCGCTACAACAAGGAGTTTTGGGAAAATTTACCCTTGCTAGAAAAGCCGAATTTCGAGCCGCATATTTATGCGACTAAAAGAATTAACAGTAAGACTTATACTCGAAATTGTCTAGCTAAATACAATTTACCCATAAGACCTATTTATCAAATGTATTATCAGCACGGAAACAAGGCTGACTTGATAAAAGGCAAATGCGATGTATTAATCGACGACAGTATTAGTAATGTGACTATGGCAATAAACTCTGGACTTCCAGCATTGCTAATAGATAGGCCACATAACCAGAATGGAGATCCTTTATTCCGCATTTATAGTTTAGATATTGACGAAATTAGATTTGCATATGAATTAGAATTAGCAACTTTAGGATGGAATTAAAAGATATCAAGCTTAGGCCGCTGCTAGACACACTAAGATTGGAGAAGATAAGTGATAAGGTATATTTTTCTGAACAGTACAGTGGATACGTTAGTAATTCCCGTTTAGGATTAATTAATCCTCGGCAGGATGGTAATCCAGATAAATTCTTTACTGGGTTTAAAAATACTTTCTCTTCTGCTCTGGAACTTGGAAGCGCTGTACACGAGTTAGTGCTACAGCCAGATAGTTTTGAACTGTCAGAAGACATTGGTAAACCTACTGCAAAGTTAGGAGCAATGGCTAATGAACTCTATCCCGTTTTTCTGAAAGGAGAAGTAACATTTGACGATGTAAAGAAAGCATCAGACAAGGTCGAATATTACAAGGGAAAGCTTACCAAGGAACTAGCTAAATCTGTGATTGAAGCTTCTACTAACTATTGGAAGAATAGACAGCTAAAAGAATTTGATTTAACACAAGATAAGGAAATTATATATCTTGACAACAAATCACTAGAAATCGTAAAGTCTTGTGTATCAGCATTAAATAGCAATAAGCAAGTGCAGAAACTTTTACATCCTGAAGGGATAACTAAAACACCTATTTCTGAAAATGAGCAAGCTATTTTATTGGACGTGGAGGCGACCTGCCCTAATGGAAAAAAGTTTATCTTACACCTGAAGTCCAAACTAGATAATTATACAATAGATACAGAAACTAACACTATTGTAGTGAATGATATTAAGACGATTGGAAAAATCGTTAGTGAAACTGATACCAATATCAATAAGTATCACTATAGTAGGGAGTTTGCGATGTATTTATACCTTCTGAAGTTGTGTGCTGAAAAGTTCTATAACTTGGAGAATCCAAAATTGCAAGCTAATTACTTAGTAGTTTCTACCATTCCGAACTTTTATAGTAAGGTTAGGCCAGTTACTTATTTGGAATTGCGACAAGGATTTCATGAGTTCAAGACTCTTTTGAAGTATGTAGCCTATCAGATAGGTTATAGAGACTATTCTCTTGATGAACGACCTTCAAAATATCAGCTTTGAACAATTGTCATCAATTTACTCAAAATACTTTACCTTAAACTACCTAGGGAGCAATATGGGTGATAAACTAGCCTGTATTGCTCTTACTTGTTATATAACTAATGAGTTAAAGAAAAAAGGTCAAAAGGTAACGTGTTATGATGTTTTATTGAAAGTCGGAAAAGATTTTAGGGAGGGAGAAAAAAATACCTTTCTGAAGTCTTTAGGGGCTATCTGTGAGGATTTAATGTATGGGTGTACCACTTTTCTTGACTTTGGTATTAAGCCGAAAGATATGCCCAAACAGCTCCAGATTTTGCTCGACAATTATGTACCATTTTAAGAGATTTTTAGTTAAGAGGATTTTAACGTCCTTTAACATAAAATTAACATTTGAAGATTAGGGTTTCTATGTATGATGTAGTATAATTGATTACATCAGTAAGGGAAACAATACTGATTAGATACGGAAAAATAATTTCAGATTATATGTTAATGATTTATGTTTAAAAATTTTATTTATTATGAGTACAACGATTTTGAATTTTAAGAAAGTAGAAGTAGTAGCAGAAAGCAAAGAAGCAGCAATCGCACAAGTAGAAAGTACATTGTTCCATGTAAATGGTGACGCAACTCAGGCTTACAAAAATTGGAAAGCCAAACAAACAAAGGGTATCACAGAACGTGATGTAAAAGAATTTATGCTTGAATATCTTGCAAAGAAAGGTAAGAATTGCCCTGGTGCTGGTTATTTGATTACTGTTGAATCATCTGTTGCGGATACACGTGAACGTCCGTATAAGATTGACGATGTTAAGGGTGACGGAAAACGTAAGTTTAAAACATTCTACAAGTGGATTGACAAAGAAACTCAGACAGTAGTTTGCCAAGTTGATACAAACAAGGCTGACGCTAAAAATGCAATCAAAGAATTGTATAAGAGTGGTAAGTACAAAGGAAACGCTGAATTGGTGAAAACCAAAGATGTTGTTGAAGGACAAGCTGTAGTAGCTACTGCACAATATACTCCTTCTAAGAACACTAAGAATGGTACTTGGTTAGCTTTCGGTATCGAAGCCTAATTTCTTAAAAGAAACATATTTAAAGGGAAGATTACCTTAGGGTGGTCTTCCCTTTTTATTTTGAGATAACAACTAATTTTTAATAGATATTAAACGTAATTTAATTATGGAAATCTAACGATTAATTAACAATTAAATGGAGAAATGGAAACGGTATACGGGTGAAGAAATCCTGTATAATGCTTTGGATGAGAATGGAGTAGTTAGTAATGAACCTATGCTAGAAGATGCAGTAAAGTTAGGTATAAGCACATCATCTAATGGGGAGTGTATATTACTAAAATTTTATTGGACAGATGGATTTGGATGGTACTTTAAAGACGGGAAAATAACCTTTATATTACATGAGTGTAAAGTGGGAGATTCTGTTGTAGGTAAGACTATGAGAGGATATAAGACTTGCTTAAAGAAAGCATTACTTCAAAATATAGGTTACTACTTTAAAATAAAGAACTATCAATATACTAAGTTTAGTAAAAAATTAAAAGATTTGGCAGAGGAGTTTGGCTATACAGATATTAATAAATTCATTATTGACCACTTTGGGATGTTTTTGATAACAACTCCGAAGTTTGTATGTCATGCAACCATGACTGAAGATATTAAAAGATTAGTTAATACCTTAGAAGATCCAATATCTAAAGCTACAAGTTCCCCAAGCGAATATTGGGGAGATAAGACATCTAATATGAAGCAAATTATGCTGGATTTTGATGCAGATGACCTACCGTTCGAGATGATGCCAGACAGAGTAGATTTGGCAGATACTGGAGAGATACTTAATAGTATATTAAAAGAGGAATAAATGGAATTGACGATTGAACAATTAATGCAAGGAAAGGCAACTAGAATTAAAGATAAAGAATATTTTACTACAGAAGCTTATGTAACTCCATTTATGGACAGAGTTTCTAAAATGACTGATAACTTTATAATTAATGCTAAACCTGCCGATCAAATATCACTTACTAAAGACGGGGAGATTAATTTTGATGATGTAATATATAATAGAGTTTGGATTCAGGGCGTTCTTCCAGACGAATATGCTTGGGATAATCATAAGAGAGTAATTAGTATGATTTATGCTCTTGATACTCGTAAACCATTAGTTAAGTTCTATGTGGGAGCTTTAAATATGGCTTGTCTAAACTTGTGTGTATTTAATCCAGAAATGTTGAATGTTTCTGAGTTAGAGCCGGAATCTGCTATTAACTATAGCTTCTTAAGAAATGCTATGTCAATGACAGATGAAACTAACGTAACTCTAAAGAGACTTTCAGAGATGGAATATAAGAAAGATGATATATATGCTGACTTGGGTCACTGGGTTGACAACTGCATTAATTCTAAAATCAATATGGGATTTGGTTCTGTGAAGCTAGCTGAATCTGCGCCAATTGATGTGTATAAAGATTTGTTTTACGATGAGAAATCCAAATATTATACAACAGACAATGTTGTAGACGGATTTACCGTATATAACGCATTTACCGATTTGATTACCCAAGACAAAAGAGACTTGGTTAATAAATTTGAAAAGACATTGTTAATTAAAGACGTAATGGGTATCTAATATGCAGGTAGTAAAGAGAGACGGAAGTTTACAGGAATTTGATAGTAATAAAATAGTAGAAGCAATATCTAAGGCATTTAATGCTTGTTGCCCAGAGGAAAATAAGGAAGTTATCACCTCCATGGTAACTGATATGCATCTATGGGATGGAATTACTATCGAAGAAATTCAAGATGTTGTAATTGAGACTTTGAGGGACTATGGTTATGATGATGTAGCCTCAGCCTATTCTCAATATAGAAGTGAGCAATCTAGACTTAGAGAAATCATAGCTAAGATTAGTTATCAAGATAATTACATCAATAGCTCTGAAAATGCAGCTACTTCATCTGAAACAGATGGAAATGCTAATGTTGTCTCTAAGAATGTTGCTACACTGGAAAGTGAGGATAGGAAGCGCGAGAACCGAGAAATACAACGTTATCGTATGAAGAAGAAATTAAAACTTCTTTATCCGGAATTATCTTCTCAATATGCTAGAGACTTAGATAGTCATATTATCTATACTCATGATGAAGCTTCCACCTCAGTACTTAAACAGTATTGTATGGCAGTTTCATTATATCCCTTAATGCTTGAAGGAGTAGGCAATATTGACGGAGTTACTCCTGGTCCTCCTAATGATTTGCAGTCATTTAGTGGACAGGTGACTAATCTGATATTTCTATTATCTTCTCAATGTAAAGGAGCAGTAGCCGTTGGAAGTTATTTTATTGCACTTAACTATTACATTATAGCGGAATATGGAGAAAAATGGTATGAAAAGCTGGATTGCATTTGCACTTCTGAACATTCTCTTATTAAGAGAACTATCGAAGACTCCATCCTTAAAGCTTTTAAACAGTTTGTTTGGGGAATTAATCAACCTGCTGGAAACAGAAGTTATCAATCTCCCTTTACTAATGTTTCGTACTACGATAAGACCTATTTTGAATCTCTATTTGGAGAATTTTACTATCCAGACGGAACTAAGCCAGAATGGGTAGCAATTGATACTTTACAGAGATTGTTCATGTCTTGGTTTAATAAACTTCGCTTGAAACAAGTTCTGACATTTCCAGTAGAAACCTTTGCTATGGTGCATGACGGTAAAGACATTATAGATAAGAACTATAAAGACTTATGTGCAGAAATGTATTCTCAAGGTCATAGTTTCTTTACCTATATCTCAGACAGTGCAGATAGTCTTGCATCTTGTTGTCGTCTTCGTAATGAATTAGCTGAAAATACATTTAGTCCTACCTCTGGTATGACTGGTGTAAAGACAGGTTCTTGTAATGTTATTACTCTGAATATTAACAGAATTGTCCAAGATTGGGCTAGACAAGAAACTACTTGGTGGAGTGAAGATGGAGACAAAAATCTCTTGCATTGTAAAGATAATGTTGCCCTACTCAAAAAATATCTAATAGATATTCTAGAGAGAGTATACAAGTATCACATTACCTATAAGACCATGCTCTATGAGTGGGAGGATAAGAAGATGTTTGCTTCTTCAAATGGAGGTTATATAAACATCAAAGACCTATATAGTACTATTGGGCTAAATGGTCTGAATGAAGCTGCTGAGTTCTTAGGAATGAAGGTATCTAATAATCCAGAATATTTTGAGTTTTTACAGCTCATACTTGGAACAATAAAAGAGCAGAATAAACTTCATTCTATCCATGACAAAAAGCGCCCCTTCTTATTTAATTCTGAAGTCGTTCCAGCAGAGGGACTTGGTGGTAAGAATTATAAATGGGATAAAGCAGATGGCTATTGGGTTCCTGAAGATAGGAATCTATACAATAGTTACTTCTATAATGCCCATGATGATACATCAGTGTTGGATAAGTTTATACTTCATGGAAGGCAGACTTATCAGTATACAGATGGAGGTAGTGCAGCTCACATTAACTTGGAGGAACATCTGTCTAAGGAGCAATACTTGAAGCTTATAGACTTTGCTATTCAGCAAGGAACTAATTACTTCACGTTCAATATTCCTAATAGTAAGTGCGAGGATTGTAAACATATTGTGAAAGCTCCCATTAAGGTATGTCCTAAATGTGGAAGTGAACATATTACTCAATATACCAGAATTATTGGCTATCTAAGACCTATCACTGCTTTTGGTAAGGATAGAAGAATAGAAGCTGAAAGAAGAACATATTCAAAAAATGTATAAAATAGAAGAGTTTGTAGGAACAGCTGCTGAGCTGGAGAAGTTCCTTAATGAAATGCAAGTTATTAAACATTTTAATCTATCTCATATAGTATCTAGACAAGCTAAAACTTTTGCAGGACCTGGATGCTCAGTTGATAGAACCGTTTATACCTTAGTATTTTATGGGAATGACGAAGAAAAGAAGAGACAAATATATCTTGAATATGCTAAAGAAAACTTATGTAAAGATTGCTTGACTTGTGCAGACTTCGGGTATTATTGTAGAGGAAATAAAGAAAGATGTAATGCGTGGAAATACGATGAAAAAGCACATTATAGAATTGATAAAGTTGTATGAGTAAAGTTTTAATTATTCCAGATGTTCACGGTAGACCATTCTGGAGAAAAGCAAAAGAGAAGATTAATAGTGTGGATAAGGTAGTCTTTTTAGGGGACTACCTCGACCCATATGGTTATGAAGGTATTACTAGAGAGAATGCGATAGAGGAGTTTAAAGAGATTATCCAATTCAAAGTTGATAATCCCGATAAGGTAATACTACTCCTTGGAAATCACGACTGTGCTTATTGCTATGATTTCGGAAGTGCTTCTAGGTATGATTACGCTAATGCAGAGCTAATTAAGGAAATGTTTGAGAATTTCAAGTCTCTATTCCAACTCAAATACTTCTCGGAAGGTATTCTATATACTCATGCTGGAGTTACTAATGATTGGTTAAAGAGTATGGATTTTACTATTACTGACCTAATTACTAAGCCTGAGGACTTTCTAGTTGGCTTCCTATGGGAAGTATCTCGTATGAGAGGAGGGTGGTCTAATACAGGCAGTATGGTATGGAGCGATGTCAGAGAAGGAGATAGAGAGTCTACATATTATCAAATATTTGGGCATACTCAATTGGAATCAGAACCCATTATTACTGACAAGTTTGCTTGCTTAGACGTAAGAAGACCTTTTATATTAGATACAGAAACTAAAAAGATTGAGGAGTATGCTTAAATATGTTGATGCCAGAGTAGTCTTTCAGGAAATTCCGGATGAGATTACATTAGCTATAAATATATCTAACTGTCCTTGTCATTGTAAAGGATGTCATAGTCAATACCTAGCCGAAGATATAGGTAAACCATTAATTGAATATCCGCAGGGGTTCTCTGATGATTACATTATTCATCTAGACGAACTAATTACAGATGGTATTTCGTGTATAGCATTTATGGGAGGGGATTCTGACCCTCACTTAGTAAATGTGTTAGCTAGTTTTGTTAAAGATTATTATCCGAATTTAAAAGTGGCATGGTACTCAGGTAGACAAGAACTATCAGAGCACGTGAATATGAAGCATTTCGATTATATCAAGCTAGGTCCATATATTGAAGAAAACGGGCCTTTAAATAGTAAGACAACTAATCAAGTTATGCTTCATATAGATAATAGCTGTGGAAAACCCATAGTTAAAGACATAACATCACGTTTTTGGAAATGATTCTTAAGGTTGCATATGATGATAACAGTCAACATCTGGTTGACGAATTAAAAAAGGTTCTTTCTAAATATCCTTTAGTAGAATTACAAACTTACCATGAAGGCTTGTTTAAGGAACGTAAAAACGCCTTCAAGCTTAAGGGAGGTTTTAGCGCTAGACATACTCCATTTGCTGTATTAATTGATAATGATGCAGCTCCAGTAATGGCATTCTACAGTGAAGCTAATACTTGTACCATAGAAGAGATAATGAAAGCATTAAATAATCCTGTAGTGTATGGTAGAATTGAAGGTTAAAGATATTATTGAAAGGAAGAAACTTCTGATAAAAGGACTTGAAGAGAATATCTTCAAGGACTTTACTGAAGAAGAAGAAAATCTCTTGCACTCCAAGCACGGAATGATTAAAGTTAGTCATAGGTCAGGCGCTGGTAAAGTGTACGAAGGGATAACTGGAGCGTTTAAGGTTGGGCTTCCTCTAATTATTGATAGTGAGCCGACTAAGATAATACAGAGAATTACCATGATAGATTGGGACTCTAGTATGTTCCAGGATGCAGATGGAGAGTGGTTTATATTTGAATTTACTCCAATAAGACTCTACGAATTAAGTGTATGATAAGAAAATTTACTAACATCGTTTGTGTATATTACAACGACAAAAATTATATTCCAGCTAAGTATAATTGTCCAGACTTAGAGATTGATGATGTAATTCTCAACCTGACTACAAACAAGGAACAGAATTATGAAAAGATTTCTGAGATTATTGTTGATTATGCCTTTGCTTTGTTCTGTAACAAATCTGATTTAAAAGATTTTTCACAAGACCATAAGAAGTATAAGAGGCAGAACTGGAAATTGCTCGACTTTAGGGAAATAATTAAAACAACAGAGATAAAACCAAAAGATCAGAAATGAAATATGGAGTTATTTTAGCTAGGTTTCAGCCCATTCACAATGGGCACCTAGCTTTAATTAAAAAAGCTTGTTCAGAGAACGATAAGGTTCTTTTGTTAGTTGGTAGTGCTGATAAAGTAAACAAGCGTAATCCTATTCCTATAAAGGTTAGGATAAAATTACTAGAAACTGCCTTAGAGGACGAAGGTTTACTTAGTAGATGTATCATTCAGCCTCTTAATGATTTGACTGATGAGTCTGATAACTCTCAGGATTGGGGATTCTATTTATATGCTAACATAGTTAGTATTATAAAAGAGTCCCATTTTAATATCTACTATAGCGATGGATACGAAATTATTACAACATGGTTTCCAAAGTTTATGCTGAAGGGTTATATATCAATGACTCTCATGGCAAGAGAACAGGTAGAAGAAGGTATATCGGCTACTGTTGTAAGAGATGCCCTAAGATCTAATTTAAGCCTAGAAGGACTAGTTCCTAAGTGTGTTATAGATGCAAGATTTTATTTAACTGAATTTATTTTATTACATGAAAGTACTCATAATTAATAAATCAAGACATCAACTTCCTCAGTATGAAACTCCCTTATCAGCAGGTATGGATATTAGAGGAGACTTTAGTAGAATTAAGTTAGTAGACAATAAGCCTGAGAAATTCTTTTTCGATGCTGATGTTGTAGCTATTAGTAAAATTGAAGATCCAAATGGTCCATTTGTGGTAGACAAGGAAGGAAATCTTACTGATAGAAGAGTTCCTAGTATTCCCGTTGCTTCTACTATTGAAATAAAGCCCGGAGGTAGATGTTTGATTCCGACTGGATTGTTTATAGCTTTACCTAAGGGTTACGAGGCGCAAGTTCGACCACGAAGCGGTCTTGCATTAAAATTGGGACTTACTGTCCTTAATTCACCTGGAACCATTGACGCCGACTACAGAGGAGAGATTGGAGTTGTATTAGTGAACACTTCTAATGTCCCAGTTAGAATTACTGATGGAGAAAGAATTGCCCAAATAGTTATTGCTAAGCATGAAACTATAGAATGGGAAGTTGTTGAAGAATTACCTTCCACTGAACGAGGAGAAGGGGGATTTGGACATACCGGAGTATGATATGGATATTAATGGTATTGGGGTTATGTAATTTAGCCCTAATACTTTGTCTCATGCGGAGAGTTGAGGACATTAGTAATCAAATCAAAATTAATTATCACTTTATTGATGATACAAGAGACAAAGTCAAGTATCTAACTTCTCTAATGGATATACGAGTGAATATTCCAGAAGAAATCGAGAAGCAATTTGGTAAGATGAAAAAGGAAATTGTTGTTAAAAATGTATTAAAAGTACCATGACTAAAGAGGAATTGAGGTCTAAAATATTAGAACTCGAAGAAGCTATGAGAGAAGAAGACAGCAAGTCTACCACAGCTAAACTAAGTGATGAATGGGATGAATTAATGAGTAAGTTGGAAGATGTTATCTATGACGAACTCGAAGGTGTTGCAGTTAAGATAGTCACTGAAAGAATTGTTGATAAATACGATGTAGACACTGATATATTAATTGCAGAGTATATGGAAAGTGGAGACCTAGAGGAATCATTTAAGATAGCAGCCGAGGAGTGCGATTGCGGTTGGAAGACAGATATTACAAAAAGAATATTAAAATAATTACTACTATGACTAAAGAAGGATTTGTAAAGCTTATTGAAAATGCCCAGAACTATTCTAAGGAATTGGATAGATGGTCTGATTTTGGAATTGATTTGTTTGAACTTCCTATATCCGAACTCGGTTGGGGATTCTTAAATACAGTACTTCCGGAATTGTTCTCTGATGAAGGAGTGGACTGGGTTAATTGGTGGTTGTTTGAGAAGCCTGGACTATTCAAAAATAGTCTTCCTAATGAAGCTTATAATGAAGACGGAAATATAATTCCTACTGATACGATTGATGATTTGTGGAACTTAGTTAAGGACTACCAGAAATGACACTAGAAGAACTTAAAAAGAAAGTAGTCACTATTACAGTACACAAAAATATTGTATTAGGGGAAGATTTACATGAAGATGATCTGCTAGAGTTTCTCGAACTGCAAGAGGAGGAGGCTTGTTCTGATGAAAGATTATTACAAGCAATAAAAAATGCCTACTACGGAACTCTTAGTGATATTGAAGATATTATCTACGATAACCTCAATGTAACTATTCATGATTAAATATTTGTTAAGCAAAGCCTCAACTGGCAAGTTTAGAGTTGTATATTTATCTACTACAGAGCAGTGGGATGAAGAAAAAGCTGGATTTGTAATTAATAGAGTTACAGGACAGCTACATGGAAAGATGACAGAGCAACCAGAAATAGTCATTACTAAAGGAAAAGCTGGTAGAACGCATAGAGAACAACTTGAGTTGCAGTTTAAGTCTGAGCTTAAGAAATATTTAGATAAGGGTTACAAGGAGCTAGAGAACGATCCCGAAACTTATAGCGAAACTCAATTGGAAGAATTTTATGGAGACATTAAAACCGACCAGAATGGATTTGCAAAGCACATGCTTGCAAAATCTGCAGATAAAGTTAAAGAATCCTCTATTAACAAGATCAAGTATTGGTATGCTAGCCGAAAAATTGATGGAGTCAGGTGTTCCTTCTACTATAAGGATGGTGAGGTTTTATCTGCTTCTAGAGGAGGGGGAAGTTATGACTATTCAACAGGTCATATCAGAGGCAATGAGAAATTGCTTAAATTCCTTGAATCTCATCCCGCTTACATTCTTGATGGAGAGTTGTATAGACATGGTAAGAGCCTCCAGCAAATCAGTGGAGCAGCTCGTCTTGAAAAGAACGCAGTTGACTGCGACTGGCTTGAATATTATGTTTACGACATCATGATTCCAGGAATGAAGTTCTCAGATAGATTAGAGATTCTTAAGCAGTTGCAAAAGGAGCTTAATCTTGGGTTTGACCCAAATAGAGAATGGGAAGAAGGAGAACTTCAAATGCAATTAGTTCCACAGGAGAAGGTTTCTGGATATGAAAATATAATGAAACTCCATGACCAGTATGTATCAGAAGGTTGGGAAGGAGTAGTATGTAGAAATCCTGATAAGGAGTATGGCTTCGGAAAACGTACTAATGATATGCTTAAATTTAAATTCTATAAAGATGCAGAGTTTGAAATTACTGGCTTATCAGAAGGTCTTCGAGAAGAGGATATGTGTTTTACGTTGGTAACTGAAGACGGTATAGAATTTAAGGCTAAACCTATGGGTTCTAGGGAGCTTAAGCAACAGTATAGAGAAAGACTTAAAGAGCTTATTGGAAAGATGGCTACTGTTAAGTATTTCTACCTATCTGATGAGGGAACTCCACTACAACCTGTATTGAAATGTATTCGCGACTATGAGTGATGTAGAAAGAAGACTTTTTATGCTTTGTAGTAATCTGTTTGTCGATCGCTTTAAGACATATAAAAAAGGTGAGTATTACATAGTGGGAGGAAATAAGTGGAAAATTAACCTTTATAACGAAGCATAAATTTAGCAAATATATTTAAAAATGAAAAAGATTAACTATAGGCAATATTACTATAATGGGGACTATTATAACAAAGAGCTTCTAGTTCCAGAAGAGTGTAAAATGTACGAGGTCGGGCTTGTAGCAGTATCCCATCAAGTTAAAGACAGAGAAGAAACCTGGGCTAAAACATACGTATTGATTTGCCCAACGGAATTTGAAAATGCTATTCTTCTGGGAAATGTATATTTTAACTATTTGGATGATATATTCGTCATAGAAACTGAAGTACCCATTTTGGACGTCGATACGGCTCCAAGATTTAATAATGTGTATTCTATAGGAAAATATAAAAATCCTAGTGCGGAATCTAAGTTACGAGATTATTTAGGTAAAATAGGGGAGCTTAGGGAAGCGACGGAGGACGATTTGAAAGAAATGACTAAATTATATCAGGAATCGACAGGAATTGGTTCTATCTGTATGTTAAGAAGATTAACCTATACAGGAATAGAAGCTAGTAACATAAGCTTTAAGAGCTGGATTGATGGTAGTGATGAGGCTATTATGGCTATTACAAAAATAGGATACGGAACCCTACTTTCACATGATTTTGTTGCTGATCCAGATGTAGCTAAACTATTCCAAAAGAAGTCAGCAGAAATATATAAATCTATTGTCAATAATGAATGATGTAGAGAAACGTTACACCTGGCTAATTAAGCATTTAATATGGAACGGCTCGAAACAGACTGATGGTGTCTACTGGGTTAAAATTACCCAGGAAGATGCCTCTACCCTTAAGAAAAAGTACGAGGTGAAAGATACTCGTACTTTGAAAGGAGGGATTAAAGCAGATGTTATAAGAATGTGTGATAATTTTATTGTACTTGATACACGATGAAATACGAAAAGTTTGATATTTTAAAGAAGGCTAAATTCTCTGCTATTCCAAATAATAGAGAATTATACATAGTATATGTAGAGTGTGATGCGAACGATGGAGATTACATGAGAGATACTCTCGAATTTGATAAAAACTCCTTTGAGGAAGACGAGCTTCTTTTACTAGTGCTGTCCTATGTCAGTAAATATTCTGGCAAGTTCTCAGAGGGAAAAGGTTGGAATGATAGGCATTATGGACATCACGTGGATGAGAATGAGGACTTCCCATGGTTAAGTGACTACTTATCAGAGAATGATATTCTAATCTTTGCTGGGATGTGTGATATGCCGTGCCACAGTGTAAGTGGTATAGACATTGTATACTATGATGATAATGGGATAGCTAACAAAGTAAAGCTTCCAGATGTGGATGATTTATTTGAAAGCAAAGGGGAGTTTGTAAATTATTTAAACAAGCTATATTCAGCTTATTATGACGAAATTGAATAAAGGAGGGAAGCTTCCAAATAAGTTTAAAATAGCTAATCAAGAAATAACTGTAGTCATGGAAGACTCTCTTCCAAATAATGACTATGGTTATTTCTGTGATGCTACAAATACCATTAAGTTAGCTAGAACTATTAACTCTGAACATGATGGGGAAGTTATTTTAAGTGATGAACAAGTAAGAAATACTTTTTATCACGAATTATTCCACGTGTTTCAATTTTACTTTAATAATGAGTTTAACGAAACACAAGCTCAGGTGTATGCTAACTTTATGTGTGAATTTATAGAAACTACAGAAGAACCATTTTAAATAGAGAATAAATGAAGTTATCTAAGAGTAAAAGAGCCAACGTAAATTATTTGGCAAAGATTGTAGACATTAAGAATTTCAGAGCGCATAGTAATCCAGAGGTTACTAGACTTAAGTGTTGTACCATTGATGGTTTCAATATCATTACTGGGATTGACTCACAGCCTGGATTGTATGTATACTTTCCAACAGCCTGTTGCATAAATCCAGACTTTTTGAGGTATTGTAATCTATACCGCCATAAGGAATTAAATAACGACCCAGAACAAACTGGTATGTTTGAGGACAATGGTAGGGTAAAGGCTATCAGACTAAAGAATGAATTGTCTGAAGGATTTATTCTTCCAGTAGTTCAATTCCAGAACTATATAATGTCGGTGACTAATAAGGAGATTGATACTGAAGCAGGTACTGAATTTGATATTGTAGAACATGAAGGCAAGGAATTTTGGATTAACAAGAAATATATCCCGAAAAGACAGCAAGGACAAGGAGGGACTCCACGTAACAACCAAACGAAGAAAGTCAAAGGAATCAGCAAAGTTATTGATGAACAGTTTAGATTCCACTACGACACAACTCTTATTAAGAAATGTCCTAATGTAATTCATCCTAATGACCTAATTAGTATTACTGAAAAAATACATGGTACCTCTGGTATTTCCGCATATGTTTTGTGTAAGCAAGATTTAGACTGGAAACAGAAGATTGCTAGATGGTTGACAGGAGAAGAGTTTAATAAGTATGACTATCTCTATGCCTCTAGAACTGTCATTAAGAATCAGTTCTATAACAAAAATGTTACTCCAGGATTCTACGGGTGTGATGTTTGGGCAGAAGCTGACAAAATAGTAAAACCTTGTTTGTCTAAGGGCATGACAGCATATTATGAGATAGTAGGATTCTTACCAAATGGTGGTTATATCCAAAAGAACTATGATTATGGATGTATGCCTCCTAAAGAAGGAGAAGCATATACTCCAGAGAAACACTTTAAGGTTCGTATCTATCGAGTAACTATAACTAATGTTGATGGAGTTGTTCATGAGTTTTCTGCTCGCGAAGTTCAACAATGGTGTGCCAAAGTTGGACTTATTCCAGTAGAGGAATGGTATTACGGAACTGCAAAGTCTTTATATCCAGAACTCAATGAAGCTGAACATTGGAATGAAAACTTCATGGAGAAGCTAGCAAATGATACACAGTTCTATATGGAACGCAATTCTCCGTCTTGCGACAATAAAGTACCTCACGAAGGGATTGTTATCAAGATTGAGAATATGAAGTCAGAAGCCTTTAAGCTAAAATGCTTTAAATTCCTTGATAAGGAAGGTAAGGAATTAGATAAGGGAGAAACTAATATTGAAGACGAAGCTTAATTATGCAGAAACTAGCTATAACATATGAGGTTACTATGTCTCAACATGCTGACATTGATATTGATGAAATAATTGAGGCAGTTATAACTAATCTTAAAGTCGAAGGGAAAGCTATAAACTTCGATTATTTAAGCTATGAATTTGAAGACAATGTAGGGTATTATTTAGAATCTCTCAATATGATAAATGATGCAAGCTTACTTAGTGAGTCTACTGTAGAAACAATTTGTGAAGCATTTCGCTATAGGGCTGCAAGAATACATCCTGAATATGCTGGAACGTCTATTTAGTAAAAAGTATGGAAGTCTGTATTATAGGATTTCCTACTTTTTTCATAGTAAGATTCCGTTTATCTCTCCAGGGTGGAATGAGTATAGAAACCCTTGGTATCACTGGTGGAAGGTTAGAAAATATTTTAAATGTCCAAAGACTCATTTCTTCTTTAGGAAAAACTTCTGGACATTTGGACTTCCAATCAGGAGAGACTACTATAACCCTATCCTAGACATAGGATTCCATGCATTAGGGTGGAAGGATAAATGGGACAGTCCGAGGCATGAATGGGACCCCATGATTTGCATAACCTTTTTCAGAACTTGGCATTTGTTATGGATATTTAACTGGGTAATAGAAGAAGAAAAGAATAGTATTACAAAGAGCATGGCTACTTGGGAAGCTATCTTAGATTATTCCTACTATAACAAGACTATAGACCAAGCTATCGACAACCATGTTTGGAGTTATGAAGAGGATAGTGAAAAGAAATATATAACTATTATTTCTAATATGACTAAAAAAGGATTAAAAGAATATGAACCCAAACACGCTGAAGAAAATACAGAGGTTGAAGAATGGTGAGTCTTTTGTTACAAGCGAACCAGGAAATTCAATGCTACCTCTGTATAAGAGTAATGAGAAACATCTTGTCACGCCTATAACTTGGCAAGAATGTAATATTGGAGATGTTGTATTCTGTAAGGTTAGAGGTTCCTGCGTCACTCACAAAGTATACGCAGTGGATTCTAACAAAGGATGCCTTATTGGTAATAACAAGGGGCATATGAACGGATGGACTAAGAATGTTTATGGTTTAGCACACAAATTATGAAAATATGTGTTTTGAGTGATTTGCATGGATTTCTAATTGATTATATTCAGCCATGCGAATTAGTGTTAATCTGTGGGGATATTGTGCCGTTAAGGATGCAAAGAAACAAACCACAGTGTGAAAAATGGCTAAAGACAGAATTTGCAGACTGGATAAAATCTCTTCCCTGTGAAAAGGTTGTATTTGTAGCCGGGAATCATGATTTTGTATTTGAGAATAGAGAGCTATTATGGATAAATTCTATAATTACTCATCCTACAGAAGGAAAAGCAATCTATTTAGAGAATCGCCATTGTGATTACTTAGGTAGTGAAGGAAGGGTATACAGAATATATGGAACACCAGCTTGCCACATATTTGGTAATTGGGCATTTATGTATTCCGATGAAAAGCTTCAAGAACTATACTCAAATATTCCAGGAAATTGTGATGTATTAATTAGTCATGATGCTCCTAAATTAAATAATTGCGGTTTGGTACCTCCTAATATGTGGCATTCTGACCCTGTAGATGCTGGAAACAGTGTCTTGGCTTCAGCAATCCTAGATAAGAAACCGAAATATGCTTTTTGTGGACATATCCATGAGGGAAATCACCAACTGACAGAAGCTGGTGAATCTAAGATTGCTAATGTATCTATACTTGATGATACCTACAGTATTAATTATGAACCTTTATATTTGGATATTTGATACTATTCTTGTGTATTTATTTGGAGGAATAGTATTGTTATTAGTAACAGTTGGAATTTATGAGATAATACAGGAGGAAACTAACTTCCTTAATGCCTACGGGTCTAGATTCATTTGCAATATTAAAAATTAATCAAATGGAACAAGCTGTTTTTCAAAGAATGTTGGGAGAATTTAACGAGGTTAACGAACGTGCTACAAAACTAAGAGATTTTATTCTCAGTGATAAAAGCAAGGAGATTGATAATCTTAATCGCGACCTATTAATTGCTCAACTAAAAGCAATGGAGGCTTATGTATCTGTACTATCTATTCGTATAGGACTGAACTCTCCTAAAGATGAAATACAAGAGGCAGAGATTGTAAAGGAAGGTGAATAAAAAAATCATTTTCACAGACCGTTCGGACTCTCTACTAACTAGTTATCTCAAAGATATATCTAGGTATCCAATCCTAGATAGTGATGAGATAATTAGATTAATAGGAGAGGCTCAGAAAGGAGATGATATTGCTAGAGAAAAGATTATCAAATCAAATCTTAGATTTGTTGTAACTATTGCTAAGCAATTTCAGAATAGAGGTATTCCGTTGATGGATTTAATCTCTAGTGGAAATGAAGGTTTAATGAAAGCTATTGATAAGTTTGACCCTACTAGGGGAGTAACATTCTTATCTTATGCTGTATGGTGGATTAGGCAAAGCATTTATAATTCTATATATTGGCAGGCTAGAGAAATTCGCTTGCCAATGTCTCAGCAATTGCTAGTAATTAGCATTCTCGATGCAACTAATAAATTCTTACAATCACACGATAGAAATCCTAGCTCGGAGGAATTGTCCGAAATAACGGATATTCCAAGAGAGCAGATTGATTATCTAGCACAATTTTCTAATAAATTGGTTTCTGTTGATGATTTTATAGGAGGAGATGAAGAGAACAGTCAGGTTTGTGATATTATTCCAGATGGAGAAGAACTCCTCGATGAGCAAGTAAACAAAAGCTATGTAACTAAAGAACTAGAGAATCTGTTATCTAAATTAACTATTAGAGAACATGATTTATTATGTATGTTATTTGGTATAGGAATGACTCCGGTTAATCCTAAGATTATAGCTGATATGTATGGTGTAGGGGGAGAAAGAATCAGACAGATGAAAGAAGGAGCATTAGCTAAACTAAGACGTAGATTTTCTAACCAACTTAAAAATTTATTATAATGAAATTAGAGGAAATTTTACCAGCATTGCGCAGAGGAGAAGTAGTAAGAAGAGGAGTCTTTCAAAGTAGCCTTGTAGTATTTATGCAGATTCCTGCAGAAATTCCTGCACAGGATGTCTTGAAGATGAAATCTATACCTACCCAAATGAAGGTTCTTATGGGAGAATATGAAGCTGGGGTTACTTATCATGACCAGTTCATAATGTATGACTTTTCAGACCAAAGTTGTACATACTATCCCTTTGATGGGGAAGATATGAATGCAGATGATTGGGAATTAGTTGATCCTATGTCATACGACCCTTATGAGGACTTTAGATAATTATCCAATGGGTGCAGCTAATGACCCTAGAGCACCTTACAATGAACCACTACCTACTAAGGTTAAGGTAGAAGTAGGAGTTGAATTAGGGTTATTTGTAGATGTAGAAGTAATAGATGAAGATGATATTAAAGGTGCAGTTGAAGAAGCTATTTATAATAGGTTCAAATCCAAAGATGTTGAAATAAATAACATCGAAATCTATCAACATGATTTATTTAGTAAGTCGGAATAAAACTTTATTTGGGTCTACAAAATACAAAGAAGTAAGTTTCGAGGAGGCAATGAAAATATTGTTGCCTCTTTCTTTAGTTCAATTTGATACTGAAACTAAGGGGTTAGATGCGCATACTAAGGAGTTACTAACTGTGCAACTAGGTTGCAAAGAAAATCAAGTTGTCTTTGACTGGACAACTATGTCAGCAGAAGAGAAAGCTGAGATAAAGAATTATTTTGAGTCTGATAGAGTATTTCTTGGATGGAATTTAATGTTTGACTTAGGGTTTTTATATGTGCAGGATATTTGGCCAAATTATATCTGGGATGGTATGATTGCCGAGAAATTACTTTGGTTAGGCTATCCAGCTAATATAAGAGAAATGAGTTTGAAAGCAGCTGCATGGAATTATCTAAACTATGACTTAGATAAATCTGTTCGAGGTAAGATTATAAATGACGGTCTTACTGAAGATGTAGTAGTCTATGCTGCAGGAGACGTAATGTGGCTAGAAGACATTAAAGAAAAACAAGAAATAGAGCTTGCTAAGCAAGAATTAAATCTTGCTATGAAACTTGAGTGTGAGTTTATCAAGAGTCTTGCTTATTTCAAGCATTGCGGCGTTCATCTAGATGTCGTAAAATGGAGAAATAAGATGGCTAAAGACCTTGTTAAGCTGAAGGATGCTGAGCAAGAACTAAACGATTGGGTAGTTCAATGGGATTCTGAAAAGAGACATGAGCATGACGGATGGGATATTAAATATCCAGAATTGGAATTTTATAACCTTATGGAAATAGAGGATGAAGTAGCTAGACTACTAAAAGAGAAATATGTCCGATGCCCTCAAGAAGACCTTGAAACACCAGACGGAAAGGTTAAAGCTTATAGAAAAAGAGTAATAAGTCAATTTACTAAGGTAGATAATCAAGGTGATTTATTTAATGGCTTTGATACCAAGCCTAAGTGTACAATTAACTGGAGTAGCTCTCAACAAGTTATTAAATTATTTGAATTACTAGGAATTAAAGTCAAGACATTTGATAAGCAAACTAAGAAGGAAAAGAAATCTGTTGAAGCTAAGCTTCTAGCTCCACAGGCTAAAGATTTCCCGATTATTCCTATCTATCTAAAATATCAGGAAGCTGCAAAAGTGGTTTCTACTTATGGGGAGAACTGGTTGAAGGCAATTAACCCTAAGACTGGAAGAATCCATGTAGATTTTCACTCACTAGGAGCTGATACAGCTAGAGTAAGTTCTGGAGGAGGAGTATATAAACTTAATCTACAGAATTTACCTCATGACAAGGAAACTAGAGCATGTTTTACTGCAGAGAAAGGTAATAAGTGGATTTCTGCGGATTATCAGTCTCAAGAAAGTAGAATCATTGCTTCTGTATCTAAGGACGAGGCTATGATTGAACTATTTGAACATGGCTGTGGGGATGTTCATAGTCTAGTAGCTAAAATGTCTTATCCGAATATTATCCCTAGAGACTGCCCTATAGAGGATATAGCTAAATTATATCATGCCCAAAGACAGGATGCTAAAGGTATTGAATTTGCCATCAATTATGGAGGCGATGCAAATACTATAGCTAATAACAAGGGGCTACCGTTGTCAGAAGCTCAAGAAATCTATGATAACTTTATGAAGGGTTTCCCTGGAGTAAAACAGTATCAAGATTATTGTAGAATGGCGGTAATGAGGGATGGTTATATTTTGTTAAATCCCATAACTAAGCATAGAGCACATATATATGATATTGATGACCTCTGGCGGATTTCTAAGAAGTTCAATGACCCAGAGTTCTGGAATTATTACAGAGAAATGAAGAGAGATTCTCCTGGCTGTGATACCGTCCAAGACGTTAAGAGATATTTTCAGAGAAAAGCAGCATCTGAAAAGCAGTCTATCAATTATCGTATTCAGAACAGGGGAGCAATGTGTTTTAAGCTTTCCTCTATTAAACTATTTAATTGGATTAAGGAGCATAAGCTTCTTAACATTGTTAAGATGTGTGTTCCAGTCCATGACGAGTTTAATCTAGAATGCCCAGAATCTATTGCCGATGAAGTATCTAAGGTATTAGTTAAATGTATGATAGATGGAGGGAAACCATTCTGTCCTAATGTATTTTTAGGTGCAGATGTTACTGTATCAGATCATTGGATTCATTAACGAATAAGGGGCTATAGTAGTGATGCCAAACCTGAGCCCCCTTGGCCTACTAACAGTGCCTACAGTCCAAGGCGTAATGCTGAGAGCGCAGTTAGGGCATCATTTTTAATTAAATATAGTAGTGTATGAAAAAATTATTTGGTTTATTGTTAATAGCAATTATTGCTTTAAGTTCTTGTGCAGACAGCAAGACTTTTGAGAGAGCTGATGGAACTAAGTTTGTAGCTGAACCTTATGGTTGGGCAAACTATCAAACTAAGAAGATTGAGGGAGTAACCTATGAAGCGTGTATTGGTAACATTGTTTGGGATGTTATTGCTGTAGAAACTATAGTCATTCCAATATGGCTAACTGGGTGGGAATTATATGAGCCAGTATCTTTTGTTGAACCAAACGTCAAGTAATTATGAATGTAGAATTTACAACAACAGAATTAATTACAGATGAAGAGATTCTAAGCGCATTTGGAGAATCCATCCGATTTGACGAAGGGAAGTTTAAGATAGATTCTTTTATTGATTGCTTAGAAGACAGAGCTGACGTAATGGGTCTTTGTATTACTGAGAAATCTAAGAAAGAATTGTTACAACACCTTAAAGAATTAGTAATTAAATTAGTAAGCGAGTTGTAAGTATTGTTTTAATTAGACATAGTATGCTGAATGAGAATTTGATGGATTCCAAAGATATTATAATTGCTAAGTTAAAATTAGCTATAAAAGAGTTTCAAGAGTATGATATTGAGCGTAAGAAATACTATAGTAATGCTCTAGTGGAGCTTGGAAAATTAAAGGATGAAATTGAAGAGCTTAGAGGAATAAATAAATATTCTAAGAGCTATATAGCTATGAAAGATGAAAATAGGAGACTTAAAGCATCTTTAGCTCGGAAAGGCATTAAAGAATTAACGGATTTTTATGATGTTAAGAATGTTGAATTAATCATTCAAAATCAGACTTTAAAAGGAGAAAATAGAAAACTTCGCGCTCGTAATAGCGAGTTGATTAAAAATAATAAAATGTTAATTAATAAATTGAATAAATATGAGTAGTTACTTAACTATATATGGTGTTCCTAAAAATGAAGGTAAGCCTATAGATATTGTTAGCTTTAGTCGGTCCCACTGTATATATAGTGCAATTTGCGATGAAGTTAATGTGGCATGGGCTGGAGAAAGTGAGGTATATACCAACTTGAATACTTCAGACTTAGATGGAGTTATTCATAGTATTGAAGAGGATATAAAATCTTCTGCTGAGAGATTAACTCTATATGAAAAATATGCTGCCAATAATCCAGATTATATTGAGGAGATTATACTCTTAAAGGAGTATCTAGAGGAGCTTACTACTAGTAAAAATTATTGTGAGTTTCTACGGTATATCATATCGTGGACATCTTTAGGCTTTTCTGACTTCAGTCAAATTTGTTGTAACGTAGGTTAACATGAAATTTAAATTAGAATTTACATTTGATATCTCCGATAGCTCGTTATTGATAGACGCTAACGATGGTAGATCTGAAGAATATACTAGTTTAGAAGATGTACCAGAAGATACTCTGATGGACGTGGTATATAATTATCTAGATGGAGTTATAGAAGGTATAACTTACGACCAAATAACTGTTAAGAAATTATGAAAAGGTTTTTAATTCATGTTTCTACATATTGGTGTGGAATGGATGATACATTTAGAGCAGTCGCTGAATCAGAGATGGAGTTATGGGATTTAGCCGAACAACTAGCTTATGATAACTTTCAAAGCTACAGCTGTGAGAACGATATAGCTGAGGAAGAAGGCTATGACCCAGATGAAATGGAAGAAAGTGACTGGGATGAATTATGGAGTAGAGTAGACGAGAGTACCTACTATAGTTTTTCCATAGAAGAATGTGAAGATGACGAAGAATGGAATGAATATAGCGGAGAAATCTATGGAGAAGACAAGGTTTTACAATAGAGAGGATTTGAAGGCTAAAGATGTAGCACGTCTTATTAGCATATGGGAAGGAGAAGCTGGAGAGTCTTTTACTGACTATTGTAACTTCTCGCGAGAAGCCGATAAAAACTTCTTACTATTCTTAGCAGAGAAGTATCCAATACTTTACGATTATCATTGTAAGGTTGCAGGCAATGACTGGCTAGACCATTGTATTCAGTATGTAGTTGACCACTGTGGGGAGTATCTTACCCAATGGGTTCCTGCTGAAGAGTATCATCTCTCCTGGCAGTTAGAAGAGATGGCAATATACCCTCTTGCTGATTTTATTCTAAAGGATGATGGAGCATGGGAGGACTTTGTAGACTTCTTCACAAGTGAAAAAGAAACTGCAAGTGGAACTCCCTATATTGACTGCTATGATATTAGAGAATTATTTGAAAATGGAGATGTTTAAGTTTTACGAAGTAGGAGGTAAGGTACGGGATGAACTTCTCGGCCTTACTAATAAGGATATTGATTATGTAGCAGTTCCATGCGAGGAAGCTTTAAAGGAAAACTTGACTACCTGTGATATGTTTCAGTTATTATGGGAACATTTAATAGCAGAAAAGTTTGAAATCTTCTTAGTAACTCCAGACTGCTATACAATTCGAGCTAGGTTTCCGGAGGGCTATAAGTATCAAGGAGTGGCTGATTTTGTAATGGCTCGTAAGGAGGTAGGGTACATTCCAGGTACTAGAACTCCAATAGTTGAGCCAGGAAATCTCTATGATGATTTATTACGTAGGGATTTTACTGTTAATGCTTTAGCTAAAGACCCTGATACTGGAGAAATCATTGATTATTTTGGAGGTCTTAAAGATATTAAGGAGAAACTTCTTAGGACTCCATTACCTCCTATTATAACCTTTGATGATGACCCTTTAAGGATTCTCAGAGGCATAAGATTCTCTATTACCAAGAGACTACGGGTATCTGAAGATATGTGGCAGGCTATGAAGGCTTATGACTATTTAGACAAAATGCCAGTAGTATCTGAGGAGAGAATAAGGGAAGAACTGACAAAGTGCTTTAAGTGTAACTCATCTTTAACTCTAGGGTGGTTATCTGAACTCACTGATTTAAGAGATTACATTTTTAAGAACACTAATTTATGGCTTAAGCCAACTAGTGAAAAATAAATGTACAATATTATAACAGAACGTAATCTAAGAGAGGCTTTAGAATCAATTCCAGCACAATATACTGGAGATATGGAAAAGATAAAGCAGATTAGATATAGTACAGGTAGAGGAGTGTATATCTGTAAGATGTTAGCCGAGAGGAAAGAAAGTGTGGAAGAGGCAGTTAAATTGTATCACGATATAATGAAAGTAATTGTTAATGGTTGATTCAGAAAATTTATGTAGAAGAGCTATGGAAATCTATGGGTTTCCTGCTCAAGCCGCTATGGTAGTGGAAGAATGTAGCGAGTTAACTAATGCTATATGTAAGTTTAGAAGAGGTAGAGTCGGAGAGGATAATATTATAACTGAAATTGCTGATGTTATGATTATGTGCGAGCAGCTTTCCAATTATTTTGGAAAAGAAAAAGTTGCTCTGGAAAGAGAAAGGAAATTGACTAGACTAGAAGAACGTCTATCTAAATATGAACAAGTTTGAAAAGTATAGAAGTGTACATGAGTCTTATTGGAGAGTTCCGATAAAGTACTGTACAGAGGTTCCAAATAGTAAGGATTCTAGCTTTGTTATTATGGACTTCATGGGTAAGAGCTTACTATGTGCTTGGAGAAACAACAATACTTGTAAAGTCGGAATGCCTTTTCTCTGTAGAAGAATTATAAAGAAAGGTAAATCCGGCTTTATGTATAAGAATAAGTTTTATAGTTTAGAAACTAAATACGGTTGGGTATTTTAAATATGTTATATTGATGGAAACAAGAAAAATAATTATATGTAGAGGAATACAGGCTCTGGAAAGAGTACATGGGCTAAACAGTGGTGTCACGAAGACCCAGAACATAGAGTGAGATTCAATAATGACGATATTCGTAATATGCTAGGAGATTATTGGATTCCTAGCAGAGAGAAATTAGTTAAATGTCTTTATGATAGATTCTTACTTGATTCTATGGCCCGTAAGTATGATATTGTAATAGACAATATGAACCTAAATCCCAAGACTGTTGCCGAAATAGAATCTGAGGTTGATCTATTTAATAGAGGAGTACGAGGTGAGTATGGATGGAAGTATGAAGTAGAGTTTAAAGATTTCTGGACTCCTGTTGAAGAATGTATCCGTCGAGATGCGTCTCGACCAAATCCTATAGGAGCAAAGGTTATTAAAGACACATGGAGACGCTATAGAAACTTTATCATTCACGAGGATATTATGGCAATGAAGGCTAAGGCAAGTCAACAGAATCCTGATTTGCCAGTAGCTATTATATGTGATATGGATGCTACGTTGTGCTTAAATACTAGTGGTCGTCCCTTCTATGGAGAAGGTGCTGCCGAGGGTATGGAAAAAGATGAACCAATTAATGAAATAGTTGGCTTAGTAAGAGCTTATTGTAATTTTCATAATGCAGAGTTAATCATTCTTACTGGTAGAGAAGATACTCCGGAATCTCGCGTGGCTACTGAGAAATGGCTTGATGCGCACCTACTATGTCCAGACATGGTTCTTATGCGACCTAAAGGAGATTATTCAGCAGGACCAGACTGTAAGAAAAAGTTATACGAGCAATATGTAAAGGACAAGTATTATGTCCCTATCGTACTCGAAGATAGTACAAAATGTGTAAGAATGTGGAGAGACTTAGGCATTACTTGTTTACAACCTAATGACGGAAAGTTTTAAATGGATTTAAATAAAGCAGTAGAACATTGTTGGGACAGAAGGGATTATCCAGAGATAATCTCTGATGATGCTGGATTGGATATATCTATTCCTAGATTTATCACTAGAGGCCCATGGAGAGAACATAATCGTCCTAGAAGAATTACTTTAAACGTAACTACCTATATAGGAACTAGTTGGAATGCAGTTCATTACTATGGCAATTTAGACATAGAAGGTATAAGCTTTAGTCAGGAAGATAGTCCAAACACAATGACTATGTGTTCAGAAACCTATGATGCTGAAGAAAAAAATCCTCTAGCTGGAGGAATGTATCATATCGAACTAGTGCGGCCGGTTACTCGTGAAGAAATTGAAGAGGATAATTCACGGTGGTGTGGATATGAAATTGGTGACAATACTAATGCCTTCCATTCTCCAGAAGATGTAATAGCTCTAGCTAAGGAAGTATGCAAAGCTCGATTTAAAGGGAATTGGATACTCAAAATTGTAGACTATAGTGGAAAAGATTTAGACGAAGAAATCTTAATTGATAAGTTATGAACAGTTTTAATCTCTACGAGGATGTACTATCTCGTACATGGAATAGGTATTACTATGAAGTAGAAGCCGAAACATTAGAGGAAGCTATAGAAAAAGTAAAGGACGGAGAGGTAGATTGCTACGATAGTGAACAACTTTATGAAAGTACTGACGACTTAGCTCCAGAAGAGAACAATGGGTCTGCTACCAGAGAAATTTACCACGAAGACGAGGTTGTCTGGGACAATGCAAAACTAGTTAATAGAGGTGAAATAATCACCCAAGACCTTAGGAATATCTCAGACCAACTGTTTCACATTATGGAATCTGAACCAGAAGAGTTTAGTGCAGGCTGTATCTCGTTTGCATTGGTTAAAGAAGTGTTAGAGGAGTTAGGATGGACTGATACTAACATAGAAACTAATGGCTGGGATATAGACTATTGGGTAACTTTCATAAAGGAAGGAAAAGACTTCAAGTATATAGTTAGTGGTAGTTTATACTACGGAAACATTAATATAAGAAAGGAGAAATGAAAGACGAATTTGGAGATAGAATGAAGCTTTATTATGAAGCGCGTTCTAAGACATCACTTATGAGAAGAACTCCTGTAATCATCCGATTAGATGGAAAAGCATTTCACACATTCACAAAGGGTTTTGTTAAGCCCTTTGATGAGTGTATGTCCAAAGCCATGCAGGAAACTATGAAATATCTGTGTGAAAACATTCAGGGATGTGTCTTGGGATATACACAATCTGATGAAATTACGCTAGTTCTGATAGACTACCAAAAACTTACTACAGATGCTTGGTTTGATTACGAAGTACAAAAAATCTGTAGTGTAGCTGCATCTATGGCAACCTTTATCTTCAATAGACAATTCCAAGTACAAGTTAATGAACTTTCTTGGAAAGGTGAATTAGCAGACGAAAATCTGGCTAAATCCTACATACGTGCTATTAAATCAGGTGCGGTATTTGATGCAAGATGCTTTAATATCCCCAAGGAAGAGGTAACTAATTGTATATTATGGAGACAGCAAGACGCTACACGAAATAGTATTCAATCTGTTGGGCAAGCTTACTTTTCTCATAAGCAGTTAGAAGGATTAAATACTAATCAGATTCAAGAACTACTTTTCCAAGAGAAGGGAATTAATTGGAATGATTATCCTACTAAGTTTAGAAGAGGAAGCTGTTGTATCAAGAAGTATCATCAGACTATGAACCAAACTCTCAGAGGTTATTGGTATATTGACGATGAGATTCCAATCTTTACTGGAGAAGGGAGAGACTATATAGAGAAGCTTATATGAGCAGAACATTTGATGAGCATCATCCAGTAGCACATAACCCAAAAAATAGGTTTCCTTCCCCATACTTAGACAATGAAGGTAAAAAAGAGAGACGAAGAAAAAGACGTGCTTATGGCTCTCAAGGATGGAAAGGATGGGGAGGAGAAATATACTTCAAAAGATTTGGGGAAATCATGATAGATTGTGTAAATAAGAGAAAAGCTAGACAGCTTATCAAAAAACAAATAAGAGAAGAGCTTAGAAATGAATTATAGGATTAACTACAATGTAGTTTTATTTAACGAAATCCTTTACGATAAAGAAATAAAGGTTAAGAACAAAGATAATGAATTGATGGCAAAATGTTCTCTTGAGGATTATTTAAGAAGAAAACATGGAGATGCATTTAGACAACTTATTATAACTAAATGTGTACCAGAGTATTTTAATGATAGATTGTTTAACGGAATATTTGGAGGAATGTTTTAATGATAGTAGATAATTTTGAATATTTATCTAAATTGTTTGACGAATTAATAGACAAGGATGATTTCTATTTCGTACAAATAATTCAACGTAAGAAGGATGGAGTAGAACTCCCGTCATATACTTCGGGCGCTAGAACTATTAGAAGCTTTTACTTCTTTACCAAGGAAGAGTTTTTAAGACAAGAGTCATACATAAAAGAACTATGCAATAGTAACAATGCTCGTGCTTATTTCTGGATTAATCCTAGAAATACTCTTGATATAGCTTGCGAATCTATTAAACAATTCTCGGACTTAATAAAGAATGGAAACACTAGACAAGGAGTAGCTGTATATGATAGAGCTACTGGGTCTTGTAGAAGTAGTAACTATAAGAAACTATGGATTGTTGATATTGATTCAAAGGATTACGAATATAGAAACAACATGGCTAAGCTGATTAATGAGTGTAGGGGTACAGAAGGAGAAAGAATTAAGCATGTCATTCCGACTGTAAACGGTTATCACCTTATAACTAGTGCTTTTGATAGACAGCAATTCTCTCAAAAGTTAGCACTTAATCAGTTAGATCCGATTGACATACACGATAATAATCCAACATTGTTATATTATAAACCAATATGTGGGAAATTATCTTAATAGTCATATTAGTTATGACTAGCCCCATTTGGATAGGCTGCATAATTATAGGAATATGTTGGTGTGCAGCAATCCTTTATTATATTATTGCCATAGTTCTAGGATTACCGTTGGTAATACTAAGTAAAATTTATAACAGAATGAAAAGATGAAAACCTATACATACTATATAGAATTTAAAGGAAGATTCGCTGAGACAGTTACAGTAGAAGCTCCAAGTGAGGAAGAAGCGAAGAAGTCTCTAAAGGAAACTTTTAGAAATCTGACCCTGATAGAGCTTATTACTGAGGAGTAAAATATTTTAAATAGACTGAATATATGTATTTAGAAAATGGTGACGAAGTAATTGAAGCTAGCAACGGAAGGTTGATTCTAGCTAATAGTGGAGCTTATTGTGATGAAGAGGGAAACCCAACTGGTGGTTGTATTGACAACGAAGAAGAGTTTGTATATGTAACTAGGACTGGTGGTACTTATCATACTAACAGAGAATGTGCTTCCTTAAAAGCACGTAAGTCGGAGCTTAAGAAGATCTCTTTATCAGATGCTCAGAAACACGGATATAAAGCTTGTAAAAGATGTCAAAAGAACTAGAAGTTTCTTTGGTAAACTATCTATGTCCTATTTGCGGAGAAGTAGCAGAGGAGGGAATCATAATGAATTCCCTTCTTTCTGAAAAGGCTGCCAAAGAAGTAAAAAACTTACATGGAAAAGCTGTTGGATATGCGGACCATGTCTGCAAGGAATGTACTAAATATAAGGACAATGCTATCTTCTTAATAGGAGTAGATACTAAGAAATCTAAGAAAGAGCCTTGGAGAACAGGAGAAATTGCAGCTATAAAGGATAGTTGTTCATTAGCCCTGAAAGTAAAACCTAAAACAGCGACGTTGAAAGATGGAACTACATACTGCTTTATAGATCAAGGTCTAGGAAAAGAATTGGGATTATGGGAATGAAATTAATTAGCAAGGAGGAACTAGCAGATCTTCTAAGAGCAAGTTATAAACTTAGCTGCTTAGAATCTGGAGGAGTAGATAATTGGACATGGTACGATGAAGCATTATCCGACTATTGTAACGAAGATTTAGATGATGATACATTAACCGAAGAATATAAAGACGCATGAGACTAATTAAACCATCATTTGAAATAATTGAGCAAAATCCAAGAAATATTATCATTCCGGCTGATATGGAGATAGGTCCTAAAATGGCTAAACAAGAACTTATTGATACTGTATATAGACAGATTGAAATAGCTGGAAGAACTTGCTACAAATCTGAGGATAAAATTACTCCTGATTCTGCTAAGAAATTTGTTGAGAGAATGGTGAAGTCTGGACATGGAGCTATGCTAGAGCATGGTACTGTATATCTGTTCCTAACAATGTCTTCTAGACAGCAATATTTCAAGTATTGCAGCAATCCCTATTCCGTGGCTAATAGTACTGGGGAAGCGGAAAAAGGAACTTGGAACGGGTTTGTTACTACTAATTATAGAGTATTAGTAGAAAATGGTTGGCTTGAGGATTTGGAATATATCTGCAATCCTGGTAAGGAGCATGAGAAGAGAATTACGGTTCGATTTGTGTGTGATAGAGGCGTATCCCATGAGTTTGTAAGGCATAGAGTATTTAGTTTTGCTCAGGAGAGTACTAGGTATTGTAATTATGCTAAGGATAAGTTTGGAAATGAACTTACCTTTATAATTCCGCGTTGGTTGAGCCTTAGTAATGGTTCTTACACCTACGATTATCCTAATGGATTTACCAAGGATGGCAGTAAATGGGATTCTAAATTAGAACTTAATACCTTTCTTCTGTCTTTAGTTAGGAGTGAAGCTGCGTACTTAGAACTTATAAGCCAGGGATGGGTAGCCCAACAAGCTAGAGCAGTACTTCCTAATAGTTTGAAAACTGAGTTGATTATGACTGGTACTCTTACACAGTGGGAAGGATTCTTTAAATTACGTGACGCAGAAAGTGCGCATCCGCAAGCTAGAGAATTAGCGGAACCTCTACATGCAGAATTTAGAAAAAGAGGATGGTGTGAATGAAAGCTAGCGAATACTTTGGAGATTGGATGGATGTAATAGATACTGTAGAACTACGCAGGATACTATCTTGGGTAAGTACTATAGATAAAACAACTTTATGTCCCTCCTCTCCTAACATATTTAAGGCCTTTAGGGCTTGTCCTTTGAAAGACTGTAAAGTAGTCTTTCTGGGGCAAGACCCTTACCCTCAACAGGGTGTAGCTACTGGAATATTATTTGGAAATTCTGAAGACACTCCAGAACATAGACTATCGCCTTCATTACAGGTAGTCAAAGAAGCTGCAATAAATTATGAGATTCCTCATAATAGAATAGATTTTGATAACACTCTAGAATCGTGGGCTAAGCAAGGCATTTTAATGATTAATACTGCCTTTACTTGTGAAGTTGGTAGAGTAGGTTCCCATTTTGATATATGGAAGCCATTTACTGCCAAATTGATTCACAACCTAAGCACCAAGGATGGAGGTATAATATATGTATTATTTGGTAATCAAGCATCGTCATTTAAGAAGTATATTGTAAATAGTCCAAAAATTATGGAGGTATATCATCCTGCTTACTTTGCTAGGCAGAATAAGAAAATGCCATATAATGTATTTACTGAGCTAAATCAAGAGCTACAGAAATTATATGGACAGCAGATTGAATTTTACAAAGAAACGGAATATGGAAATTGTTAATTATGGAATATAATATTGGATTCGTAATAGGAGATCCTAGTGGAGATGGTCATGCTTGTACAACAGAGTATCATATAGTTGCTAATCATTCAGTAGATGAAATATCTGAGGCTTATAAGAAAACTACTGAACTCTTGGGTTTTGATTTCGTTAAGGAAGTTGGAGTAGAATTTCAGTCAGACCCGTGGATACCAGAAAAGTTTACTAAAAAGTTGTTAGAACTAGAAATAATAGACAAGGAATATGTAATAGAATCTGATTCTGAATATGGCACACCGGCTGGATGTTATGAGTTTGAATGTGCGGAAGATGAGTTTGTAGATATATACTTTGCTATAGCAAAATATTTTCTTCCAGACTTGACGTGGAGAGCTAGAAACTTAGAAGAAGAGATTCTATGGGATCTAGAGGGTGCAGCCTATGGCTTTACGTATCATGGAGAATAAAAGGATACCTAGAAAAATAAAGAAAGCTCTTAAGTATGCTTTCCTACATCCAAGGGTATGTGGAAGGCTTATAAGATATGGAGCTGTATATACTATAGGAAGAAACTCTAAGTGGACTCGTAAGGCCGCCAAAATAAAACGGCAAAGGGATTATGCAGAAATGATACACAATATAACAGAACAACTAAAGGATATTTATGCAATTAATCCAAAGAAAGACTATTCTGAAATAGATTCAAGCTTTTACGAATGGGAAGTAATAACTAATTTTAAATAAATAAAACATTATGAATTTTTCAAATATTTTTGGTAGCAAGAAAGTAAAATCATTTGCAGAACAATTGGCAGAAGTAAAGAACGTCTTTAGAACATCCTATGACCAAGCTATAGCTTTAAACTCGGCTATTGCTGAAGATATAAAGGTTAAGCAAAACGAGATTGCTTCTATTCAAACTCAAATTGAGTTTAATCAGCAGGTTGCTGATGATAACAGTAAGTATATATCTAAACTTAAAGACTTAATTTCGTAATTATATGAGTGAAAAGAAATATAAATTTGACCCAGAACATACATTTTTCACCTCTGACACCCATTTTGGACATGCCAATATAATTAGGTTTTGTAATCGTCCTTTCAAGAATGTAGAAGAAATGGACGAAGCCTTAATAGAAAATTGGAATCAAGTAGTATCTGAGGATGATACAGTCTTCCATTTGGGAGATTTTGCCTTTGGTGGAAGTAGTGTATGGAAAAGTATTATCCCTCGTCTAAACGGTCATATAAACCTTATTATAGGCAACCATGACAGGAAGAACCTTAGACAGGGTTACATGTCTAGTTTTGATATGGTAGTCCCTCAACTTCAGATAGAAATCGAGGGAAATCCTATATATTTAAATCATTACCCATTTTTATGTTATGGAGGTTCCTATAGAGGAGTATGGCAACTATTCGGACATGTTCACTCAGGTCCGAACGCCGAAGGACTGGACATTTCCAGACTTGAATCATTGTTTCCTACTCAATATGATGTAGGAGTGGATAACAATGACTATGCTCCTATATCCTATAGGGAGGTTAAATCTAAGATAGCATTTCAGAAAACTAAATTCTAAGCATCTAATAAGTAATGGAACTTTATGAAAGAAAAGCTGTGAATGACAGCTTAAAGAAATATGACCACTTAGCAAAGGATTCAGACTTTATAGAAGTGACAGAGTGGGCAAATGGAGAAGGTTGGGATATTAGCTTAAATGATAAGCTGATATCTTTAACATATGGACAGCTAGAAGCAATTAAATATTTAGTTAAAGCTTTAGAAGTAGAAAGAAATGAAAAAGTTTAACGTAATAATTTGGGACGTAAATCTTAAAGTATTCAAATATTATAATGTAATTCCTTATTTAACAGATTGTTATAATAAGGAAAAGAATAAGCCAGTAAATGTTGAAGATTTTAAAATTTTTATCGAGAGGCATAGCAGGAATCGATGGTGGGCTAGGCATGAATACGAAATAGTATTGAAGGATTGCTCTGGGGAATCTGAATATAAGATAGACGTCCACGAGCAAATAACAATGAACATTGATATTATAGCGAAGATATTGATGGAAAGTATTAACAAACAATAAGAATATTTAATATGAAACTAGAATATACTGATGGATGTATTTGTACGTCCCTTACCGTTGATGGAAAAGAAACCGCAGATATGACCTCTGAGGAAATAAAAGTATCTATACAAGCTATGCTAGATAGGGAGATAGATTTTGCGGTTCTTCAAGACATATGGACGACCCTTATTGAATCTCAGGGAGAATATAGAGACCTTGGGCATTGTGAGGAATGTGGAGATTGGATCTCCAATTATACTTTGGAGTTATAACTACTAAATAATTAATAAAATGATAACAGCAAAAACTGCTAATAACAAGGCCTTTGAGGCTAAAGAAGCTAAGGAGTTGTTGAAAGAGAAGCACTATCTAGAGGTACTTAAGCACGTAGAAGATAGAATTATTGAAGCTACCAAATCTGGGTATTTCAACACAGTTTTGAGAACTGACTTTATGTATCCTTTTAGAGATAAAGTAATAGGAGAACTTACTAGTAATGGGTATAAAGTCAAGTTACACCCTGCAGGAGGAATATCAATTAGTTGGGAATGAGTTATACAGAACTACATACAGGAACTCTAACTAAAGTTGATACAAAAGGGCTTACAGTAGAAGAATACTGTGAGCACCTTTGCAAGAAACATGGTTATGAGATAGCATATGAAGAAGATACGTATGCTACAACTCTAATGGATACAGATGATACCTATAAGATACTTAATGGTGAGTTATATAGGTGCAATGATACTAAATATGAAGATAGTTCCTATTTAGTTAACATTAGAAGTAATGGAGATGGAACTTACGAATACGTTGCGCAATTCTACAATGGAGGTACGTGGTTAGATGAAGTTTTGGAAGAAGGGTTAAACAAACTAAAATGATAAACATAAACGAACACATAGCTAAAGCAATGAAGTCTAAAAATCAAGTAGAACTTCGTGCATATAAGAATCTGAAGGCAGAAATTCAGATTCTACAAACTGCTAAAAATGCTAAACCTTATGATGAAGCAGCTGAGATACAGCTTATTTCTAAAATGTGTAAGAAATTAGAGGACAGTATTTCTAGCTTTATAGAGGCTGGTAGAGAGGACTTGGCAACTGAATATAGGGATGAATTGGAAGTACTAAAAAAGTTGCTTCCTGAGCCTGTAAATGAGCCAGACATACATTCTGCATTACAAATATGGTGTGAGGGAAAAGGCTTTATTGAAGATTTCTATAATGAAGAAAATTCAATAGATATGGTTAGTTTCCAAATTCCAAAGAAAGAAATGGGAAATGCGATTAAATATTTGAAATCAGAATTTCCTCAAGCAGACGGTAAGATGATTTCTGAAATTGTTAAAAAATATATAGTATGAGCCATTTTGTAGGATTAGTATTCGGTAGTAATATTGAAGAATTATTAGAACCCTATAACGAAAGTATGGAGGTAGAACAATATGTTAGATATACGAAAGATGAAGCGGTAGATAAGGTTAAGGAAATACATGCTGCTAATTATGAGTATGCTGTTGAGGTAGTAGAAAAATATAAGAATCCTGCTACAGACTGGGAGAGAGGTCAATTAAAGCAAGCAAATGAAACTCTGGATAAAGGGCTTACTATTTCCTATGAGGAAGCCTGGGAAGAAGCTAAGAAATGGGGTTATGAAATAGACGACGAGGAAAATCTCTTATCTACATATAATCCTGACTCGAAGTGGGATTGGTATTGTGAAGGAGGTCGTTGGGGATTCTGGCTCTTACTTAAGGAGCAAGGGCAGGATGGAGAGCCTTTAACAGAAATCTATGCACAAAAGAAAGATATAGACTGGGATGCTATGTTTGAGAAGGACAGAGTTCCATTCTGTTTTGTAACCGAGTTAGGAGATTGGCATGAGTCAGCTTCTATGGGTTGGTGGGCTATTACTACTAATGAGAAGGATGAAAATGATTGGATTAATGAATTTAAAGATTATCTAGACACAGTGTCAGAGGATACTTTTGTAACAGTAATTGATTTTCATATCTAATGTCAGAAAAGAATGATAAGTGGATGATGTTCAAGAATTATATGCATAATGAGTTGGGCATTACCAAAGACGATATAAGAGCTTGGCTTAAAGAGGCTGTTAAGTCTCAGGCCGAGCTTATGCTACAGAAAACATTTGACGATTTTGATATGGATAAGTTCGTTAGAAATCACATATCAACTCAAATGAGATACTGGACTACAGAGGAGGTTAGGAGACAGGTAGCCTCGCTTTTAGCTGACAGATTAATAATATTAAGTACAGATATGGAAAAGTATAATAAAGCGTAAAGTATGATTGCAAGAATCGAGAAATTTGGAGCATCGTGGTGTGGACCATGTAAAGTATTAGATAGAACTCTAGAACAGTTATCTGGAATAGAGATAATTAAGCATGACGTAGACGAGGAAGAAGACTTAGCTAATGACTTAGGAATTAGAAATGTTCCAGTTTTAATCTACTATGATGAGCATGATAATGAAGTACAGCGTACAGTAGGTGCTGTTTCTTTGGGAACTATTTTATCAATTATAAACGGAAAATGATATGTATAGAGTATTATTAAGCAGAACTGGAGTAGCATACGCTAAAGAGTGTGATGATGAACTTGACGAATTTGATTTCGTAGAAGTTTTGAGAGATTTTGTAGATTCTGGAGATGTAATTATATTTGTAGATGATTTAAACACTTTGAAAGATTCTATGGAACTTGAATACGAAATAGAAATTGTTGATGGAGACGAATAAAGACATTAGGGAATATAACGTAGGAAATTCAGATTATAGTAAGCACAAAATACAACCATGGGATATTTGGAGAGAATATGACTTGAATCCGTGGGATGCTGATATAGTTAAAAGGGTTTTGAGAATTAAAGAAGAGCCTGGAAAATCTAAAGAGGATGCTAGAATAATGGACTATGAGAAAATTATTCACATCTGTAGAGAAAGAATTAGACAACTAGAAGAGGACAAGCAAGCTCAAAAACCGACATATGAGGCAAAAGGGTGGAGTATAGGAACAATCTCTGTTCCTAAACCTACTGTAAGTTACAGTCTAAATGAAAAAGAAGTAGAGGCTTATGCTAAATTCCAGAAGGAACATTATGATCTACATAAAGGAATATGCTCAGTAATATTTACACATACTGGAATAGGATTAGGTAAAACAGTACAGTGTAATATCTGCAAAGAACGTACTGATATAACTGATTATAAAATGTTGTAAAATGGGATACTTTCAAAGGGAACGAGAAAGAATAAAAATTTCTAAGGAAGAATATGAAAAGAATGCTTATAAAAGAAAGGATGATTCTCTCAAAGAACGAATGAAAGAAATGTTTCTCAATTCAGATTTTCTAAGAGAACCTATTTATAAAAATTCCGGTCTGTTAGCAATGTTAGATCCTAATGAAATAATAGGATATAAATATTATAAACTTGGTAAAGAAAAACTAGTTTATATTTGTGGATCTAAAGAGTATGATTATTTAAAGAATAACAATATTATATAAATAAAGGGTGTATGGGTTGGCAGTTTTGCCTTCCTATACACCCTTTATTTTTTATTCTCCAATACCATTTATAGTATCTCTTTTATACATTTTATATGTATCCTATAGAGAACGTGGTAATGCTTGAGATTTTGTAACTAACTCTCCAAATGTAGTATCTCCGAACAAGAATCCTCCAATGTCATTATAGACTTTAGCTCCCCACTTAACAGATGCGGGACTAGTATTATTCATTACATAGTCTAATATTGGAAGAGGTCCCTTAAACTCTTCAAAACTACTAGAGCTACCTTTATATAGTAGTTCAATAGCAGCATTAGTTAGAACATCCTTTCCATCTCCAGTCTTCTTGTGCTCCTTATATGCAGGATTGATTAATTCCTCAAATAGCCAATACAATAACATAGCTACTAGAGCATCAGACAGTATTCTTCTCCAGTTCCTCATCTGCATCGGATTACTAAGAATATTCTACTTTATTCCTTCCCATCCTCTACCATGATAAAGTTCTGAGACCGTATCTTGTAAAGTTCTTAATACTCCCTATACAACTAATGGAACATCAGTTAAATATGGAACTCCTGTATTCTCTGTGGTAACATTTCCGTTATCATCTATCCAGAGTTTATTTCCGTTCTCGTCCTCTTTCTAGACTTTCTAAGTTTCATAAGAAGATTCTCTTCTCTATCCTAGATATACATCATATATACCGTTCATCCAAGTAGAGAATACTCCAAACTGTGAACCTATAGCAAGATTTTCATACATAGCCTTTGTGCTTCGGTTATATGAACCGTATATGGTATCTCCTAAATTCTTGATTTCATCAATCTAGTTCTAGGTATAACCGTCTGGTAAATTAGTATCAAGACTGACAGGAAGATTTGCTCCTGGATTTTCCTCATTGAACTTCATAATCTAGCTTAAGTATAAAGCTTTCTATTTGTTATAGGCTTCCATATTACTTTTATCGTTAGAAGCTAGTAAATCAAATCTGCCATCCATCCTCCAATTATATACTAATTTACCATCCACTATAGAATAGGCTCTATGGGAATTATCATGTTTTAACTTACCCATAAATAAGACCATTCTGTTCAGAAAGTCTGGCTTTCTAAGGGTAGCATACGCCCAGTTACCGGCATTTGTGATACCTCCCCTATTTGTCTTATATCCTTCCTGCTATTGTTCTATATTGATATTAGATATTAAATATTTACTATTTAATTTATCTAATAAATCTATAGTCATAGCAGAATGAACTCCCTGTCTCAAAACAAACTAATATGCCCACATTACATCTTTAGCATCTATGTCTGTTCTATATTTAGTCATACTTCTAACTACATTGGATAGGAAACCACCAAAGGTATCTCGAATAGCTGCGATTGGACTGGCTGCAATGTATGCAGTGGACACTGCCTTTCTCAACGGCTGTAGTCTAGCTATGATTCTTTTGGAGCTTTCTTCCATTATACTTCTATTAAAGACTGCAGTTTTTAGATAGTCGTCTATGTGCTTAATAGTCTTAGCAAACTTGTCTGGGTCATTTTCTCTTACCCCAGTAAGCTTCAACTATAATAAGATACCTTTAGCTCTTGTAAGCATTCTATTCATTTCCTCCTCCTATAGGTTCTTGTAGGAGTAGTCAATGACCAAGTTCTATAGGTTAGTCTCGAAATAGTCTTTACCGTACATTTCAAATAAACGTTGTCTTCCTTTGCGAGGCTATCCAGATAATGTAGGTTCTGCTATTCTAAACCTATTATAAGCCTACATATTTTCTATGTCGCTATTTATTTTTTCTTCGTCCTCTTCGCTTAGTATATCTTCATACATTTCCTTAAAGAATAGAGTAGGATTTTTACAATATCCCTGAACTCTTCTTTTGAAATCATCAAAATATTTTCCAGGATTACTCCATCTAGTAGACGAAGATGCCTTTTCTAGAGGAACCCAGAGATATCCAGGAGTACTTTTAATGAAAGACCTTAGAGCTGGATCATTTTCAGACTTATATGGGAAGTTATTATCCTTGAATCTAATCTTGTTTATTTCAAATAAGGCTTTTTTCAAGAACTTCCTATCATCAGCATCCAAGTCTGATGTTGGATCGTAAGGGTTTTTAAAGAATAATTCATCGTCTATTTGCTAGTAAAGATGTTTGAATACTCTAGACTAATCACCTATTATGGCATTTCTAGCTTTGCTATATCCTTTGGCTTCATAATATTCTAAGCAGGCCAGATTAAAATCGGAAATCTAAGGCTCTAATTTATTAGAGATACTATGGATAGCGTCCTGCAGAAGCTTACTAATTATTCTCACCTAGCTATTAGATATATTCTAAGGTCTTGCAAGCAGTCGCTCAGTTTCAGACAAGTCCTTCTCAGAAATTCTTATTATTCCTGATAGTCTATCTAATGTTATTGAAGCATTTAACAGCAATTTGCAGCAACTGGTTACTAGTTCATTTCTTTCTGAGTCGGCTAGTTTATCCTGCCCAGTAGCATAATTTATGATAGTATTTGGAGATAGGGATATCTACTGCTGAGATAAGATAATATTTAGTTTTTTAATCAATTCCTCTAATCTCTATATCTATACGTCAGTAGACTCTGCAGAGGCTAAAGAATCGACCGCTGTTCCATTTATAAGGTGTTGTAATCCATCTACGTCTGAGCCTGATATTAATTCTTTTAATGATTCGAAATCAGTATTTCCTAGATTAGGAGACTCATGTAATATATCCCAAAATTCATTAATTAGTAATGATACTGGAGATATATGCTCTATCGTAGAAAAATTATTACCTATATTAAGATTTGGATCCTTCTTATTAAGAACTTCCTAAGCTTTAACAAAGTTAGAAACTACTAGTTGTATAGGGTATTGCTAGCTTTGTATAGTTCCGCCTAAGCCTCCTATAATAGTTAAATCTCCTAGTTTGACATCGTCTCCAAGTTGAGGTATAATTTCATTTATTAGGAACATAGTTCTCATTGTTTCTATGTTGCCATATGTAGCTTTCATTAACTACCTCCCCTGATTATCCATACCTTGCAAGTCGTTAAGATGAAATCCCAAAATATTGGTCCTTCCATCAAAGGAATGCACCTAATCAAGATTTAATCCAGAGAGGGTAATAAAGTTTGCCTACCCAGTTAGAGAATTTTTAAACATAATAATATTACAATTATCTAGGGTATCATTCTTAACTACCTGCCATAGATAATTATATTTATCCTTTCCGTTTACATTGACTACTGATTTTTCAAAATAAGGCAAGAATAATCTATCTAGATAGTCGTTTCCAAACTTAGGAAAACCAAATCTTCTAAACTCCCCTATCTAGTTTACTATGCCTCTAGCGCTTAGTTTCCCACTATCAACGCCCAACAGCTTATCCTAATTCTGCCTTATTATTTCAACAGCTTCTTTGTTTCTACTTCTAACTTCCGAACTTTTTACGTGATAGACTGTGCCATCTATAGACAAGTTCCAACCTGTATCAGGCTATTCACCTTGTACCCAATAAGACCAATTCTTATCAATATATTCTTCTATAGTAGAGGTAATACCATCAGCCTTAATATCTCTCTTAGGAAATACCGCACTTAACTGTTTATTTACAGTATCTACAGAAGAGTCATTAATAGTTATGGTTTCAGCATTAGAAGCTATAAATCTCTGAGCTAGTTTCATAGATTCTTGCATAACAAACGCTCCCTTATTATGACTGTAGCATTCTGCTCTGTTTACAACAATATTATTTATGTTTTGAAACTAGTCGTCATATTTAAAAGTTACTGGAATAATATTAAATCTAATATCATTGGTATTGATTCCATTATATTGTAATATCCTAGATAGCAAAGCAAACTCATTTCTATATTTTTCTTTCTTAGCCTAATCCCAGAATGCAGGAGACTCGTGCGAACTTTTAATATTAAATACTTCTACGGAACCATTAGGTTTAACTACTATATAATCAATATGTCCGGTAATAGTATCGTCTCTACCTATCAATTTGGCAGATAGATTTATATTTTTTAGAATTACTGGAGAAGAATCATCTCCTAGTTCTCTAGACTCTCTTCCGTTTCCTAGATATACCTAGCTGAATATATCATTATAGGCTTTATCATAAATCACATCACTAAGGTGTTCAAATGATGTCCCTTTAGTATTATCTTCCGTCTATGAATAGGAAGTATCTTTTCCCTATTTTAGAATAATTTTATGAAAATCTCTACCATCCTCTGCTATTCTTTTCCAACTATTCTTTAGGACAGAAATATGTTGTTTAATCTCGTCTTTAGATAATCCTTTGGACTCATATAAAGCTTGCATTCTTTCTATATAATCATCTATTTGCAAGACTGGCATTATTTGGTTCCCAGATTGGTCTGTGTATAAACCAGAATCAATAAATGACTACGTTGTATATCCAGAAGTATTAACTTCTGCACATCCATTTATAACATCTACCCTATCAGAGAACTCTTTTTTAAATTTTCTTTTTCCAGACTCTTTTAATTCAGATAGTCTATCAACCACTCTTGTCTAACGATTATAATCTTTCGAATATAAGATGTCATAGGCTAACTACGGACTCTTCTTCAGTATTTTGATTAACTCATCATAAGAGTGGTTGTACTATCTTTTACCAACTAATGTGTAATTACATTCTTTCATTTACAATTTTCTAATATTAAACCTTTTTCTATTCCTTTTTCTATTAGGTTGGAAATAATACGGTTTTTCTACATCTAACCTATCTACGAAGACACCAAAGCATTTACACTGGACTAGAAGCCTAAATCGCTATCTAAATCAAGTTTAATATTTTTTCTAATATTTTGTTTTATATTTAGAAATTGCTATCTAAATAATTCTAGTGCCTAATCCGTTTTATCGTTATAGTAAAAAACATCACCATTCTCAACCTATCTAGCCAGGTATCTTACAACACCTTCTTCTACTCTATCTATTTGTGCTAAGTTTTTATAGAGATCATTAACTCTATTCTTAGTCATCTAAGATACTTTTTTGTCATAGAAATTCAAAATGCTTTCATAGTTTTTGGTTCCCTCATTCATATCCTAAGCCTTGATAGCTCCCAATACTATGTGAAAGGTTTCGTGAAGTAAGTCATTAACATTTGCATTGCTCTAGTTTATGTATAAATTATTATTATAAATAAAAGCCCTAACATCGTTAGTACCATTAGGAAATATCCTATTTCCATCAGGATCTTGGAGCTAAGTAAGCTAGTCGTTATCAGTAATAACAATTTTAATTGGAGTATCCTTGAATAAGGTATTTTCTAGAGTATCTTTTAGATTAAATAACGTGCTGGTTAGACTCTATGTAGGAGGATTCCCAGCTACATCTACCCCAGTAGAATTAATAGTAATTCCAGAATCTGTTAAGGATTTTATATAGGCTGTGTAGTTACCATCAGAATTCTTATTACTTCTCTCTACTAGATACTGTTTTACTGGAGCATTATTTATGTCGAATATAATCTTCTTGATATTTTCCATATCTGCCTCTTCAAGAGGTTTATTTTGTATAGCATTCATAGAATATCCATTTTCTGTCATTGCGTATAGAAATGTTCCAATTTTCTCCGGAAGGTCTAAAGCAGAAATGTCTATTCCCTTAGATTTGTAGAAAGACTATATCTCGGAAGATTTTTTGGTAGTAATTAAATTGTGTTCCTAAGCAAAAAGTTTAGTTTTAGGATTAATAGGATATGCTATAGAACTAATAGTCTGTCCTGGATTTGTAGAAAATTCCAAATGGACGTATCTCTTACCATTAGAGCTTCCAATCATTTGTTTCAATTCTACTTTAGTTTGTCTACTTATATTTGCAGACCTGTTAAATCCCTCTACGGCTAATTTAGCATCTTTTAAAGATTTGAACTTAGGAGGGTCGTATAGATTAGGACTAATAACACTTCCACTAACTATAAATAAATTTTCTCCATTTTCATTAAGGTGGTTATATATGTAATATCCTTTATAATATCCGTCGCTTACTCCGTCTTCATTTACCGGAGTAAAGATGTTCATAGTATCATATCCAAAATTAAACTCGTCCTTTAGCACCTTTCCTTTTCTTTTGAGCTTAATCTTATCATCGTTAGTAAGTTTTTTTCCCACATAGCTATATACTATCTAATCCTTGTCTTGAGATATATTGAGAGTGTATAACTCTCCATCAATGTCTATATTAAGATGTCCCTAAAAGAACTGTTGAGCTTCTTCTAGAGAAGATATGTTATCTTCATAATTCTTAGACAGTTCTAACTCTCCCAAAGATTTCCTCTCAGAATTTTTAATCGCTAAGGTTTTATCAAATATCCTTTTAACCTAAGACTTAGTTAGCCTTATAGACTGAGGAATTGACCTACCTACGGACTCTACATGATAATTGGAGAGAATTATATCATTTTTAAAGTACTTCTAAAGTAGTTCTTCCATTCCTTCCTGGTTTAGATTTATGAATTGCTGTTCGCCTACCTCCTAAGCAAACTCTGGAACATAAGTAGCTAATCCTTTATATAACTCAGACTTGCCAAACTATTCTCTCTTCCAATGAAGTCTTCTTAAATATCTAGCTAGTTCTGACTCTGAATCTTCGTTAATAACCTGCTACTTGTTAAGTTCTCTGCAGAAGTCATTTAGTACTGAACCAGCGTCTATAATCTAATCCCCATCTTTAATTAGTTTGGTATAATCTGAACTATTATTTAAGTAGTCTAAAATCAAATGCTTTATAGTAAATTGTTCTGCAGGAGTAGAATCTACCTCCTTGGTGATTCTTTCTAAATTACCTTTATAACTACTCTTAATAACATTTAGTTTGTCCTTATATTTTTCTGATAGATATTCATCAGCAATATCATTATCAGTTATAATCTACTCTACCAAATGTTTCTTATATTCAGTTTCAGCGAAATTCTAAACATCAAATTTGTTTCTAAATACATAGCTAACTACTCCGTTTACAACTACTCTTCCTTTCAACATATCTCCATTAGAGTAGGCCTTATCAACTAGAGTAATAATATAGGGTTTTTCAATATCTTTAAGCAACTCAGTCTCCTAAGGAAATCTGAGCTTTAGATTCTCGAAAGAACAGTTCCCTATTAGCTGTTTATCCAAGAAGTATTTTTGTGAGTTCTTTACTCTTGTAGACGATGTCTATAAGTCGTAAATTAACTACTTCAATTGGTGTTCCGGAAGGGTATCTAAGTATTCTACAATATCTTGAAGTGAGTCCAGCTCTTTTTCGCTGGACTCTCTATCAATTTTAAAATCACTTTTTCCTCCTATCTCTAGAATTATATCACACTCCATCATATTAACATAATTTGTAAATAAGCAACCTGTTCTATCTAATATACTGTGCTAATTGTAGTGCCCTATCTCTCATGTTAGTTTCTCCAGTTCCGGAGAATATAGAGTTTTCTCGTATTCTCTTGTGTAGTTCTGGGAACATTACTAAAGAGTTCTATGCATAGTTATATGTTCTCTCGTCGATTTCTCCCTGTGTTAGTCCTAAGTGGTCTAACTATAGAAGAGATTCTGGTTTACTCATATCATATTTCCACGTAAAATCGGACCTATCATAATATCTCTTATAGACATCATACCCATGTGCGGGGTTAAGAACCTTAACATAAGGTTCAGTTCTATAACCTAATGCATAGGTAGAATATACCGTAGGAGCCATAGCTATTAAGAAGTCTCTCTTAGTAGGGATGATGTATTTAAAGTCATCATTATAGTCCTATTCCGACATAAACTTGTAATAGTCGTACAGAACATTTCCCTCACGAACCTAATCTCTAAATATACCAGTCATATACTTACCTCCCAACTTAGTTCCATTTACTGCCAGATTATATAACATCAATATATCAGCTACAGTATGATTCTAATCAAACTTTTCACTAGCTAATTCCTAGATGCCTATTAAGTATCTGTTATATGTCTACTTATTAGGCAGACTCTAGTCAATTTCGAATAGATTAAGAGCTGTCCTTAACATACTCTTTCCTCTATTAGAACTCTATACTAGCTCTTTAACTAAGAAGTTATCTGGATAGGTATTCTTTAACCATTCATAGAAATCATTTTCAACAAAGTTCTTTAATGAATCAATTCCGTTAAGAGAGTTCAAATAAAGCTCATCAGATCTAACTAAATCATAATTAGAATCATAAACCTTAGTATTATCTACCCTTGAGATATCTATAGGATCCTCTTTGGACAAGAAATAAGAAGTTATAAGTATCTTATCAGCATACTATATAATATTCTTGTAATCTCTATCAGATAAAGCACTATAGGATAGTTCTCCTAAAGAGATTAACTAGTCTACAATCTTAGACTTATTAGCAAATAAGTGTCGCTATTGTAATGTATAATTTAATAAATCTAGATTCATTTTGTAATGAGGAATCCTGTTAACCATATCTAGGATATTCCAACTGGATTTAATCAGATTATAATAAGTAGCAGCTAACTCTCTATAAGAAACCAGGTCTCCTTGTCTAGTATTATAGATAGTTCTAGAACTTTGAGGAACTATAACCTTTTCATCGTTTAAGAATTTATATAAATCAAAGTTTCCATATAAATCAGCATTAACAGCATCGTTAAGAATAGATACTATTTCCGCTAAGGATAATTCAGGATTATTAGCCTAAATACTTTTTATAGTCTTTACTAGTCCTTTTTCTACTCTATTCTTAGAGGCATCCGGTACTGCAGGCATCATAGAATACTACTCAAGATATGATAACAATTCTTGTTTAGTTCCAGAAGTTCCAAAGGCTCCTTCCTCTTCATCCTACAAATTAACGAATTTATTCTTACTAGAATCTGAAGGTTTTCTTATTCCCATCCTACGTTCCCTAGTAGAGACCGTAGCATACATCCTTTTAATCAGTTTAATTAAATCCATATCCGTTTGAGGAATACCCTGATTTAATTTAAGCCATACTGATGCTAAGGTAGATGTTTCATTAGCCTCATCAGTAATCCTCTAAAACTCGTTAAGGTCTAGTTTGAAGTCCAACATAGAGTAATTACTATTAGGATGAATCCTATTATAATCAGCTATCTGAGACCTAATATCATCAACAATCTAATTGATATATTTGAATACGTAATTAGTGTTCATGTTAGTTGTTTTAGGAAACTCGTAGTTAGCTAACTTAGTAACATACTCCGGACTATTAGCCGAAATCGGTTCAGTCTTCGCTTTAATATATTTCTATACAAAATCCTTTAGAGATCTAGCCTCGGCTACTTGATATATATTTCCAAGTTCTCTTATTACCCAAGAATATTCATTATTAATTCTTCTTGGTGTACGCCCTTCTGCTAATAATTCCATGGTCATTTCCGCTTCAGCTTCCATAGCCTCCATCTAGGCTTCCATGGCTTCTAATCTTTCTTCCGGTGAGAGGTTATCCTGAGGTTTAACGATTAACTTAGATAAGTCTATATCTCCATTCAGAATCTTAATAGCATTAGTCACAGAACTTGCTTCATTCTTATACAAATCGTTTCTACTATACTTGTCTATCAATTCAACTACTGGACTAGTCATGAAAGCTACGATGTCTTTAAGATTGAATCCCATCATTACTAAATGTAGATGATATTTAGCTAGGTTAGTTCCGGCATTAATTTTCGCCAAGATTAACTCTTTAGCATTATCCGTTGCAGCAGAAAGAATTTGAGAAATTAACTGGTCTACGTACTTATCATCAGTATCTATCTACCCATCATATGTAGAATAGAATTCCTCTTTAATTTTCTGAGATAATTCAGGAGAAGCATTCCACAAGTCTGGGATATGCTTAACTACTACATTCATTAACTAATCGGTAGCACGTCCAGACAATCTACTATAAGAGTGGTTCATCTTTAAAAAGAACTTGTCTTTTTGGTTTCCATTTCTTAATACGTTATGGTAGTAGTAAGTAAGATTAAACCAGTCTTTTTCACCGTTAGCAGCAATACCAATTACGTTCTTACCAACTAAGTTCTGATTCTGCATTACATATTTAGTAAGAGGATTCATCATATTCAGCTGTTTAGTCTTAGCTCCTTTAGGAGATTTATCAGCCTCTTTTTGCAAGTCTCTCATAGTAATAGGAGAATATGCCTAGTCTCTATTTCTGATATTATGAACAACGTTTCTAATATTGGCACTAGCAACATTTTTGTATGCCTACTCTCTCTACCTGTAACTTACCTTATAGTTCTCATGCTTCTAGATCTGATTAATTATTTTCTCCTTATCATCGGCATTCTACCCTGGAGCATAATTATATCTACCATTGTTGGTATCAATCTTATATATAAGATTAGCCATCTTTCTTAGTCTTTCTGGACCAGAAGATGATAGTATATCATTAAGCTCATTCTCTATAGAGTACTACTATCCTTCTACCACAATTAACTTGTTGCCTCTAGGTAACGGAAGAGTCTTACTAGCATCCACCATCTATTCTGATGAATAGTTAAATAAGGGACTCCAGCCTATATACAAAGCATCATCGCTAAACGATTGTCCCATGACATAGGCTTTATCAATATCATAGTCGGAACCCTATAGATATGTTTGTATATAACTAACATATGCGGTATTAGAAGTATCTGATGTCCAACCAACACAAGTCATAGGCATGAATGATTGTAGGGACTGTGCAGGGATACGAGAAGAAATAAAGTGGAGAGAAGTTAAGAATGATGAATACTATTTCTTATACTATTGAAGATATTCATAGTACTATGTTCTTATTTGCTTGTACTACTCCGAGAAATTATTTCCTATTAAAGCGTTTCTTAGTTCTATCATATGTTGCTAGAATCTAGGGAGCTTCTATATCTCCTCTGGGGTCATTAGAACTCTTTTGTTAGATTTCTAATCATACTTGGTATCGTTTCCAAAATCTACTAAACTGTTAGCAATGGTTCTTTGTAGTCCTGGATTTAGTTCAATACCAGTATTAACCTAGATGTCTATATATCTGTCCTGAGAGTATATATTATTTAGTATAGAAGAAATCTAGTGATATGCATCAGAATTTAAAACGTCCTAGTCCTAAGATTTTTTATCTAAGGCTCTCTTTATATCCTAAATAGGAGCTATCTTATATAAAGTATAGTTGATTAACTGATTTTCGCCATTAACCAATTCTGACTTAGTGTACTTGTATCTTTTAAGGTAATCTATCCTCTATAGAACGTTCTCCACATTTCCATTTTTATCCTGAATAAGTCTGTATCTTGACTTATCTATTTCCTCATTATTCTAATCTAGAACCTTACCATCTGTATACTTCCAAGAAGATTGTATATACTTTCCAATCTTTATCCCATCCTAGTGGGTATATATTTCATTATTGTCGTTTATATATTCCTATGTATAGTCAAATGGATCTTCGTATACATTAAGTGTTTCTAATAGATTACTAAAAGACACCAATGTATGTTGTCCATTATTCTTTACAAAAGCTAGATTATAAAAACCTGCCGGAATCTTTGGAACTTCTGTTTGTCTTCTAAAGAAGTTTTCTCCCTAATCCATAATATCAGCAAGAGTAGCATCGCCAGTTTGGAAAATATCCTTATACATATTACCAAGGACTATTTCAGCCTCAGTATTTTCTAAACTTCCTGGAACTATGTCTAGTATTTGTCCGTTTAGCTCAAATTTTCCCTTATCTAGCAAGTCTAAAACTTCCTATATCTAAGTTTGTTTCGGTCTCTCAGATTTTGGTAAGTTCCAAGAACCTCTGATAATTGGATGGTCGTATATAGTCATGTACTTAGTAATCCCATCAACTGGGTCTACATATTGCCATCTTAATAATGAGGGTTTAAGATTATTGGGTTTAGTTACACACAGTTTAAACTGTGTTCCTTCTAATTCCTGTCTGTTCTTAAAGTTGTAATATGTTTCCATATCGCTTAGGTCTATAGTCTAGCCAAGCTCTCCAGTTGGAGTAATAACTTGTACTATATCAGTTGGCATAAACCAAGACTTATCCCTTACTTGTTCAGCTTCTTGCTTAGAGGCTAAGAACATATTAACAAGCTATCTATTGTATTCTGTAGTATCTTGAGATGTAATATTAGAATATGGAATAGTAGATAAATCTACTTTATCAGCTGATTCCTGAATTAAAGTAGCTAAGTCGAAATTTGCTATTCTTCTTTTACGTTCCCCATATTTATTTGGGTCTATTCCATTCTGGGCACACCATGCTTCTAGCCCACTTCTTAATTTACCTTTAAAATCGTTTCTTGCTCTTTTCAGAGCATCCTCAAAAAGGAACTTTCTGTAGGTTCTAGTTTTTGGGTCAAACCATTGAAAGTATTGTACAACATTATATCCAGGAGCCATAACATATCCAGACCCAGGATGCTTACGTTTAATAGACTTAGAATTGATTACAGAAGTAATATTAGTAATAAATTGTGTATAGATACTAGGATCACTAAAAGGAATCTTTAATCCAGAGGATGAATTATCCTTATTTACCTTAAACTCCTTATTAATTTCCTATTTTAACTTTTCTGTTAAGTCCATATCGCTATTACTCTTGGACTGAACTATAAGCTTTCCTACTATCTTATATAGCTAATATTTAGCCTTACTCGGGTCTTCTGCGTAATCCTTAAAGTATCTAGAGATATTTGTCAATTCCTATTCAGAAGCCTAAAATGCAGACTCGGCAAGTCCGTAGTATATCTCGTTTACAGACTTAAAATCTTTACCATATGCAGCACAAGCAGCTACTACCTGAGAGAACTCAGTAAGTTCTGAATCTACTACATCATGGTCAGCATTAAGCTGAATGCCTAATCCTTGTATATTTAATTGGAACGTATTTAGGGGAGCGTTATTAGTCCATACATCCGCACTATTTATGTTTTTAGCTCCATTCTTTACAGCTGAGTTGTTAAACACATAAGCTACAAACTTGTCCTTAAGAGGCTGAACTATATCTTTAACAGATGTTACTTTTGGGTTAACCTTGTGCCCCACATTAATAACAAAGTTAGTAAGTACCTAATTGCTAAATTCTGATGTTACTCCTTTAGCATTAGTACAATTAATTCCTCCTAAAGCCACAAATAATTCATATAGACTGTCTATAGTATGGAATCCTTCTCCTCCTGTAGTACTATGTTCTGAAGTTGCATCGCTAAAGTAGTGATAAACCTTATTGGAGCCTTTTCCTAAAATAGTTTCTACAGTAAAATATCCGGAATTATCCCTTCCAAAGTCGGTTACTTGTACTATTTCTCCTAACTAATTTTTATAGAACAGTTTTTCTCCACCCAGAATTGCTTCTCTAAACCACCTAGAAACTTCTTCCTAGTCATACATTGTTTGTTGAAACTAGTTTATGTTCTTAGTTAGGTCTATAGTTCCATTCCACCGTATATTATGCATCTTCTTAAACATATTATACTGTGCAGAATTAGATTGTAATGACTACAACATCATAGAATTAGTCTAACCAAATGATGCAAACTTAGCTAGGAATGAAGTTAAGTCATTAGTCTAATCATCCCAAATAGGCTTTCTATTTGTTCCTACCCTCTAATCTCCAAGAGAATTATTCTCTAGAATTACCTAGATTGGAGACATAGTTGAGCTACCATCCTGAGAGTCTATCTCATCAGATTCTCTTAGATTATTTACTGGAGCTGACATATCATAAGCAACAGCTGCATTAACCTTATTGGCAACTCCGTTTATCATACCAGTAAGAGGATGCTATAGAGTAGCTGGAATAATAACGTTACGCTTGAACTATGTTCCTTGTGCAGTATTTATAATCTCTATAATAGTTTTATCATATATATCCTACATGTTAGGGTTTCCGTCCAAATCATTAATAGCCCTAGCCTAAGAAAACTCCTCAATAAACCCATCCAGGGATTCAAAACCTATCTGATTGTCAATCAATAAATTCTCTAAAGCTTTTCTAGCTACATTGACCTTTATAGGATTATCGGCATCCTTTATGTTTTTAACTGTAGATACTATTTTGTTAAATAATGTTCCCTTTGCTTTGTCTGGATGATTTACCTCTGTTCCAGATAAACTCAATCTAAGATTATTACTAAACAATCCTTCTATATAGAAGAACTTCTCAAGGAAAGGATTCATCTAAGAATCTTTAGATAATATTAATTCTCCAGTCTCCTTGTTAATCCAGTTGTCAGCAAAAGACTATCTATCCTTTACCTATAATAATTTGGTGTCAGATAAAAGTCTTACTACTTGGGTAGCTACCTTACTATTTAGCTTATCATTAATCCAAGAATTAAGATCCTAAGTAGAGTCAAATAGTCTGAAGTTCACCCCATACTCTCTAAGGTTATCTAGGAATAATTCTTGCTGTTGTTTAAGGAATTTTCTTAAACGGGTCGGGTCATTATATAACTTAGCATAGAAGTCAATTACCTCGTTAAGGTCACAGAATCCTTTTCTAGACCTATAATCCTTGTCCTTTTCTAATTCTATCTTTTCTATATTATATTGATTGTATCTAAATACAAGATTAGTCAAATCGTCCTCTTTTCTATTTCTTAGGAAAGTTCTAACGTTGTCAAGTCTATTAGAGGTAAAGACATCTCCTTCTTTTCTAAATTCAGCTCCCTATGCGGTAGATAGGAAAGCCATAAGTTTTTCCATCTTAGTTACTACACTAGCCTAGATTTTATTGTGGGCAGAAAAGAAAGTATTCTTATATAGGTCTATAAGTTCCTAATTCTTATCTGTCATCAAATCCATAATGTTGTCACTGAACATGGATAGATTAGACATATAATTTAGGAAGTTTGTCTTGTCAGAATACACCGTAGGCTAGAAACATACCTTTCCAGTTTTCAAGAAGGAGCTATAAAATTTGTCTAATATAGCGTGTTGAAATAGCTCAGATGAGGACATATCCCTAACTGACTTAACGTCCCCTATTGGGGTAGTTATTTCTCCATCAATTACAGGGTCTATATCAATAGAGCTAGGATTCTATACAAATAATAGAGAGGTAGCAGCGCCTCCTTCTTGACTTTGTTGGTGCAGACGCCTATTTAATTCAGAACCTAGCCTGGATATACTATAATTAGAAACGCTAGAGCCTGCCTTGTTTAAGGATGTAGACCTAACGGCTCTACCAGATGCCTCTACAAAACTCCTTGCTAAGTCACTCATAGCTTTATCTCTAGTAGTTACAGGCTTAAAATAAACTCTATTAGCTTGAATATCGAAAACATCAGATGATGGTTTCTTAGATTCTCTGTTAAACAAACTGGTGTATTTAGAGTTCTCCATTAAGAACTATTTCAAATCCTAATCCCCAGCTAATTTAATTTGATTATCAATGTCAGCAGTTCTAATAGCCAGCTTCAAGAAATGGTTGAGATAATTCTTAGAAAACAAACTATTTTTTGGATTAAACTCGTATTTGTCCTTATAACCCTGTAATGCTTCTAATCCCTTATCTGATAAGAAATTTGTATCTAGGTAGTAGTCAAACATTTCTAACAGATTATTTAGAACTGTCTCATATTCATTTAATAATTCCTTATTTTGGAGAACTTTATTGCTAAAGTCTCTAAGATTTATATTAGCTAAGACGTCCAGTATTGGGACTTCCTTTCCATTAATTTCTACAGTAGAGTTTTCTAGTTCTAGATTATCCATAGTAGAGAAAAGTCCTTCCATATTAGAAGCGCCTTGATAATATCTAAATCCAAAGGTATATGGGGTTCCTTCTTTTCCAGCAAGTTCTACTTTAGATACAAATTTTCCTGTAGAATCTGGTACAGAAGTATAGTTATATTTAGTTAATCTATCTTCTCCTAGTTTGTTTGTTTGTCTTGTCTTACTTCTAAAAGTAATTCTTTCAACTAAGTCAAATAAATCGGCATCCCAGTTAAACTTCTACTTAACAGTAAATGATGATTTAGAGGATTGTAGATTACAATCTATATAGTTGTTATTTACGTTTCTGTAGATAATAGCACACAAATCTGAAACTGTTTCCAAGAACTTGGTTCCGTATTTCAGATTATCATTAACTCTACTCAACTCTATAGAAATGTTTGAATTAGGATTATCTCTATTCAATACCTCATTATAGAACGAATATAATATATTCTTATGCTGCTCAGAGAAAAGATTCTCATTTCTCATAAAGTCAATCATTCTACCTCTAGAGTTTTGAATAGCCTAAGGTTTGAATAATACTTCAAGAATATCTATAATATTGTCTAGTACGTTAACATTCTAGGTATTAATAAGATCTTTTAATACACCTATAACTGCTTTACTGTTACTATCACTTATGTCAAAGTTGATATTGTTATTTAGCACATCAGCTAAAAGGGACTGCCATGCCTACATTAGAGATGTCATATCTAAAGTCTGTGGGAGTAACTGATGAGATTCATTATACTTATAAATAAATATAGTATCTAACATATCTTTCACTCCGATACTAGTATGAGCTTCACTACCTTCATTATTGGCAGTTTCCCATCCTGCCTTTTGGTGAGAATGAGACTCTCTTAATGTGTATTTCTTAGCATTCTATCTTTGAGGCTCTACATTATTTAGGAATCCTCTTTCTATACCTATACTACTTCCTAGTTTCTGAGAAAGTAGATCATCAAACTGCGTAAGGGATATATAATCATTTACATAATTCAGTAAATCATCCTTTGGGTTTTCTATTTCCTATATTATAGGTAATACCTAGTCACCATAATCAGCACCCCTTTCTATTTCCTTTAGAAGCTTATCCTTAATCTCTAAGTAATAGTTAGAGAATCTATTAGCTAAAAACAGCTAATTTTTAGCTTCTGAATTAACATAGTTAGTGTTATATTTGTTATTAAACCATGTATTTAGTTTAGGATTATCCAACACGGTTTTTATCAACTGTCTGTATAGATATTCCTACTATATTTTATTCTTTTGAAGAATTTTATCCTCTAACTACTAGTTGAACTTTGTGTTTCTATTAGGGTCCTATAGCACATATCTCTTGAATGCGTCTATGACATAGTAGTACTAGCTAGAGTTTAACATTCCATTACTATACATGGTTGTAATAGATTGTAAAACAGAATCGTTTGGGAACTATTCTTTTAGGTGTCCAAGGATGTTCTCGAATTTTCCCTCCTTATAGTCCACAATTCTCTTATTAACTTCCTCTGAAGTTAATTCATATTTAGTTTTTAGATAGTTATTATAGATAAGCTTCTATTTAAGTTCTCTACCGAAACTATCTGTCACCTCTTGGATTAGACCTGTATTTATCGGCCCGTATATTTCTAGTAGAGTATCTTCTACTTTCTGTAATTTTCTTGCTTCCTGACTTTGATCCGTCTCCATTTCCTTTTCAGTCTCAGAAATCTGAGTTGTCACTTCTCCGACACTATTCATGTCGAAGAAGGTTGACAACACAATATTTCTAAACTTCATGGCTTTCTCTGGTAATTTGTCTAAGGAAGAATTAGCTAATCCACAAACTATATTATTAACATCATCAATAAAGTTTCTAGAAATTTCGTCTAGATTTTCATTATCGGTTAGTAATAATCTCTTATCCTAACCATCTTTAGATTTGTATTTGAACTCTAAAGTCTTTATAATTCTATCTTCTATTCCAGGTCTATTGATTTGATTATATAATAACTTAAGGTCTGAGGCTAATTGCTAATAACTCTTTTTGTCATATTTAACATTACAAGCTGCCATATTCATTTATTTTTAAAAACATGTAGTATCTACATATAATAGATAATCGGATAAACTCCATTTCATATCAGAATCTTCTAATTGCTCTATCTTATTATTTAGTGTATCTTTCATACTTACTAACAACTCCAAATAACTTTCTACATTAGAGGAATTAGATAACATTTGAATATCTGCATCATTTGGGAATGATTCCTCTAACTAATTCAAGAAGTCCTAGTGTGTCATTATGTCAGCTCCCATTGGGTCTACAACCATTGAGTTAAAGGACTGCCCAGTAATTTCTTCTACAGAATTAGTCTTATTAGGAGTAGCAGTTATATACATATCTCCAGTATCTAAACTCAATTCTCCAGTTCCGTTATTGTTGTCAGTATATATTACTTTTCCATTTTCGTATTTAACATCTTGTATAGTAGTTCCTCCAAGTTGGAGATTAATTAATTCTACTATGTTATCTACAGATGTTCCATTTTTAAAGAAGTTGATTAATTTCCTATTATTCTAGATAGTAGTATATTCGGAATAACTCTACTCATTATCTTCTTTTCCCTCATTAAGGAGGTAGTTCTGGAATCTTACTTTATCCTATTCGTCAGTAATCCTAGATGAGTATCCTATCTACTATTCTATAGGATTCTATACTTTAGTTTCTTCCTTTAGCTATCTTTTTCCTCCATCTAATAACTTAGAGAGATTAATTGCTATACCTCCAGAGACCACATCTACATCCACATCGAAGAAGACCGGATTAGTTCCACATCTTAAGAATGCGTAATCCTATCCATTCTATCCTCTAACGTTTATTTGTTTATAATCCTAACTAGTTTCTAAATCAGGGTCAACGAATATCCCGTATTTAAATGGAGCTTCTTCAGTATAAGCATGAGGAGATTCTAAGCTCTAAACAGTTCCGTGGAAAATCAAGTTGAACATATTAAATAGAGTATTGTCGTTTCCTTTTCTCTCTAACATTCCTGTTCTAAACATAGACGAAATGTCAAAATCAAACTTATCGGTATTGTTTTTTGTATCAATAGTAGTAATACTAATTAATCCATTAACGTTATTGTTAGTTTGATATATTCTTGATTTGGAAGCTATAGCAGAAATAGCCTTCGGGAAAAAGCTAAACATTGACTCTGCCGGGATAGTTGAGGTGGCTATAATATTACCACTGTTGTCAGTTTCTCCTATAACAATATTCTTATTATTAGTATGAATAAGTCCTGACAAATTCCTCTTCTACTCATTCTTTCCTATATACTCATTTGTAGCATAATTAGAACCATCGGGTTTAGCCAGTCTAGTAGCCATAGGCTTAAATTCTAAACCTACTGTTTTAAAAGCTTTAGGAGGTTCATTAGCAGTTAACTATTCTAGTATAGAAGATAGAACAGAGTGATATTTATGAGCATACTCTTCTTCTATAGCCAACATGTTAGCCTCATTCTTTCCATATACTTTAGAATTACTTACGTCAAAGGCTCTTACATATCCTCCTACGTTTGTATTAGTTAGGTCAATTCCCAGCCTAAAAGTAGGTATATCTTTGCAGTATTCCTAGTTAAACTTTATTAAGTTTTCTAAGTCAGCAGCGGTTACTTTATATCTATTTAATAAAGCTTCTACCTTTGAATTTCCAGCATTTAAGTGCGTTGTCCAATTTTTTCCATAGCTATCAAATAGTTCTGACTCAACTTTAGTAATATCTAATATCTTTTTGCTTGTGTATCCATTCTCCTGTTTCCACCTGTCTAATTGTGATATGAAATTTTCTAGACCAGCTCTAAAGTTCCACATCGCTGTAAACATTCTAACCCCTAAGGTATCCATCCTCCAAGGTTTTTTCTATTTTTCTCCCTCTCCAGTAAGCTAAGACTAAATTCTATGAGTTATTAACTCTGTAAAGCTCAAACCATGATTATTAAGAACTACCATTCTCACCTCTGGGGTATGGGCATCAGGATTTCTCTTTTGTTCTATATATCTATCTGGTAACTCCTCTGGGGTAAGATTAGTATTAGACGACACAAATACTACAGCTTTACCAAAAACTGATTCTGATACTTTTCCTTTTAGAATATCAGATTTGTTTCCAACTATATATACTGGAGATACAACCTTTCTTTTATCAGTATCTAGGAAATTGTTATAATCAGAAATATAATTTCCATCCTAGTCTACTCTATTATTTTCTATAGTAGCTACACTAAGAGTTCCTCCTAATCTTCTAGGAGTTTTTCTCTTAACTAATCTAGTAGTCTAGTGGGATTGGTACATATCAGGGGAAAGTTCTATAGAATGTCCTTCTGGATGTTCCTTAACTATTCTCCTAATAAATTGTTCATACTGTTTAACTGATTCACTTAGATTATCTCTAAATCTTTCAGCTTTAGCTCTATTGGTTCCAGTGATTTTTCCGTCCCTAATCTTCTGATTTATTTTGTCTTTAATAGCTTGCTAAACATTGGGCTATTTAAGATTATTGAAATCAGAAAGTAGGCATATGTCAAATACTGCCGAGAATGGAGTATCCTAAATAGTCTTACTTAATCCATCTAATCTACAAGTAATAGATACTATATAAGGAGTTCCATCAATATCTATATATGTAGGTTTAAGATCAGTTCCTATTCCGAAATTATCAGAGTCTGTAGCTTTTCTAACTTCCAACTAGAGCTTTCTGTTAGTCCAAGCCTCACTAAATCCTAATAGAGATGTTAATGCGGGGTCTGTAATATTTCCTCCAAATATAACAGAACTCTGAACCTTAGTAATAATATCCTGATATCTCTATTTATCAACTCTTTTAGTAATAGGATCTGTACCATCATAGATAGCATTAATATTTCTTCTCACAGAGGTCTTTTCTCCAGGAAGCCAAGCTGGGTATCTTCTTTCTGTACCATCTGGATTGACCATAGTTTCCTATAGTCCGGTAATAGGTACTACAGTATTAGCTTCTATTAATAAGTCAGAAAATTCTGACATTTCCACATCCTATCTCTCTGCCTAGTTCTATTCAGTGAAGTCATTATAAATTTTCTGTTTACTGTCTTCTAGTTGCTGAGTCACCTATTCTATAGTAGCTTCTGGATTGAACTCAGGAGTATTGTCTACCACTGGAGATATAACTAATTCAGTTCCCTCCTATTTAACCTCTGGTTCTTCTTTAACCTGTGGTACTTCTTCCTATGTAGCTTGGGACAAGTCTAGATTTTCCAATGCTTTAGAGTAATTGTCTCTAAATAGCTAAACCTGATTAGCCAAACTAAATCCTATGGATTTTATATCATCCTAAGTATTAGCTCCTACTAACCCAGCTAGACCTCTATCTAAAAAGATGGAAGCTGTTTTACCTCTAGACATTAGTGTGTAGAATCTTTTTAGGAAAGTTACCTTCTTATATGAATCTAATCCATCTAAGTCTACAGATAAATCTATATTGTCTATAATAACATAGTCAAATTCTTGTCCCTACATAAATTTCTTCCCTGGAACAATAGTCTCAGTTAATGGTTCTCCCAGATTGGTAAATCCAGCATCTTTAAGTTTTTGATATGCAGGAGAGTTAGCATCTCCAATGAACCCTATACTAGCATTCTTGTGCTTATCACTAAGCAATGTTTTTATTACTTCGTCTATATTTCCGCCAATAAGGTCTCCGTTTATATCATCTTCTTTATTATAAACTCTAAGATTTAATTTTCTTATCAAATTAGGGAGTTTACCTTCTAAATCACTCCACGCCTAACTGTCTCCGGCTTCCCAAATATCATTTATAGTATCTAGTAATGCCGAGACCTTATTGTTATTATTCTATTTCTACACGTTAGAAGTCCTCAAAGATTCCTACAGTTTAGAAGTTCTAGTAGCAAATATATCAGAGGTTTTTAGGTTTTCTATCTATCCGTTCTAATATCCTGATTGATTGGAATCACTGGCCAAGAAAACAGTACCTCCAACTCTATCAGCATATTCGTCTAGAAGTGCTATCTAAAGAGTATTCATGTGTGCGGCTTCGTCTACGAATATTAGAGGGGAAGTTATATCAGGATTGAATTTTATTTTATTAACCTTTAAGTCAATCTTTGCTCCTGATAACTCATTAGGTCTATCCTAATTCTATATTACAAAATAATCGGTTTCTACTTTATAATTTTTCTCTTTTGCATGCTTATTTATTTCAGAAACAGCTTTCTGGAAGGACTCACTAATATTATCCCACTCAGGAAGTAACTTACTAAATATACCTGTATCTCCGTCTATAGTATAAGACATACCCTCATTAAGAGAGTTCTGCAGTTTAACAGCTTGAGAAGTAGTCGGACCTATTACCAAAGCATCCTACTCATAAAATCTTTGTCTTATATTTCTCAGTACTACTTCTGTTTTACCAGCACCAGCTACCCCATTTATATATACAACATTTGGAGTAACAGTTCTCTTAGGATTAATTAATTTAGCTAAAGCTTTAAATCCAGCTTTATAAGCTTTAGTGTGTGCAGCCTCCCCTAATCTAGATATGTTCTACTATACAGTTAGCGGAGCTATATCCTCATTATCTTTAATGAAATTTTGTACAGATTTGTAGTAATTAGAAGGATTATCAGAAAGGATTGATAGCAAATATAGTGCTTTATCATACTTAGTAAATTCACTAAGACTTTCATTTAGCTTACTAGTTTGTTGCTTTTCTAATTCTGAGTAGCTGCCTAAATACTTCTTCCAGAAGTCTGAGTTATCAAAGAACTATTCTGGAGTCCATCCAGTCTCTTTTAATATTTTGTTGAAGTTGCTGTAAAGGGTTTGCTCAAACTAAAATACCTAACTTAATTGATTGTCTGGATTATCAGTATCAAATGGAGATAGTGAATCTAGCCCTTCACTTAAATCATATTGTTTATCTCCTACAGTAAACTGGAAAGATAGATTTTTTCCCAGTTCATAATGTAGTCTGTTAACAATACTTTCAGTATCAACAAGCCGTCTTAACTTATTCATACTATTATTCTCCGACATTCTCTTCCATATTTCTATTTCAGTATTAAGGTTATTTACTTCATCCTATAATACCTAAGCATACTCCTAACTTATTTCAGGAAGTGGCTCCCATTCCCTAGTTAATACGTCTCTATGAGAATTAGCAAACTCGTTTATCTACTTATTCTATCCAAAGTAGTGAGTTCCATCTGGTGATGTAGAAGCTGAATATATGTATGCTGACATCAACTCTAATGCCTTCTGTGCATTGTCTAGTTGCTTAGACTATGTATCATTTAACTCAAATGCATCTAGCTTATCCTGAGCAACGTAATCCTTGTAGACCTAATCTAGAATATAATTCATATTAAATATTTCTTCCTGATTGTCTGACATTTCCTTAGTAATAGAAGACAATATATTTTCTAGAGGACTGTGAGAATTAACTTTTAATTTATTGTAAAATGAGTATACGGGGTTTTTCTGTATTCTAGATGATAGAGTATTAGTATATCTGCTCAATGTAGATAACTGTTTTTTTACAGTATCACCTACTGAATCAACAATATCTCCTCCAACTAATATTTTCATCTTGGAATCTTTTCCGAACTACATTGGAGTATTTTGTAAAGCAGCATTTAATATTTCTGGTAATGCAGAAGATTTTTCAAAGAAATATTGATATGTAGAAGACGTAGGATCGTTTAATCCCTTGATTACATCGTCTATAGTAAGAACATCTCTAAGCTACTCATCTTCGTTTACAACTTGGTTTCCGAACCCGTTAAAAATCTCCTATATAGTCTATTGAGAAGTCTTAAACTAAATAGGTATAGCATTATATAACTCCATCTAAGCCTATTGCTCTATTTCTGGGCTTTCTGCTTCCTAATACCTCTACCTAGCAGATTCTATATTTGCTATTATTTGTTCCTTATTCTCTATATTAGATTCTGATATTGATTTAAGTACTTTTTTTATATTTACTGGCTAAGTAGCTTTACCTACGCTTACTAGAGTTTCTAAAGGTGGGATAATATCATTCAGCGTGCTCATGATTTTATTAGCTTCTTCCTTTACTATAGTATAATGTTTGTCCTATAACTACTATTGAATATCATCAATATTGGATAAGTCTTCTCTTAACTCTGACAGAATATTTCTATAAGGAGAAGCATCAAATCTACTCCCCTAATCTAGGAATGGATACTGCATTTCTTTTTTTATGATATCTTTAAGCCTATATCTAATATTCTATACTATAGTTCTATTAGTGGAGCTATCTACGGAATAGTTGATAGGTCTTAATATATCATCAAATTGCTATATATACTGTGCTAAAACCTAGTTGTTTAAATCAAATACCTTCTGCTATCTTTGATAGTATTTCTGTATTTCATCAGGGGTTGTAGTGTTATTTCTAGCATTGTATTCCTCCTCAGATTCCTCAATTCCATTCTGGTCTACAAGTCTGGAATCCATTGTATAAAATGGTTTATCATTAAGATACTTGTCTAGTGATAAATCCTCTTTATTATATAGTTGACTTAATGAATTAAATATACTTTTATACTAATTAGCATTGTCTTGCTAAGCAAGCATCTAAGGAGCTATAGTCTTTTCAAAAGCTTTATATGCTAAGAAAGCTTTGTCTAAGTCTTTTAGCATTACTTCCTTTACGTGGTCATTCCACTAGTTATTTAAGTCTATCTAATCCTTTATAGTAAGTTCCTAGGTAGGGTCTATCTTATTAAGTATCCATTTAGTTCTATCAAGTCCTAAAAATGCAGAATTTAAAACTGGGTCAAGAGCAAAGTTAAGTTTTCTAGTATAATCAAGAGACATATCTCCAGACAAGAAATCATTTATTCTTTTCTAAGCATTGTCTACAGCAGTTTGAAATGGTTGTAGATTGGCTACCTTTGCCTACTTTTCTGCATCTGTTGGGGAATCAGTTAATCTTCCAGTTAAAGTACCGTCTGCGGTCTCTGCAGCCTTATTGTAAGTTTCTTTGGCCTATAGTAGCTAGTTCTATAGTTTACTAAATTCCTAATAGTATCCAGTTACATGTGAAGCATTTTTGTATTCTTGATACCTAGCTTCCTAAAGAACCATCTTATCAAATAACTAATCCTAACTAAGTTTAGTTCCACTTCCTACTATAGCTGCTTCCAAAGAGTTAATTTTTTCTATTACTCTATTACCTACCTATTGATTCTAAGATTCTTCATTCTTATCTGTACTAAGCCAGGTAATATTACCTGCAGCATCCTAAGAATACTGAGTTCCTGAGATTTTAGTATTGCCTGCTTTTCCTTTAGATACATATCCTTTGACTAGATTTCTTAGCTCCTAGGCCTTTCCTTCATTAATAAGGGTTACTAGATCTTTGTCTCTAGTTTTATTAAAGCCCTTATACTTTTCTACTCCGTAGAATAATCCTCCACCAATAGTACCTCCAAGTAGAGACATTGAGTATCTCTCTAACATATTCTCAAAAGCTCCAGTGTCTTTAACGCTCTTATCATACATCCCTAAATCTCCAAGTAGAGAATACGTAGCCTTAGTTAAGTCTGTTACTAATTCTTCACTTACTTCTTCTAAACCTTCTCCAAGAGCTTTACCTACTCCACCTAGATTGTGGTCTTTAAGATTTTCTACAAATGTTTCTGCAGCTCTCTTTCCAAAAGCCGCACCTTTTTTGTACCAGTTGCCAGGACTATCCTTAGTTCCGGGTTTATATATAGTATCGAGAGCATCCTTTAGTTCTTTCTTTACAGCCTAGCGTCCCTACTTAATAGATTCAGCAGTAAGATCATCATAGAATACTTCACCTAGATGTGCGAATCTATCTACACTAAACATAGCAGCAGTACTACCCAAAGCTACCCAAGCAGCTTCCTTTTTTGTAGCTCCTCTTTCTAACATATCAGAATATACATCTGTATTAGAAATTAATGCCATATAGGCTAGTGCTAAATCAGCCCCTAGTCTTTGTTTCTTTCTCATTGTTTCTACTACTGGGTCATAGTATTTTTTCATACATAATTGACCAAGAGTAGACTACTTCCATAATTCGTCAGATGGAGCTTCTAATCCTTTTAAACTTCCCCCAACTTTAGATTTGTAAAGTTCAAAAGCTTGTTCCTCTGCTTTCTTAAGAGCCTTCTTGTCACCAAACCAAGTTACTGCCTTTGCTATTTGTTTTTGCTATCCCCATTGTAAAGCTATATCAGAAATCAAATTAGCCAGGTTCTCAAATGAGAATGTATGCTCACTGCTCCATACAGAGTTAGTAGTAGATAATGATTCTCCTACAGCTGCTGCTCTATTCATCCATTTAGGAGTTTGATTATCTCCTGAACCAAATAGGTTAGTCACCACGCTATGTAACATAGGTAGTGTTTTAGTTAACTCTTTAGCTATTATGGCTTTATAATAATATGGAGCTGCAGGAGTAAACATAGGTGCTATTAATGCTATATTTTTAGCAATTACTCCTGCAGTACTCTTTTCTAAGTCATCAGAATCAAAGAAGTCTATTTTATTTAATGCAGAGTCCTCTTTAGTAAGAATGTTAGCAGCAGATAACACTGTCTTTCCCAATGGGGAACGTCCATTTAACTTTTCGTAATAATAGGTTCCTTCAGGATTAAGTTTATATTCTCCTTTTTTATGTTTATTTCCCTATTCATCTACTTCGTCCTCTTCATACTGCGCTAATACTAGAGGATCTTTAAATAGGTTGCTAACCCACTTTATAGGATTACTAAATAGGGCATAATCCTCAGGAGTAGTATTTTCATACTCTCCAGTCTCCGGATTGAATATTTTCTAAGATTGAGCTAACTCCTATTCTGATTTAGTTCTCTTACTAGTGGTTCTCTAACCTTCCACACCAATCTATACCCTATCAGGATTATAAGTTGGCCCTAATGTAAATTTACTATCTTTGACCTTTGCATCAGCTCTATTACTTGCAGTATCAAAAGCATCTAGTTCTATTCCAGTAGGAAATTCATTATTCTAAAAATCTCTCCATCTGGATGCTTGTATTTCGTAAAATTTATCAAACTTTTCTCTAGAGAAACTACCGTTCGTATCTTTAAATAGAGCGTTATCTTTTATAAAGTTTGATTTCAAATACTAATCCTTACTTAGAAACTGAGTATTTTTAGTATTTAAACCTCCAATGGAAACTAAATCATCTATATCTAAGGTAGGATTACTTAAGCTTGATAATATCCAATCGTTTTCAAACATAATTAATTATTTAATAGTAAAGAAGGATCTGCCTTCTGGAAAGTTACATCTCTTCTCTGATATTCTTTTTCTAGCATCTATCCAGTGTTTGTATCAAGTTTTTGATTTCCTCCTAAAGCTGCAGCCATTTTATTCATATTAAGAGGAATATAAATATTTCCCTTAAAGATATGGTCGTAACTATTTATAAATTCCGGCATTAGCCATTCTGTCCAATCATACTCATCAATGTCTGGATATTTAGTATCTTTACCAGAACCAACTGCTAAACTTGTTTTTAGTTGTTCTACTAAATTAGGAGTTTGTTTAACTTCTGTTACAAACTTATTTTGTTTTTTGTCAATGTCTATCATGTTGTCAGTAGTCATTCCTGACGCCACAAGGAAAGGAGCAAACTTAGACATATCCAGCTCCCCAGTAGGTTTAACTAATGATGTAAGCCCTGGATACTTCTCAGTATCTCCGAATATTTTTAGTCTATCTTCGTCTGTCTGACTACTTAGTAGAAACTCAGCCTATGCTTTAGAATATTCCTCCAACAAATCAAAGTTAGGAGAACCATCGGAATGAACTGGTAAATTTACTCTTAGTAATCCCTTACCATCATATGCTATACTTAGTAAAGAGTCGAGGTCAACTTTTTGATTTCCGAAATATACTCCATTATCAGCATTAATAATTGAACGTAACCCAGAATCATTAAGCATATTTTCCATAGATGTTCTGCCTATATGATTTCCTTTAGTATCTTTTACCTATTCATACGCTGTACCTTGTACAGTCAATCCTACCCCAGAGCTATTATCTAACTAATAAATGGTATCATGACCTCCATGACTAGCCTATATCTAAGTTACTAGGTCAGCATCTAGATTTTCTCCAACGCCTTCCTTACCCTTGCTTGAACTATTAGAATCATCTAAGTCTAAAGAGAAATCTGTAGTAGAGCTAAGCCTAGAGTTTATTAATGTCTAAACTAATTCTATTGCTTCTGCATCAGTCCCATTCTAAGTTTTTGTCTTTAGCAACGTTTTAGCATTAGCTGGTAGAGTAGAGTATATATAACTAAGAGCAGCCTATGCTTGCATAGCCTAATTCTTAGTTAGTAGTTTTCCTTTATATAAGTTATCTACAGTAGCATTATAGTTTCCGGACTGCTATTGAGCATTCATAAATTCTTGTAACCCATTAACTAATTGACTTGCCTGAGTCCTAGCAAATCCTTCATTTGATTCGGAAGTAGCACCTAGATTTCCTATACTATCTTGTATCATTTTAGTAACAGACTCTATTCCTATTCCATTCTTTACTACCTTAAGTAGTTCATTATTATTTGCTAACTAGGGAGACTATGCTCTATAATATAACAATTCTGAGTTTGTCAAAGGTTGGTATTCGGGATTCTCCTTTAGTTGGTCTAAAGAGAGAAGTTGGAAATCTCCCTCGCTATTAGAGCAGAAGATTTGACCTCTATCAGTAATTGCAAGCTCATTAATTCCTCCATTATCACTAACAGTCTTAAGTGCATCCTTATAAACTTCGTGATTAAAATTAGCAGTTTTCATTTGCTACAAAGCCTATAAATATCTAGATGCAATATTGGAAGTACTGGGGAATGGACTATACTATTGGTCTATGTAAAAATTCTGTAGAGTTTCTGTTAAAACAGCCATATCACTAGGAAGTCCATCTAGCTTTTCTAACATCTTTAATAAGTCTTTATCTGTTAAATCAGTAGTTTCCTGATTGTCGCTAGGAGCTGCAGAAGCTCCAGTAGCTGCCCCACCAGTAACTGTTACTGGCTGATAAGAAACAAGAGGGGGAAGGGCGTTCCCCCCTTGCTATAGTCTTAGTATCATTTTATCATTGAAGCTTTTATAATTCCATACAAACTCTTAGACAATCTGTCTATTGCCTTTTCATTTCTGTCAATAGTTTCCTTTATTTGTTTCTGGAACCTCTCTGCATCAGCAGTTTTGGCTTCTATTCCAGCTACTGCTATTTTAGAACCATTCTTAGCAGAAACTACTCCTCCTTTTTTGATTATGCTAATCTATTCTGGAATACTTTGCATAGATTTTCCAGACCATCTTGTACTAGGAATATTATAGTGCTATCTTAGCTATTCATTCTCTACCCTAGATACCTTCTGCATAGCTAATCTATATTGGTTAAATTCATTAGGTTGTAAGCTAGAAGGATTAGTTCCGGATAGGACTTTGTTCCATACCGATAATTCTTCTGCACTTAATCCAGCACCATATTCATTTGGAGCATAATTGACAGCATTATGAATATCAGAACGGGCAAAATTATCTGTGAGTGCTTTATTTTCCTACTGCTTAACTCTTTCGTCATATTCTAACTATTGTCCTACAACATCCCAAATATTAAACTTCTTAGATAGATATGCCTATTCAAATTTGCTCTTATCCTATTCTACACCCCACTACTATGCTCTATTAAACATAGCAGTTTCATGTCTATTAGCAGCATTTTCTTTTTCCTACTACCAAGCAAGTTCATCGTACTATCTTTGAACCTAATTACTCTTCTCTTTTCCAGCCGTTCTAGCTTCTTGTCCCTAAACCTCAGCCTACAACTATGTTGCAGTTTGTAAACTTCCATCAGAAGTTATAGGTCTACTAGCTAATCTTCTAAGATTAGCATAGTTACGCTCTCCTTGCATTTCTGCATCTAAATCGCTTCTAGTATAACGATGTACTTCGAATGGGTCTTTCAATAGTGGAACTACAGATTCTTTAGCTAAATCAGTAATTCTCCTATTCATTCTATCAGCATACACCGCTCTTGGTAATCCATAAGCTATAGTGGGATTAATATTACTAAAGAACGATTTGTTCTGTTTGTTATCATCACTAGGTTCTTGAGAAGGTTGTATTGCCGAGGTTGCAGGAGTTTCTGGTTGGTTCCATACTGCTATATCCCCATTGGCTTTTTTGTAGACATATCCAAAGTTTCCATCTCCTAAGTCTATTTTATGGATTCTTGATTTCTTTTCCTCATCGGACAAGTTATCAAATTCTTTCTCATATCTATCCATTCTTCTCAGCCAGGTAGATGAACCAACAATATCCTCCAAATTAGAGTCATAACCAATATTCCATACATTATTAGAGTTATCACTTCTGTTTCCAAACATATTCTTAAATAGTCTATTATGCTCCTAAGCTCCAGACTATTTATATGTTCTTTCCTAGTCCCAATATCCTCTAATTTTAGCTGCATTAGCATTGTATGCACTTACGTAATCATCCAGAGATTTTCCCTTAAAAGAAGAATCATAATATGATTGTAAGTCCTATCCTACTAGATTCGGATTGGAAGTATAAGAATTATTTTTAGTATAAGCCTCATTCAAATCCCCAGCTCTATAATGCCCAACATTCTCGTTAGTAATAGACGGTCCAGCCAATGACTAATTCAATGAATTATTCCAACCAGTTAAATTCTAAAATTTATAAAGTTTGGAATACCATTCTGGGAATTTTCCAGCGTTTTGAAATTTTCTTACTCTAACAAGATCTAGAGTACCACCATCTTCACGTTTAACAGTTCTTCTATCATCCCTTGATGTTTTCTTTTTCTTGTTAGATTGTCTATGAGGAAGTTCTCTATTTCTGAAAGCTTCAATAACGTCGTATCTTCTCTAGTTAAACAGTCTATTATACATATCCTATTTAGCTTTATAAGCTGCCCCTGTGAGAGGTCTTTTATACTATGGTGCTCCATATAGATTGAACGCCTATCTAACATTTCTATATGCTTCCTCAGATTGAAGTCTTGCACTCCTTTCTGGGTTAGCTTCTATGGCTCTCTATAATCTCTATTCTCCAATATCCTTTCCAAGTCTCTCTCTTTCAGCTCTAGCTAAACCTTCTCTGATTCTATCATAGTTGAATGGAGACTATTGAGGTTGTTCAATCCTAACCTACTATTTTGGTATAATAGCTGGAGGATTAGATATAAGAGGTCTAGACGGATTAACAGTAGGAATAGCACGGGAGAATCCCATAATGAATCTAGCCTAATTAGCATCAGGCGATACTATTTCTCCCTATCCTGTTGGTACGGCAAGTCTTTGCTATCTAGTAGCCTCTGCCAATTCATCCTTAGCTCTCTTGATGTCATCTTCTACAGAAGTAAATTTTCCTTCTCTCTTAGCATCCTTATATCTCTATAAGCGTGCTTGGAATGAATTATCAGTACCATCACTAGCCCTATTCTAACGTCTTTGATTTAGAGTCTATATTTCCTATTCAGTAAGCTTTCCTTTTCCCGATTTAACTCTCTATCTATTAATAGTAGCTATTTCCTAAGAAGTAAGTTTTCCAGTTTGAGAACTAAGTTCTCTTAATTTGCTAATATCAAACGTACTTCTCTATTTATTACCTTCAGTTGCTTTACCTTTAGCTCTGTTGTATGCTTGTGGATGAATAACTCTATTGTAGGCATCTCTAACTGCTGGAATTCTTAATGAGGGTATATTTCTAGTTCCTAGCCATTTTTCTCCGGGACCAAACGTATGCTATATAGGAAGATCTCCAGAATAAGTAGTTACTGGTTTGTCAAAGTCATAGTAATAGTTTTCAGAAGTTATATCTGCTTTCCCTTTACCTTTTCCTAAGCCAAATCTTTTCCTACTTTCAGCTAGCGTTACGTTGTAAGGACTAAGAATGGTATTCTATTCTTTAATAGTAGCTGCCTCTCTAAGTTTTTTCATATCCTGTTCGGATATTCTTCTATATCCTTGTTCAGTCTTTAACCATTCATCATTGGTCCTAGCAGCATCAACATGAGATTTAGCCTTAGACGCTCTATGAGTAGCAGCGGTACCTCCTAATACTATCTAAATTCCATTAGCAATATTTCTCCAATCCTCTACTGTTAGTGATTCTGAGCTATTTAACTTGCTTAATGACTTGGTAATTTCTGGAGCATTTGATATACCCTGTGCTGTACTTATAATTGCCATTAATTTAGGAGCAAATCCAGCGATCGCTTTAATAGTCTTTGGAATCTTAGCAGCTCTAGCAAAAGGTATTAGAGATAGGGCATCTAGACCGTAACTTACAGCATTGTTTCCTAAGGATTCTAAAAATCCCATTCCTTCTGCCATATCTGCAGCCTAGTTTGCTGCAGTAGAGGCCATTCCTATACCAGCAGAAGCTACTGATCCTACACCAGTCATACTAGCTATTAAGCTAGCTACGTCACCTCCTATAGCCCCTAATCTAAGAAGGTCTGCTTTCGACCATTCTGTATGTGGAGCCTAGTCACTTTCTATCTATTCCTTAGTTCTTCCGGTAGCGTAAGATTTCTACTCAACTTTCTATTTTTCTTCCTATGCCTTGTTTCGTCTACTCTCCATATCTTTGAAAGTTCCCCCAAGCTAATGTTTTTGAGCTTCATTAGACTTTTTGTTTCTCTTGTCATATTCAGAGTATGCCATTCTTTTCTTTAACTCGTCATTTAATAGCATAGACTACTCTTGATATTGTCTAGTGTTAGGATTGTAAGCTATATAGGTCCAATTATCATAGTCTTCTGACCCCGGCAATACATAATATCCATTCGGCAAAATGCTCTTTCCCTGTTCATCTAAATACATTGGATTTATAAATAGGTCAGCCTAGGCTGCTAGGTCTAAGTTATTAGTTATATGCTATGCTGTAATGTCCGTACCATCTTGCAATATTAAATTGCTCTTACCTCTTATAAATTTACTAAGCTAAGGAATATTTATATACTACCGTATAGCCTCTCTAACAGCTTCTTTATTATTTGGGTCAGCATTAAACTTCTTAATTGCAGCTTCTTCTACTGCCTACCTAGTATAGGATAAAGGTAAAGGTATAGAAGGCTCTCTACTCTAAAATGGGTTTGAAGCCTAATACTATGAAAAAAACTTATCTCTATCAGCCTCGTACTATAACTAATTTCTCCTGTCTATTATCTTTTGGGCTTGTTGCTGCTATTGTATTTTCATTAGATCTTCTGCAGCCTATTGTACTTCGGTTTTCTTCTACTCCGCACCTGTGGCAAAGAATTTACTCAAAAACTCATTTCCTATCCCAGCCTAGTTAAGCGCTATAACATCCTCTGAGTTATATCCATTTTCTAAGTTCTATGCGGCTGCACGCAGTTTAGAAATGTAAGTCTCTCTATCTTTAAACGGAGTTCCAGAGAAGTCATAGTTCCCTACATTATTTAGATAATTTTCTATCTACTCCTTTAGGTAAGCTGCCCGATTAGTAGTACCTCTTAGTCCAGTTGTTTCGTCTAAAGTATCTTTTTCTAAATACGGACTTAGATTAAATTCCCCTCCAGCAGGGTTGTTAGCAGTCGTCCAATTAGCTAAAAATCCATGCTTAGATAGATTAAAAGCGTTAGATTGATTCTGTGTGGTCGGCTTATTTTTTCTTGCATCTCTTAATGCCGTGCCAACCTTATTAAAAAATGTTGCTACCTATCTATTAGCCGAAAATGTACTATATTTTTTCTACTAACGTTTTCCCATAGTATTCAAATCGTCAGTAGTTATTCTGTCTCCTTTGTCGTTATAATAATATTCTGATCCAACTGGGTCTATATCGTCATTGTCAGTATTACTTAGCTAACCAGTTGAATCTATTATTGATCCAGAAAAGTCAGTACTAAATCTGTTAGTGTTATTAGCAAGCTAATCTTGTAACCCTTTTAAAAAGTTATCATACGCGGAACGAAACTCCTATCTCTATCCCTCATTCCAATTCTAGGAATTTACATATGACTAATAGTTATGGTTAAGGTTACGAATGTAATCATTTAAATCCAATTCATCGTCTCCAAACTTATATTTCACAGAAGCCGACTTTTGATTTGTAGTTGGTGTAGCCATAATTCGTATATATTAAAAAGAAGGGGTACACCTAATTATATTTTAGATATACCCCTACGTGTTAAATTTGTTAAGCGTTTATACGTCTCACTAAACGACCGCCTCTGCGATAAACAGGTTCCCCTTCTGCTGGAGCTGGGGCAGCTTCCTGTGGGGCAGCTTCTTGTGGACTACCTCCACCTCCCAATGCTTCGATTAACATCTGACATACTTGCATAGCCATTTCGCAATCTTGTCCTTGAACAGCTTGCTATGCTCCTTGCAGTAACATAGCTGTTGGGTCTTCACCACCTTGAGGTGCTTGAGCAGGTGCTCCTGCAGGCATCGGTCCTCCTGCCTAAAACTTTCTTCCTAATTTCATAAATAAAAAATTTAAAATGTAATTAATGCACTAATTATCTATCTCTCTTATGTACTTCAATACTACATATTAAGATCTTCATAACCAAGAAATTTTGATACGATGTGTATATTATGAATTTTTGTCGTCAGAATTTTCTTCTTTTTCTTCTGGTACTTCAACATATTCTGGAGGACGAGTGTTTTGTCCTTTTATTACCTTGAATATATATTTACCAAGTGCTTTGCAATGTTTTTCATAATCTTTGTCCCTATTTTCATAGGCTCTTTTAGCCTTACGAATTAAGGTCTTTGTTTCTTTTCTACTGACAATTCTTTCCCCTCCCTAAAGATACATCTAAGTACTACCATCTGGAGCAAGTACTTTCATTACGTATTTGTCTAAGTCCTCAGAATCGTCTATCTCGAAGTCATCTCCTTCTACTATTCCAGAATCTTGATTAACTTCAAGAATGTATTTGGCATTCATAAAGGGAACTAGAGTCTCATCTTCTGGTTGAGCTTTATATACTAGTACTACCTCATCATCATCATTGATGGCTATCTAATCTAATGGAATTTTAGTATCTTTCATCCACATTTCCCTGGTATCTTCATCATCCCAAACAAATAAAGCTCCTCTGTCGGGAGGAAGATAGTCTATATTCATAAGACCCTTTCTCTTGTCCTCTTCAGACTCTAGCAAATCACATATATAAGACTTATCTCCTATATCAACTTTAACCTATTTCATACAACTTATTTCTATCCTCCATATATTTGTATTCCCTATATTTTCTTATATCTATCTGGATAGCCTTTTGCCAATTTTAGTGCCTACTCCTTCTATGTTTTAGCATCTCCTTCAGCTACAGCTTTCCCCCATTTAGGAAATGATTTCTTTAAATTGCCATAATGGTATCTCGCTTGAGCCATTAGTAAGCGAGGTCCTTCACTAATAGTATCTGGACGAGTTGTATAATCCTTCATATTGTCCATTAGTACTTTATCATGGGTTCTCATATCACTAACAGCTTGGTCTCTAGCTTCTTTTTCAGTCCATTTCCCTGCTAGTATTTTAGATTTTAAATGCTTATGAGGACCGTATGTAAAATCAGTACCATAGCCTGCTGTATCTTTATTGTAATTTCTAGCTATTCCATTCTCTATTCCTTTATTACGAGGATTTTCTAAATTCTTTATAAAATTAAAGGTATTAGAATAACCCAAAGGTTTCACCTGTCCTGGTTTTTCTTGTCTTTTATTAGATATGTCCCCTATTATTTTATTTACGAGAGGAGACGGATTTCCAGTAAGTAGAGTTGAGATAAGACTAGGACCATACTACTTAGCTGTATTTACTATGTCTATACTTGATTCTGCATTTGGATTCCAATTTAGTCTAAACCCCTCTTGAGCTTTAATAACTCCTCCTTTCTTAAAGCTATTAAATACTTTAGTTAATGAGTCTGCATAATTAGTAGCTTCTGCATATCTTCTCTTACCTTTATTAGCACCAGTAAGTTTGGCAGTGAACTTATTAATATCATCATTCTCATCAAAGTCATATAGTCTTTTTAAGAACTGTACCTTATCTGCTGCATACTCATCCATAGAGTTATAAGACCTAAATTTCTGCTTAATGGCTTCACCTTTAGCATTCTTATCATTACCAGTTACATAATCACCTTTCCATTTAGCTCCAGTAGTCAGATTACCGAAATTGAATTTACCTTGTGCAGAACGTCCCCAAGCACTTTCTAAAGCATCTTGTGATACCAGCATTCTAATTGCATTATCATTAGTGATACCAGCCTTCCTGTAAGAATTAGCAAGGTCAGTCGCCCATTTATTCTTGTCCTTGTATGGACTATTCCATTTTGCCTTAAATCCAGGAGCTTGAATAGAAGATATATAATATTTAGTAGTCGGATTATCAGCTGTCTCAGTAAGTGGTTCTTCAGTCTTTACAGTAGGAGCTTCTTGGTAGATAGGCTACTCAATAACTGGAATAGCTGGAATAGGTTTAGTAGGAGTCCTAACTTGCTTATATGATACTAATAAATCATTTAGGTCCATCTATTACTCCTCCTTTCTCTAACGTGCTAATCAGACCAGTTCGGTCTTCTGTATTAAATAATACTTGTTCAACTAATAACTTACCAGCCTCTATAGCTACTTCATCCTTTTCCTTCTAGGAATGTTCATGGTCAGTATATTTGGAATATAACTCCTCCAACTTTTTAGTAACCTCTAGAGTAAATATTATTTCATTCTTTTCTATTTCTGCCTATTGTTCTCCATCTTCATCAACCACTGGAATACCTTTCTAAGTTAATCCTTCAGAGTTTTCCATATGATGCTTATGAGCATGAAGAGCACCTTCTGGAATTATATTTTTCTAAGTTGTTTCTTCTACCTCTGTCTTCTCAGTTTCCGTTTTTCCTCCGCTCTTAAACTTCTTGGGAACATATTTATAATAGTCTTTAGATGTGTCTAAATCATACTACTTTCTAAACTAGATAGCTTCTGGGTCGTCAGAATTATACCACTCCAATTCATATTTAAGAGTTGGGTGATTTTTAGACTTCATAAATTCGTATTCTCCAGTTTCTGGATTGAGATATACAGAGTTTAGATGATTCTTTCCGTCTTTTAAATCTTTTATACTAGATGTTCTCCATGCCTCTAATTCTTCCATAGGGGCTAGTTCAAATGCTCTTCTTAGATTATACTAAGTAGTATCATTTCTATCCTTTGGTATCAAATTGTACCAAGACTCAAAAGTAATCTTTGGTGCAGCTCCTGTAATCCCGTCTACCGCCTTTCCTCCAGATTGAAGGATAACTGGACTCCATAGTGTCCCTCCTTCTTCAAACTGCTCTACCTCTTCTATTATCGTGGGTTGCCATTCTATCTCCTAAGTTTCTAAATTAACAGAACCATTAATCTATCCTCCAGTTTTGTATGTTGGTAAATTTAGTTTCTTAATTCTTTGTATCTTAGTTCCGAACTTAGCAGCTCTCATATATCTCTAATCATACCCACCATTCAGGTTGAAACTATATTGTAGATGATTTAGATCAGACATATTAGCAGCAATAGAAGCCCTGTCTGTAGCTTCTTTAGCTATCCCAGCCATAGTATTCTACTATGTTCTAGCAGTATCTATTTCCCTATTAGCTTTTCTCCTAGCTCCTCCGCTAAACAATCCATATTTCTTTCCAGCCTTATCAGAAGCATTCTCTATCTTCTTCACTGAACCTCCATACGAACCTCCTACATCTTCTATAGTATCTCTATCTATAGAGAACTCTTGTGTTTTTTTAGCACCGATAGCATTAACTAATCCAACAGGAGTTAACTTTATAAAATTGCTATCTAATATCTAATCTGTAGTTGTCATTTGGTCCGTTCCAACTCCCATAGAAGATAGTGCATCTCCTACAAATCCTCCTACCTTCATAGCTCCTCCGATAATAGTGCCAACTGGGGTGAATCCCATTAATGAAGTGGAAATCGCATCATATGCAGTATTTAGTCCAGTGGTCAGTCCGGAATCATTGTCGTGTACTCCGCCAAAAAATACATTTCTAGCAGTGTCTGCGGCAGTTCCAGCTATTCCACCTATACCAGCGGTTTTATTAACCCCTTTTAATCCTTTCAAGTTTTTTATCTAATCAGATATACTTAGGGCAGTAGAACCTAACTAGCCAACATTCATTAAAGCCTGATTACCAGACATTGCCCCAACCATCTAAAAGCCATTAGCCATAGAGCCTAAAATCTATCCAGAAGAATAACCCGATTTTTCCTATTGTGGAGAGGATTGCTATAACTATTGGGTTACTCCAGGTTTAGGGGTAGTAAGTTGAGATATTTTCTACATCCATTGCTTATTAGGGTCATTAAATGCTATCCCTCCTCTTCCTCCATTTGCAGCAGGATCCCAATACGTAAGCTACTATTGAGGATATCCCTATAATAAGGGAGTCTGAAGACCACTTTGGGCCTTCAGAACTCTTCTTACTTTGTTTATATTCATATTAACTATAACTAATTCTGTATACAGTATTTAAGAAATCTATAATAGCTAATTCTTCTCCAGAGTATCTAATTCTCACTTTTAAGAATTTGTCTTTAACATCTAATTCTTTTCTATTCTAAGCCTCACCAAAGTTGTACTTATATATGTTAACATCATCTAACCAATTAGTTAAATCCAAAGGACTCCAACTTCCATTACCATATCTAGATAAGTCGTACAGATTATATAGGGCGTTGTCCTATCCCCACTCTGGATGAACTAAATCGTTTCCTGGGAAATCTATAGCTCCAGCTGCTAATACCTAATCAGGTATAGGAGAGTTATATATGGAGAATGGAGGTAATAACTATGAGCTATTCCTAGCCTAGGGCCAGGTAGAATTTTTGGGCTATATTAAAGGACCTGAGAATTTATTCTAATACTCATTCTTATAACATACTAAAATAGGGTTAATAGTTACTTTCCATCTATCCTCTAAGTATTGACAGTTGGCAGCTATTATAGATCTAGAATCATCCTAACTTAAATCGTCAAGGCTTACAGCCATTGCATGATTCCATATCCTATACTCCTATCTATTTGGATAATATACTACTTCTGCACCAGATAAATGACGATAATCGTGAGATTCTGGATAAGTTACGTGGATATAATAGTCCTCGATTTCATTGATAGTATCTTGTCTAGTATAATACTTGTGAGGTAAATCAGCAGATTTTGGCTATTGTCTAGGCTGAACTTTCAAGAAGTTCCTATCATAGGAAATATCAGCTCCATTGTATTGCCATAGTGCTTTCATAGCCTCCTGTCTAAAATACATATTTACCTTGTCTTTAGCAAAATCGTAAGACTCCCCAATTATTTCATAATGGAAAGATTCCGGTTTTGCCTTATTTGCTACTATTTCCAAATTTGTAAATATCTTATGCATAGACGGGTCATTCACTATTACACATTCAAACTCAAATGGATGTTGTTTTCCATACCAATAAGTTGGATAAATATCATCAGCTATATCTATTAATCCTGCCTAACCATGTTTCCAAAAATCAGTAGATAAGAACTGCAAGTTCCATTTAGGAGTAATAGCCACAACAGACTCATAGTATCCAGCATCAACTAGAGAAGTACCTTGCTAGAATCCAGCTTTCATATTGTAATATACATCACTTAGTTTACTCTAATTATCAGAATCAACAATTGATATTGTTGCCTTAATATTAAGTAGTGTAACTAATTTATCTGGATTAATCATTTCTTCCCTTGGCAGAGTAGGACGCTTCCCAGTTATATCCTTAAATATTGGAAGATTTAAATAAACCTTATTTTTAGATATATCAGTGCTAGGTTCTTCTAATACCCAATGCCAATCTAAAGGAATACCATGAACCATAGCCTTTTTTTCACCGTTTATAGTCTAGTACCATACTAAGGAAGCAATCTCTCCTACAGTAGTACAATAGAATAGTTCTCCTAAAGGATTCCCATCTGCATCGTGACCCTGTGAATTGCCTACCGGAGTTTCTGGACTATACTCAGATATAATCTTATTCATTGTCTCTATATCCTTAAACCAAGGACCAGGAGAATAGGTTATAGAAGTAGAAATATTCTTAGGACTTAGTTTATGTACATCGTAATCTGCATATGAGTTACCTGCACTATTTCTATAGTATAATTCAGACAATAATGAGTCTGGAGTATATATAGATTCATAAGTATAGAATGTATCTCCCTAACCATCGGAAACCTATACTGGTTCTACTCCTTCTCTGTAATAGATAGGGCTATATTCATCTCCTCCTTCTTTAAATTTCAAACAATATAAAGGCATAAATGCTCCTGCAAACATAGCGTCATCTGGAAGAATAATTCCTCCTTCAGTGTCTCCACAATCCATTGGAACTATATCAAATTTCTTATAGTTTCCATACTAGTCCCTCTGGAGAGAGTATGAAATCTAATAATGTAGCTAAGAATCTGGAAGAGTTCGATTACTTAAAGAAAGAGCGCCAATAAATTTCTTTCTGCTATCTTCTCCTATAACATAATTCTTCGTTACCCATTCTCCCTATTTATTAATATAAGAAACTGGTACCCTGAAATTAGTTACTACTTCTCCTTTTTCATCTTCAGAGTTTTCAATGATTACATTAGATAATGTAACACCATCAGCAAATGAGCTTTCTGTATGACTAGTACCCAGTTTGGCTACCCACTTAGAAGTATCTCTATTAAACGAGAATGGAATATTGTTTATATTCTCCATGTAGCTGGGAACCCAACTATAGAAAGTGATGAATTTTTGGAGTAACTCATTCCAGCACAGATTCCAAACCTTTTCCTCAAAACCATAAGTATTGTCATAAAATGTAAACAGTACATCTCGTTTAAAGGCATTATATACAGTCTTCACATTTCTAATACCTATCTTAGGAGTAAGCTCTCTTTCCCCAAGAGTAATGTTCTTGTTTAGAAATTCTTGCACTCTAAAATCAGAAATACAGGTAAGTGTATTGCCATCAGTACGCCAAATCTTCTTAGCGACAGTATCAACTCCATAAACATACTATGCAGAATCTCCAGTCTTTCCTGGGACTTTTAAGATACTTTCTGGCCATTGACTACCAAACATATCAGAGATAATTTTTGGGTTCTCTGGGAGCACGTTAGAAGTGTTTATGTAGACATTTCCACCCGCACCTTCACCTGCAACTGCTCTTTCATTAACTGGTATCAAAGCAACTCCGTGTTCAAACACACAAAGAAGATTTGATTCAAGTGATATTAATTTAACTATTTCTCCATATTCGCGAGTATAGTCTCTATAATGAGTTCCCTAGAATACTCTAAATCCATTCTTGTATGCATCATTAACATGAATGTCGGAATACATAATGCGAGTACCAAACCAATTCTTAATATATGGGACATCAGGAAGTTCAAAATTCCACCGCTCACTTAAGGATTTACTAAATCCCTTGTTGTATATCTAGGACTCTGGATGTTTATAAGTTCCTTCTACTGTTAAGTCATTGTATGGATAATATCCCCTAGGATGTCCTACCATAGCATTCTCATCTACACTTGATGCGTCTAAGGTTCTTATATTAAGATTTTTAGAAGAACGTAATCTAAAAGTAACCCACATTCCTAGTGGAACAGCATTAATATCTCCAAGATTTATCTATTCATATTTTTCAGTATTATCAGGATCATAATTGTCTCTCCAAGAATTTTTATCTACTATATCATCATTATATGGAGAGGATGGGTCATTGAAGTTTCTATTTACTCTATGAGTAAACTAACAAATATAACAATCCCCTCTATACAATTCGTAGCGAAATCCTTTAGACCGATCTACAACTAACTTATTACTGTTAGCATCTGCTAGATACTTATCTTGATTCAAAATATCTATTCTCTCACTGATTGCAGAAAATGTAGAGGTGTCATCCATTCTAACCTAGAAATACTTTTGAATATTAGCTTCAGAATAGTCTGGGATCATAATATCTACTATCGTAGCTGGGTCTAATTTGTTAGAATTTGTAGCTAAGTATGGTCCGAAAGATCCTCTAATTATATCAGTATTCTCTTTCTTTTCAGTAGAATCTTCGTATTTTTTTCCAACAAATTCATATCTCCACGACTCTTCGGCCTCCCCAGCTCTACTTCTATACATACTATCTTCTATTCCTACAACCTTAACATTATCCGGAACTCCTATAATCTTAGCTACATCACTTTTCTATATATTAGAATCGTAGTAGGCAGGATGATAGAAATGTCTATCCGAATTAGTAAAATAGTTAGAACTATATGTCATATTAGAAGCGTTGACATTATTGACTCCCTAATTTTGAGAGTATCTAATGGTATGTTTGTTTCCTGTGAAAATTTGATTATAATAGTCTTGATTGACTTCGTAGTCTGGACATATAATGCCCTAAACTTTAACACTCTAAGGATCTTTAATTATGATTCTATCTAGGAAGTTCTCCGATAAAGTCCTACTTTCACTATTTTCTACTCTTTTGTAGCCTTTAGGTACCGTAGTATTTCTTCCACTATAAGAAGCTCCCTTGTTTTGACTAATAACTGTACTAATATAATCAGTACTAGATTCTATGGTATCTATAGCATTAGCAGATTTAGCAATTATAGCTGCTGTAGGAGTAATTACTTTAGACCCCTTTTCTACGGCTAATGTAACCTTCTATAATTTAGAGGCAGTACTGGTCAAACTTCCTAACTTCTCGGCAGTAATACTCATCTTTGCAGCTATCTTTCCAGCGTAGGTTCCAGCTACTGGGACAGCACTAGCTAATGTTGCTAAGAATGCAGCTGTTTTAAACGATCCCTAGGATATACTAGATACTAAAAAGTTAGTAGCATTTAGACACAATGATGTAATCTATCCAACTCCAGGTATAAATGAAGCTATAAAAGCTACTGCTGACAACAAAGTACTTAAAAATCCCAAGAAAGAAGATTTCGCTTTTAGTGTATAACTAAATCTAGACAAAAATCCCTCTGATATATAGTTTACATCAGATATATCTTTCGTTTCTACATAAGTCTTGTCTAGATTAGACAAATCACTTATAACTCCTCCGACTGTAGGAAGACATGGAGTTTTGGACTCTTTGTCTATTCCAATAGTAATACCCTAGGCTAATATAGTCGGTATTCTAGTCTGTCTAACAAAAAAATATCCTTTTACATATTTCTTTAATTCTTCTATTACCTCTTCGTCAGCTCTTATATCTACTCCGTATATAATATCAGAGTCTGAGGTGGGGTCAAACCTAAGTACCCCCTTCACATTTTCTAATATCGCATCCTCATTTAAACTATACCTAGATGTACCATTCTTCTAGGCTTCTCCGTCCTAAATAAGTAAAAAACTTTCATTGTTATAATTAATAGGGATTCTCTGTCCCTCGTAATATACAGGAATATGTGTGTACTAAGGAGAATTTTCATTATACTCTCCTATTAAATCTCCCCCTCTTATATTAAATACTGGAGTAAGTTCTCCATTTGGTAGTATATATACTATTCCAAAACGATATATTTCCTTATTCCAGTAGCCAGTTTTATCATAAATAAACTTGGGGTCGTAATATCCCAAATTAGAGGAAGAAATATTATAATTCTGATCTATCTGCAATGAGTATTTTTCCTATTTTAGATAAGGAAGAAACCTTAGGGATAAATCAGCTAGCTCGTTGTAAGGAATCTCTGGTTTATGAACATTAGCCAAAAATAGCATATTCTAGCAGGTAGCAGAAGTAGTAACACCATCTACTATATTATATGACAAATTAATATCCGAGGAATCAATAGTCTATACTTCTTCATAACCAGTTACTATTATGTTGCAATATCCAGTATTGTTTACAAGAAATTTCTTTTGTATCTTCTTATACTCAATCTAGAAATTCTCATCTCCTTCTGCTGTATACCTAGAGTAATATACATAGACGTTGTCATAAGCCGAATCTATATTAGAAAGCTAGAAAGAAACACACTTAAAACTATTCTCATTCTTAGTCCCAGTATGAATACTATGAGGGTCATTAAATCCTACGAATACACTAACCAAACCAGATTCTCCAACAAAATCAGTCTCATTCCCATCAGCATCAGCTAGCTTAAAATAGAAATGATAGTTTCCTATTGGCATATTACCTCCAGAAGATATTCCACTAAACTAGACTTCTGGAATCTTAGTTACTCTTTTGTATAGAGAAGTATCTATGTCAAACTACTCCCCCTAGTCATATATATTAGTATCATTGTTTCCCTTTCTATCTACTATCTCATATGTATTTTTTCCAGTAGCACTAAATCTACTATTAATTAATCTAGGAATATTTATCCCATCGTTTATTATCAAGTTCACAGACCCATCGTAACTGTACTATGGAATTATGTGTACTGGATTATCCAACGATAGTTTTAACTCATCAGTTATAAAATCTACTAACTGTCCTTTCTCATAAAGGACAGGATCGGTTTCTGTCTAAGGAACCCCCTCCCATTTAGTTTTGTCATTTTGATTAGGAAAGATATTAAACTATTCATTCAATTCACTTAATGAATAATAATTTTCTTTATACCAATACTTATTTTCAGATAATCTGTAATTTCTAAATGGGTTATATTCGTATACTAGTTTTCCTTTTGTTGGAAGAGACTAAGTTAATACTTCTAAGTTTACAACTCCGTTAATAACCGGAGTCCAAGAATAATTTTCCATTATACTGCAAAATATTTAGAAATCTAGGTTTGTCTATTAAATCCCATGAAGATAGCTTCACTCCAATCATCTGAAGATGGACAGGCTTTATATATATTATAGCTATAACTTGCATCTTTAGCATAAGCGGTTTCATTATTTATAGTTAGTAAATCTGAGATAGCGCTGAGAAACAGAACATTCGAATTACTGGTACTACCAAGTTTTATAAATTGAGAATTATAACCACTCTAAGGACTCCAACTGTAATTACCTTCTTCGTCAGGTGTTAATCGATGGACAGCTATTCCAAATGAGTAAGGCTACAATTGTTTTGTTTCTAAATCTAGAAACATTCTACCCTAATAATTGGCTTCCGACAATAATTTACCCTAAAAAGTTCCAGTTACATCTGATTCTATACTAACCATCTGTTGTAATGTGGGAGCATTATATAATGCATTTAGTTCACTTATATCATACTATAATGTGTGCTAAAACTGCACTAATGTTACCTATTTATCAAAATTGCCTTCTATAGTTATATTAGCATCACCTATCCCATATATCAACTCCCTTGACTTATTATAGTTCTGCTATAATTCTTCTACATATTCCTAAAAGTTAACTCTTGATATATTAAACATTCTACGTACAAAACTAGCATCAATTTCATCGTTATTTTTTGGAACAATCTCTATACTAATCACAAAGTCCTTCTTCCATATCTCCTAATAATCATTATTTATTATAATGTCTGATACTATAGTTTTGTCTATTGACTTAGTAGAGTTAGCTCTATAATATGTCTGTGCTAATGTACTTGCAACAAGCTATGCCATACTAGTAAATCCACACACCTACGTTGCTGCACTATTATCCCCAGATAATTTTCCAAATCTCTAGGTAGTTAACCCTCCTACAGGATACGGTCTCCAAAATACATTAGGAATCAAATATGTACCTTTAGCTTTTCTTATCATGAGCTAATCTGCTCCACTATCCGATCGGTCCATCTTCCATTGTTCGTCTGTATAAGCCCACGCATTTTTGGTTGCTCTCTAAAGCTCTCTATCTCCTGACCCATTGGTAGTCCCCCATGTTTCCCTCCAGGTGTTATAAATTACCTCATTACTGGAACCATTATGCAGTTCCATAAGATTAGATCTTTTTCCATTATTGTCAGATGTTGTAGCGTGAGCTGATATCATAGAAAATATTCCAACGTCTACTCCAGTACTTTCCACAAGAGTACTTAAATCTCCATAATATTTTTTTCCTTTATCAATACTAACACTAAGACCTCCACTGCCCTAGATAGTTCCATTAGTTAAATTAGTATCCCCAGCCGCACATGAGAAGTAAGCGTTCTTCTACTAACTACCTAAATTCATTACCTTTTTGAACACAAATACTCTACTAGACTCTACATTAGATATCCCAATATTATATTTACCCAAGTCTTCGGTAGACTATATAAATGGTTTATACACTGTTGCAGTTATTTGAGTCTACTAAGTAGCATTAGCAGTAATTTTACTATAAAACTATCCAGCCAAAGACATATTTATCCCAAAGTCTCTTGATTCTGTATTTTCTGTACTATAAGTATCAGAAGCTTTAATAGTGTAGTGTTTAAATCCATCTGTTGACTAGGTTGTTCCTTCAAAATCTACATATTCAGTAGAACTTCCATCAGTATCACTATCTAAACCAAAATAGGTGACTCTACTATCAGGGATTATATGTAAATTAAATCCATCTTTCAGGGACTCTATCCAACTTTCGTAATCCTAGGTATTATTATTATCAGGGTATGGCAATTCCTAAGGGATAATTAATGAAGTAAGCCCGTCAGTAACTGGGTTGGGGGCTATTTTGTTAGAATAAGGTATATATGAAGAATTGTTAGAAGACATCTATCCAGGATCGGATACTGATACCCAAGTCTTTCCTTCTCTTACATGATACATAAGATTCTCTGCAGCCTAATCTGTAAATGTAAAAGTATCGTAATTTTCTTCTATTGAGGGAATTAATGCCATCCTAAGGTTTGGTTCTCCTTCATCTTTAGATGATACTTCATATTTGTTATATCCCAATGCAGATAATGAAATGTGTACATCCTGGGCATTCTCGTTTTTTACATTATTTTCTAACTTTTTATACTCTTGCTAGAACTAATTTCCAATTTCCTAAAACGCAGACTATATAGAAAAATCTAGGTTTATCTTTAAATCTTTATAATCCTACGTATTAAAATAATAATCATTAAACATAGCATTCGTCCAAAACCACCTTGTAAATGTAATAGGAACGATGTTATTGTCATCATCATATTCTCCTATAGCATTTTTACTCTGGTAGTATACCTATATTTCTACTAAGTAGAGCAAATTAGGATATAATATTCCAGAATCATTTTCGTAATAGTATCCACTTCCATCCTGAATAAATATTCCATTATCTAACATTTCCTATAAGTTTGCCTAGTCAGTACCTTGATCCCAAGTACCATCCTACGGTATTTTATACGGACCATTTCCTTTGTGCTTTATGACAGTCCCGTCGGAGTCTATTCCGCTAAGATTTTTATTAGAAGCACTATTGAAAGTAATTATTTCAGTAAATGATCCAGAATAAGAATTTTTATCCTATAATTTTAAGGTAGCAGTAGCTCCATTATTGTCAAAAAATTTAAGAATTACCTTACTTATACCTTTATTGTCTTCTGGATATGCGTCCAGCCCGAAAGACAGAGTAGAGATATCTCCATCGTTATAATATCTCCATTCTGAGAGGTTTATTAATCCAGATCCTACTTTATTAAAATCTATAGAGTTATTAACGGCATACTCCTATAAATATCCATAAGGCATAGCTGGGCAAACTTCATACTAATATACTAGATTAGAAAAATCACTATAATATTTTGTATTATCCTCCTATATGAAAGAAGTTAGATTTATGTCAAAGAAGTGCTTAGTAACATCCCTAGAAAAGTAATTATGAACAAAAGCATCGTCCAACTCTATTAGATATTTATCCTTTATATCATTTAAATACTATGTCTCTCCATTACTTTTAGTAAAGCCAAAACCCTTCTCTTCAGAATATGTATATGCATTGATATAGTACTTGCCTAGTACCGGTAACGAATCTTCTATAGCTAAGGTAGCCTTTCTAGGAAGATAATTAGGGTCCTAAGAATACTATTTATACAAATCTAAATACTAGGAAACTTGGGCATTATAGTTCATTTCCTCCTTGAATTTTTTATATGAAGAGCAGTTAGTTAAATCATATTTGCTAGTTATAACATATTCCGCCGGAATATGTGATGTGTTTGCTTGAATAGGAATTTGTATAGTAGATTCTACTCCTTTTTTCTAAGAGGGGTCATAAACTAGATATTTAGTCTCTGAAGAATTATTTGCCCAAGAGGATTTAGTAACAACGAATCCTTTTGGGTTTATATTATTATTCTATGAATCCCATGACATATTTAAATATACATGATAGCCCTTCTACCCACTACTTTCATCTGTTACATATATGTTATGTGTACAACTAAATCCAGAAATTTTCTCTAACTCCGCTAAAATGGCAAGTTTTCCAGATACTTTACTTTGGAATATACTATATGCTGATGATATAGTAGATCTATAGCTATCTATATCAATTTCAGGAACATTGTTTGCAGAGCCATTATCCTGAATAAAGTAATTATTATTATACCATTTTACTGTGGAATCTAGATAGTTAATCTTCCCAGAGTCCTCTATAGCAACTATATGTAGTCTTAACAACTTCGGCCAATCTCCATAACTATACGCACTATTTCCATAATCTGTAATATTATTACTATTATCCTATAATCCAGAGCTATAAACTATATATTTATCTCCTGGATTTAGAGAATTATCAAAAATAACCTTTTTAACTGAACTAGATTTTATGGTTCCGTCCTGACCTACAAAATCAGAATTTGATAATATTTGATTCTTTCCTCCTATTTCTTCGCTACTTATATTCCTTTCTGGGCTAGGAAAACACCCTATCTAAGATTTGTTAGTAATTGGATTATAAGATACTATATAAATAATATCACCAAACTCGCAAGTTCCTACTGGTACATAACCCTCTGGAAGATATGCAGTCTCTACTCTACCATTACCCATGTCATTCTATAGAGACATTTCATTTCCATTAAATGTTAAAAGTGTAGCATTTAATGCAGATGTAAGAGTTGTGGCTTGAGTATTATCTGGAGCGAAATCCATTACTAATCCCTCTGCAAACGTGTTCTTTGCAGTCATAACTGTATTAGCCATTGTTTTCTTGTTTTTTGTTATATTTTCTTAAATTATCTGAAATAAATTGATAATTATAATTAGCCAGTAATATATCCTGAAATTTAAGAGGTTCTCTAACTAATACAAGCTCAGCCTAATCAGTTGTTAACTCCCTCTTATACATACTAATTCCAAAGTCAATAGGCATAGGCAATTTAAATATTGCTACTCTATTACTTTCCGATATATTACACTCATCATATATTTTGTAGAGGATGATCTTAGAAAAGGTAAATCTTTTCTTTGGTCGTCCTCTTTTATTTTTCTATTCTAAATATTCGTTATACTAGTTCTAGGTTAATGCAAAGTAGTAGTATCCGTCCCATGGTATTTGCTTTCTTTTATACATTATGCGTAATTTAATTCTCATTTTCTTTTTGTAATACTCAAAGTATTTCAAAGAATCATTCATAAGCTAGCCACAATAAAACCAAAACCCCTATCTATTGATTAAAGTATCACCTCCGTAACTATTATGTAAGTATAACGATTTCCATCCGTATTGCAAAATCCTTTTAATATCCTACTAAGGAATGTCTGGATATTCTGCACAGATTGCTTCGTAGTAATCCTATATAGTCTTCTGTACCATAATAATTAATACTATTTACCTATATTAGTATTATCTACTATTCGTTGTTTGTCTTTAGCTGACAAGTAAATAGGTTTTTCTCTTGGAAGCCTCTTTTCACTTTCCATCCCTAAAGTTAATTGATAACCGCTAAAGTTAGACATGATGAAATCTACATCATTCCATTTTCCATTCTTAAAAGCTTTCTTAAACTTCTTTCCTTCTGTTCGTTTCATGTAGATGTATGCCTAGGTTCTTCCCAATCCAGGCAGTTTGAAATGAACGTTATTATCTATAATATCATCAACAACCATCTAAACACTTTTAGCAAAGATAGAAGCAGCTAAGTCTCTTTTACTTCCATCAGAGTATGTTTTTCTACACTATTCTGTATTCATTTTTAGTTTTTCTACAGGGAAATTCATATATAAGTCATGTAATGAAAAAGCATGACCCATTGCATAATTTTTATCACTCATAATCATAAACAAAAATAGGGAGACAACTTGCCTCCCTATATATTACATAACTGGCTTATAGCTTCTGTTATATTTTTTACGTCCCCAAGATGATTGAACATTAAGAATTTTATCCATCTCTTCTTGAGAAACATATTCAGGAACTCTTGCAGCATCGCAGTGAAATAACCACTACTGTTTAAGCTCCTAAGCCATCTTCAATACATTCTGATTGTTAGTCCGTATTGCTTCCTTATACTTATATACATAGGCAATATATTCAGCTATTGCTATCGCTTCCTTATCATTTATTTCTGGAAGACCATCTTCATCAAGTAATATTCCATGATATAGAATATTAATTCTTCCAAGTCCTTTATTAACATAAAGAATATCTCCTACTCTTTTATATTTAACGAACTTACCGCTAACATAAAAAGGATCTAGAAAAGCTTTTCTACTTTCTATGTAATTCTCCGTATATGAAGATTGTATATCTCCAAATTCCTTTGTATTACTGGTGTAACCCCAATCCTCCGGACCGCAATAAGTTACAGCTTCTATAATATCAACATTACAAGGTAGCTACACAGAACCATCTTCGCAATTTATATCTAATGACGCTCTATATAACCTAGTATTTTTATTTCCAATAAAGTTGTAGGCTATTAAACCAATTTCTTCTAAATCGTCATCATCTCCTTCAATATCATATAACATCTATGCTAAGTTTATAGCATAATGAAAGTTATTTTGTCCCATATTATCCTCCAGTTACATACTACTAATCGTTAGGAAGCGGCTAAGCTGCAACCTATCTATAATAGTATAGTTTTTCTTTAGTTAGTTTATCTTTGACTAGCTAATCAATAAAGCTATTATTTACATCAGGACCATTAAGTTCGTCGGTATTACAACAGCTATACTGTTTTAGTTGTCTAGGATCTTTGAAGGCAGCAACTACAGAAACTTGTTGTAAAAATGGGGCATTGAATAAGAAGCAATCTAACATGCCGTTAGCATTGGGCGCGAAGTCTATCCAGACATACGGTTTCTTCTAGCTTCTTTTTCTATATTTTCTATTATTAAATTCAGATAATGATGTTACTATCGTAAACTTATTTTGCCTATCAGTAGAACCAATATATTCAATAGCTTGCTTTCCGTACTGTGAAATGACTTGTGGAATTTCAAAATGCGCAGTTACAGTATCGTCTGCATTTTTTACTCCGCACCTACATCTTTCTAGAGATTCACAATCTACGTCGATGCAGTTAATTGCTATTAATAGGTCTTTAATAGGGAAGATTCCTCTAAGAAAATACTAATGTAATATAGCTAATCTACAGGCTACTATTTCATCCTCTAGCTAGTCCATATTCATAGATAGATTCTAATGATACCCTCTCAGCCCAGATACAACATCATTACGAATTTGGGATGCAAGTTTTTCTATATACATTATTCTTCCGTTTTATCAGGATTAATCATTATCCTATTCTTGCAAATAAAGTTATAACATCTAATTCCTTTTAAATAAGTAACTTTAGATTTTAGAGAGGCAACTTCATTACATTTAGCAGATATGGCTTGGGATTTTTCTAACATAAGTTTGTCCATCTGCTCTCTTAATTCCTATATCTACTTTCTAAAATCACCTTCAAGCTCATGGTAATCCTTTATGTACTTATCACAAGTTTTCTATAAGTAATCGTACTAGTCTTGCTTGAGGTCAGTCTTTTTCTGCTCAACATCAACCATTGACGATTCTGCTTCAGCTTCCACCTGTTTCTTTTTGCTTTTAAATGTGCAAATATAAGTGACAACTGCGCCAATACCACCGCTGCCTATTACCGCTAAGGCCCATTCTAAAATTGACTGTTCCATACTATATTAAAAATAAAGGCGGAACAGAAAAGTCCCGCCTCAGTTTTTATTAAGCACCTAGCTCGTCTTCTCCGTCTTCACTCACTGTTGAAACAGAGTCGGTATCTACATCAACTACAGTTCCAATCGTTCCTAGTGCTGTTTCCCATGCAGAGATTAAAGCACTGTCATTTTTAACCCAGAATACGTGAGTAGTATGAGAAGTCATTCTCTGTCCTACAGCATGTAGTCCGTCATTTGAAGCAGGAGCTTCGTATTCTACAATATACTGATTGTAAATAGCACCAACAATAGGAGTTTCTACCTGGCGGATATGAGTCCATTGATAATTTGCAGCCGTAGGAAGTCTTAAATCTTTTATGATTTGAGAATATGTACCAAAGCTATTCTTTCCTCTTTCGTCCAAAGTAATATCAGTAGCATCTTCGTCCTTTGGATCTAATTCTGCAACTTTTTCAGCATAGTCGTCATAAGCATCAAATGTGCTAATTTCAATCTTTCTGAATCTTTGATACTCTGTAGCTCCTTCAAGAACTAGTTTAGCACCATTTACAGATACATTAATTAAATCCTTATCACATAAGAACACGTGATTTTTCTTAAGCATATCTGCTACATTTTTAGCAATAGTAGCAGCTTCATCAGCTTCTTTTACAGTAAACTCAATCCAGAAAGGCATACCTTTTTGAACCCAAGGAGTTGAATAAATATAAGGCTCAGCACCTTCAACGCCTAAGTAAATATCAAGTCTGCAATATGTTTTTGCTCCTCCAGCTTTTAAAGCTGCTAAGAGAGTAGCATCTGAGAAATCAATAGTTGCTTTACAAGGAACTGAATTATATCCAGCTCTCTTTCTAATTGCTTTTACGCAACCTTTAACAAATACGAAATCTCTTTTGATTTTTAGAGCATCTACTTCAACACCGTCGATGTTGGTTTTACCGCTTTTGAAAAGATAGGTATTATCAGTACCTTTTCCGTTTAGCTTACTTGAATCTGGATCCAGATTCGAATTAATAATTGTCTAAGTTTGAAAATTTAAACCTGTTGCCATAATTAATTAAATTTTAATTAGCCTTGTTGAGGAGCTGGTTGCTATTGCCCAGTTGGTCTAGCAATAGATTGTGTCATCTGAATATTGTTACCTAGTCTAGGATCGTTTACACGTTCCATTACTAAGTGTACCAACTCGTTTATAATCTCTTGATTTACATAATCTGGGAACTCCATGATTTGAGAAGTATCTTCTGTTAAGTCTATCTGTTCTTGAGTTAAACGGATAAACTAAGGACACTTAACATAATCAATCTGCACTTCTACTAATTGGAATAAACTATCATCCTTACCATATCTAATCTCACAACGGACGTTAGAAGTATTTCCAGCTCTTAAGGCAATCGGTTTTTCAACTAGAGATACTTGGGTATCTTTTCCGTTTACATTAAGTTTAAATGTTCTCTGGAAGTTGGAATTTTGTTTTTCAATGTCAGTTCCACCAGTAGTTCCTGAGTTAATATCATTATTTTCCCATTCTCCACCGTCTGCATGAGTAACTTGGTAGATTCCATTCATATCAATACCAACTTCTTCTAATCCTGTACCAGTTTCAACAGAGGTACGAGGGTCAGTAGGAAGAACCTACTATTGGTTAAGATTATGAATGTAATAATATGGACGCATCGGAGATGGTCTATTATAAATGTCGGTAATGATTTGACTCCAAGAATCGGCAGTTAATCTTGTTGCAGGGATTTCAATATATGAACCTGCATCCCAGCAATCTTTTTGTTTAGCAACATAATAAATGCAAACACAGTTCAACATGTGCAAGTAATCAATAGGCATATATACTTCATAAGTAGCTCCGTGCAATGATTGAATTGAACGGTGAGCTTTACTTAAGTAAGATGAAGCTTGTCCAGTATATCCTCCTTCTGGAGAATCTTGATTTCCAGTTACCGCTGAAGTATTCTGGATTGCACTGTCTTTTGCTGCACTTGATTTTCTTCCAGCAAGCTCTACCTTGTGAGGAGTCAAGAAAGTTGTAGCTTTCAAGACTCTCAAATCATCAGTAGTTTGCTAGTTAATATCGTATACATTATATACCTTATTAATATACTAGTTTATAGCTTTATTGAATAAGTAGTTAAACTCATAAAGCTTCAGTGAAGGTGCTTGAATTTTACTAAGTTCTATTAGTGTAGCTTCAAAAACCTGTCTTGCGGTCATTTCGCATTATATTAAATAATTGATAATTAATCTTCAAACATATCGGGATATGTGTCTTTTCTAATTAAGGCTAAGGTTTTGGCATTTCTTTGTGTCTTCATCCACTCTATAGCGGCACTATCAGTAGTACCTAGAGCAACTTTACCATCATCTCCGTAAACATAAAGTCCGTCTTTCTTAACGATTACTCCTTTTTCGCGAGCTTCTATAAATAACATACGAAGTTGAATATCTCCACCAGTATAGCAGTTGATAATCTTTTCCGGAGTTTTTTCAGCAATAGATAATAGATAATCTTCAACATCGGCGTTTGGCTGATTTTTCATATCTCTACCTAATACTTTAGCAACCAGTAATCTTCCTTCGTATCCACGCTCGTCATTCATAATATAGTTAGAAGCCTCTACAATAAGTTTACGTCTTGTAACTCTACGTTGAGCTTCGAATCCAGGTCTATCAACATATAATTCTGCAGTACCATATCTAGGTCTCTTGGACCTTGGGTCTACAGTTCCATCAATTAGATATTCTCCCTTGTCATTCTTAGCAAATCTATCAGGAGCTATTAAGTCACAGTTTTTAATTGCTTCCCAAACAGCGTTCTCATAGACATCATCTAAGTTGAAAGTTTTACCATCTTCTATTACAAATAGTTCCGTTTCTGGAATATATGCAGCTAATCCTTTTGCTTCTCTTTCAATTTCCTCAGAAGTTAAAATAATATCTCCTTGGGAATTAACTCTTTTCACACATTCTGCATATCTACCACGAGAGTCTTTTTGTGGTTGAATATAATATTTTTGACCAACCTTGCCAAATACACTTCTTAATACAACGATGTTACTTTTTAAATCACCGTCTTGTACTTCATTAACCTTTTTTGCCATAATTCATTTTCATATTTTAAAGAATTAGGTAGGGAAGCACCTCGTTCCCTACCTCATCTATACTATTATTTATCTTAGTTATTACTCTTTACAACGAAGAATAAATGAACGGTATGGATTAAATACTGCAATACCAGCATATCCATGGATAGTCATCATACCTCCAGCAACAGGAGTAGAAACTACACCACTATCACCACCTGAACGACCACCTACACCGAGTACTTCGTTAAAGATGTAGTCTTTTCCTTTTAGAGAATACATTGCAACTGGGGGTTGTGTAGAAGTCTTACCAGTTGTAAGGTCAATACATAGAGCGTATGGTTCTAAGAACTCTCTACTCAATGTTCTATCAACTTTGAATGATACGGTATTTCCGCCCCATTCATAAGCATCAAATGTAGCACCTACCTTGATATATTTTCCTTCTCCACCTCTAGACCACAAGTAAGCACCGTCAGTCTTACGAGTTGACAGATAATCTCCAAGAACTCTCTGTACGATTCCCCACATTCTTTCATTTACCATGAATACAAAGTGATTACCAGTAGGCTTCTCAGCTTTCTCAACCATAGTAGAAATAATAGTGTGGAATGTATTAATAGTTACTCTATTAGCAGCATACTTAGAAGCAAATCTTTCGATTTGAGGAATCATACCGTCACCAATAGGAATTGGACGTCCAGTACCTCTATCAGAAATAGTAGCTTTACCATCTACTCCGATATTTCCTTTAGCTAATAGAATCATATTTTCACGAGCATATAAGAAGTTTTCAATTAGGTTCTTCTTCATAGGCTCAAGTTTGTAAATCTTTTCAGTTAAGCATCCTTGATTTTCGCCTTTACCAACCTTAATGAAAGTATCTTCCATTAATGCATATTTAGAAGAGTAGCTATCGTCAACACGAATAGTTGTCATATAGTTTCTCATCTTTTCAACATTAGATTGATATTTAACGAAACCAGTATCATGCAATTCTGGTTTAGCGTTACCAATGAAACGAGTTGTATCACCAATCTGACATCCATCTTTATCCAAGATTGAGGAGTAGTCATCGTCAATTAGTCTTACCATTACAGACCACATATTGTCAGCCTTTCTAGTAGGACGAGATACAACAAAGCATTGCTGCCCAGTTTTCTCGATTTTAAAAATTTCGTGTAATTGATAATAGTTTTCTGGGAAAATCATTTCAATTTCAGAGCCGTCAGCTCCATCTTCAACAGGCACAGCTGCGAAGGGGATTCTCTTAATATAGTTAGTTTCTACTTCCCATTCAAAGTAAGTAGAATCAATATTCTGGAATCCAGTTGCTTTCTTGGTATCTCCATAGAAAATATTTCTTAGAGCTTCTGTCAAGAAAGTTGCAGTCAATTCTGGATAAAGACGAGACACAACTCCTAAACGGTGAGGTCTTTCTCCCAAGAATTTACTAAAATCTTCATAAGTTCTAGTATCACCCATCGTTGGGCGATTAGTTACAAAACTCGCTACAAGCATAATTATTCTTTTTAAATGTTAATAAATCTTTTACCAATCTTCATCATCTATAAACACATCGTCTGTGGTTTTCTTTTGTGAAGTGGGTTTATTGAATACTAATTTAGGCTTACCTTGTAAGTCCATCTTAGCCTATTCATAACCTCTTCTGTAGTTATCCTGAATCTATTGATTTAATTCTTCTACTATTTTATCTTCATTGAGTATCCAAAACGCAGCTCTAGTGAATAAGGAAGGATCATTCATAGCTCTACCAAAGGCACTTAGTCCCTGGTCGTCTAGCTCTAACATAAATGAAGATAAATCTTCTATATCATCATCAGAAAGCTACAATGGTTGTCCAGCAAATGAATCAAGTCCTTGAATTTGACTTTTAATCGAAGTAGCAAATCTATTATATGCTTCTTCTTCTTTTGCTGCTTTTTCATTAGCTATCTGTGCTTCTTCATCTTCCTAAAGTCTTATATATTCTTTTCGAAGACCTTCTACTGTTTTCTTAAACAAACCTTCATTTTGTTTAGCCAATTCTATCGCTTGGTTAATTTCTTCGTCAGAAATGTCCTACCCAACCTTATGTAATAAATCCAGAGCATAAACTTCTTCGTCTGAAAGATCGTCAACTTTATATCGTTTAGTCTGTTCAACTTCTGGTAATAGAGATTGCAGATACTCCTCCGGAGTCATACCACTTTCTCTAATCGTATTAATTAATTGTAGTTCAGAATCATCAAACTCTTGTTGTTCTTGCTCTTGGTCAATTAAGATATTTATCTGCTCTTCCCTTGTAAGAGAATCCCAGGCTCTTTCTATAATAGCACCAGTTTCATCTTCAAATTTAATTTTTTCTGGATTAGAAATACCTTTAAGTTTTAATACTTCGGTTGTTAAATCTTCTTGTTCCTAACTAGAAGGCTGTTGCTAAATAGCAGGAAGTATATCTTCGGTTCCTTCTTGTTTTTCTTGCTCGGAGGGTAATTCTCCAAACTCGTCGTCGTCAAAAATTACATCATCAAAATTTTCCATATTCATATTCATTTTTTAGTTAATCATACAATATATAAGTATTGATTAGTTATACAGCAATTAAAACATTATTAAATGTTAATTTCTGATAATAAGAAATTATAATTTCATAATAAATATTAAAGAATAAGAGCGAGGTTCTATCTTTATAGGATTATTTGGCCATTCTGAGTCTACTAATTCTTCTTCCTAACTTTTAGTAGAAGATAGAGAAACCCCTCCGTCAGTGTCTAACGATATTGAATGAGTATGACTCCCACCAGTTGCATTACCTCCTTGAGTCTTTATATTTGATACCCCATCTACTGTTCCAGATTCAGTAGTTACACCTTCTCCAGCAACAGAGGTTACGAAAGTCTTAGTAACTCCTTCTATACCCCAATTATAGTCAGAATAATCGAGTGATACTGTCAAATCCCCAGAACTACCTGTAGTTCCAGATATATTCCCGTCTAAGCTATGGGTATGTTCTTTATGAGGGTGACTATGTTTAGGAAGATGTTCTTGTGTAAGGACTAATTCATTACTTTCGTTAAGATCAGAAGGATTGTCTCCTATCTAGTCGACTGTTGCTACTGCCTTAACAAACTTTCCAATTAAGTTGGGTGTTCCATTGGTCCCATCACATACTGCCCACCCTACAGGAATATCAGACGCTCCATTGAACATAGTAATAGTACCGCTTGGCACAGCCCGATCAATTAATTCCTTAATCCATTCTATGTTTGGCACAGCCCGATTATATTTCTTATCATCAAAATCTTCTGGTATTTTAATAGATTCATCATACTTTGGAAAATCGCATCTTTTCTTAAATATAGTATCGTAGAGTTTAGAATTAAGTCCTATGAAGTTATCAGAGTAGATTCCTACATTTATTTCTTCCTATTCCTCTGGACATTCTTTAAGCTATTGAAAGTCGGTCTCCTTTACTGTACCGATTCTGGTATGAATCGTTTCGTCTGGCTTTTCTACAGTCTCAACTACTCCAGATTCGTTAGTTATTTCTTCAGTAATGGTTTTGGAACGGTCTAACACATCCATATTATTTTCCTATATCTTTAACAACTATGTATTAGACAAACAGATAACTGTATTAGGGCTACTATTAATAAAACTTTCTGAAATCTGTGTTGGGATACTTAATATAATTTCCTAATTATTGACCGAATATACCATACATTCATACGCAGTAGCCTTATCAAAAAATATACCATCAGGGGTCTAATCTTCAATTATGATATTATTCGGACCCTATATTATAGTTTTACTATCTATATTAAGAAATTCTAACTTTCCCAAATTTACCTCTGCGGATCTTTCCCCTTTCGGAATAGTTATAATTACTTCCTAACCGTCATTGTATTGTATTTCTACTGATATTAGTTCTGGAGCTATCTAGTCATTTTTCAGTATTGCTTCTATAGAATATCCCTACTCCTCAACATAGCTATCTATTGATAGAACATATTGGAATCCTTCCTATGACAGAAAGACGTATACTAATTGATCTGGTTGAAAGTAGTTAGTATACTTCAGGGAACAGGCAATTTGGGACTACTAATCTTCCTAGCTAACAATAGAAGAGGATAATATTATATTATTGTATTTACTATATACAATAGAAGAATCTAGTCTCTAAGTCTATTTAGTCTACTCAGAATCCTAATTCCTCCAGACAATAGAATCTACTTCTAAAACAGATCCGTTAGAAGTATTATATAAGCGAAATCCTTTATTCTAGTTTGATCCTTTGGACTATATAATTACATCATCCTCCACCTGCATAGTCTTATGAATTTGAATAATCTCATCTTCAATTGTTACGTACTATTCATTATTTATAGAGAACATAAGTTTAGTAGAGGTATTAAATCTACTATACCCAGAATCGTTATATATTCTTAAATCTCCTATCAAAATTTCATCGAAAGTATTATCCTTTTCACTGGTTGTATTATTTATAGATGATTGCACTAAATAATAGTCTGAGAATTGCCCATCTTTAATAACGTATAATTTCTATTCTGAAGGAATAAAAACTATCCCAGCCTTGATTCCAGAAGCTTTAGCCTATTCTAAAGTTTCATAATAGAACCCTACATTAGTTAATGCTGTATATTTCTAATCAGCAGTTACTTCTTTTTGTTCAGCTAGGAATGAGACATAGGTAGTTCCAACTTCTCCAGCTAAATTGACTTTAGTTCCATCTATTGAAATCCAAACTTCATTCCCTTCTTCTGTAGGGACTAAATAAATTCCGTTACTTGAAATCTCGTCTGAACTGGTAGCAACCTTAAGTATATCAGCCCCAGCAGAAGCTAATTTACCATTCTTTATTATATCTATAAATTTCCCACCCCACTGGACTTTCAAATCTCCTTTTGTTTTTATCAAAAAGTTAGAATCGGTAGAACCAATAGTATTATAGGTTTTACCGAACATATTGGTTTTACCTTCTCCCATATTATTTTATAGTTTTTACTTCCCTTCTATTCCTATTAGAATAACTTACATGGACCCAATCTAGGTTATGTTCATCTATTAACTAATCGAATGGAAGTTTTAGTTTTTGAATTAAGTCGAATAATTTCTTGTTTTCTGCTCTTGTATCTTTAACAGTTCTTATATCTGCAGCCTATCCAGCCATATGCTAACTATTCTTAGCTCCTCCTATAGCCTTATTTAGGGTAGGACATCTGTAACCACTAGTCACAATAATTGGTCCTCCATACGCCTCCCTAAGAGGGTCTAGAATATTTTCTATAAGAGCAATAAGATTTTGCTCCTATTCTTTTGAAGGAATATTTTTAATTCCCTTCTACTAAGCGGTAGTGCTTTTTGTTAATTCTTGAATAGTAAAAAATTTCATAAGATTATATGTTTATATGTTTACAGTAATATATAAACATTATTAAGAATTTAACAAAACAAAAATAGGAGAACTTCCCACTCTCGGAAAATTCTCCTATTAATAATAGAGAGTTATCTAATCCAGTTTCTTAACTGTGCTTTAAATAACTTTTTTGCTAACTAACCACTTAGATAAGCAGCCTACTCGGAATATGGGTCAATACCAAACTCTTTACATATATGCATTTCAACATGATTTTTTTCATGGTTATAAGTATCTATAAACTCCTCAGCGGAATCTGGTTTATTTATAACTATGATGCTTTTGTGTTCATCTTGGTTAGTATATGTAAAACCTGAATTTTCATAATCTACTAACCTCGAAGTTGCTCTATGTAAAACATCGTCTGGACATCCCAAATCCTCTAATCTACTCAAAATGTATTGAACGTTGGGAGTTTCCACAACTATGCAAACTTCTATATCCCAATCGTATTTTTCAAACAATACTCTGAAATGTGTCATATCACATCCTCCCAGTCTACCATCATTCCGTTCGCTACCATAGTAGCGTACCATCTTCTCATGGTAGTACCATCTCCAGCATCTTCGTCGTCTATAGTATCTTTGATGTATAAAGCAAAGTGCTTTTCATCGGTTATACTACTTCCGTAATAGTCTGCCTTACACATATTGCCAACGAATACATAGTCATATCCAACATTATTTTCTAGTCTAATGTTATTCTGCTATAGTACCTTGTCAATATATTCTTTGGATACTGGCTCTAGGGATTTCCCACCCTTCTTCATAAGAGAAGTAGCGTATGAACACAAAGCCTTGTTGAAATGCCAACCGTAGTTTTGTAAGTACTTACGCATATACTTTGGCATATCGTCATACATATCCAAAGCTGCTCTCATATCAATAATATCTTGGATAGTCCTCGTCGTCGTAGTCAGAATCTCTCATTCCACCGCGTCTACGCTTTCCGTATCTTTCCATGTAACGTTCACCAGATTTACTTTCTAGTTCTGATAAACAGTGCATCAATTTCTTTCCGTGCTTTACAATCTATTCAGCGCAATCTGAAAGATGTTCAAATTTTGACTCTTGAATTTCAATTATTGTTGCCATGTTGTTCTGATTTTAAAGATGATTTAATAAATTCTCTGAACATTTCTTTAAGAGAGTTAATTTCTTCTCTTAAAGCCTTATTCTCTTGCTCTTGTCTTTGTTTCTCAATTATTTCCGGATTTAATTGCTATAGAATTTCGTCACATCCTTTAATAATACTCTAATGTGTGTCGATACTATTAATTATATCCAGGCTTCTTTGCTTCATTGAAGAAACTTCACTATTCATTGCTTCTTTGTTGCAGGAAACCACAATATTATTTCCAAAATCCGCAATGTCTCCCATTGCTGGTAATTTCTGGAAATTAGCAGATGTGCCGTTTATTTCAGCCGTAATATCTACTATCATTTCCTGATTATACATTCCTGGATTTCCATACTTTGGAACTGGTACGGATACATTAGTAACCTTACCAATTTCCAGAGTAGGAACAGAATCTTTATGCAAGATAAATAGCTGATTACTATTTCTTAAATTCTAAAATGCCATTATGCAATTCCTGTTAATAATTGTAATGTATTAGTTTGACTCTCAAACCAGCATAGGTAAATTCCTGTACCTGATATTTGAGCAACTGTTATATCTGCTCCATTGAATCCAGCTAATCTCTAAGCATTACCTCCACCAGTAGTAAAGGTAATAGGAAGAGTAGTTGTGGTGCCAGCAGGTATAGCCTGGTTAAGTCTTACTATTAGGAGTCCTCTAAAAGGAGCACCTACGTTACGATGATTATTAAAATCAAACTAAACTTCAGTAGTACTAACGTTTACTCCGACACTACTAATTGCTGGTATTCCTCCTCTATTTACGTTAATATAAGTAGGTAATAACATAGTTACCTCCTTTCTTAACCCCAAAGAGTGTTGTTATAGCATCCACATCCTCCGTAGTTAGCTAGAGCGTAGCCATTGTAGAGAACGTTTGTAGGAACAGCAGTAGCACAGCTATATGGCAATGTTACAGTTTCAGGAAGTTTACACTTGATTCCATTAACATCACCTTGAAGAGCGTTCACAGCAGCGACAATAGGAGAAGTAGCTTGACCTATCATTTGACCAAAAGCAGCAGTCTATTGGGCATTATTGATAATAACAGCCTATTGACTATTCTTTTCACGAAGAGCATCAATCTTATCTAATAGAGCCTGATTCTACATTGCATCAAGCTTAGCTATAATCTAAGTTGTGTTTGCGTTGCCTGTGTCTCTAATAGTATTCTGAAGAGCGCAAGTCTGAGTCTGAGTTGCGTAAGCACTATCACAGAATCCTCTTTCTACTGAACGTCCTACTGAATCTACACTATTAGTAATCTGATAAGTCTGTCTTTCATTTGCCAATTGGTTTTGATAGCCTTGTTCAAGGATAGCCTTCTATGTGTTGCAGCAGCAGCTATTGATAGCTTCAATAACTTTGCAATCTCCAGAATTAACAGCGTTGATAATTCTTTCTCCAGTAAATCCAAGTTGTCCACTAACTTGATCAATGCTAGAACGTATTCCACAAACTGCTTGGTTAAGCACGTTGAAGTTACATCCTATCTTATCAGCAGCTTCACGGATAGCATCAGCATTTCCGTTAATTCCCTGCATGATTAGGTCAGAGTTATGGTTATCTTGCATTTGTTCCTGTAGAGTTTGAATTTGTCTAGATAGACCTGCGTTTTGACAGTCGCCGTTTTCACCCCAACCGTTGTTCATCCAACGCATCATCCACATCCAAACCAAGTACATGAAAGGATTGTTCCACATACCATTTCCACCAAATCCACCGTTTCCATTTAACATAGCCATCATAGCTAAGTTATCGTTTGGATTTTGCTATGGCTATTCAGGCACAATATAAGTTCTTGTTTCACTCATAGTTTTGCAATTTAATTGTTAATAATAAATTTATTTGTTCTAGAACTACACTATAATATGCATTCCTATGAGTGAAATTGGACGATACTAAAAACAAAATCGGGAATCTTAAACAGTTACATTATGCTATCATAACGTAAACCATTCAAGGTCCCCGATTTCTAACTCATTACTGAGTCAATTCTAACTGGATAGAAATATGTCTAAGTCAGCTTTATTCCAAGAAAGTTCTTTAAAACCTTCCTATTTGATTCCTTTCGGAATGAACCCATCTTTAACATAGTTGTCAAACGTAGCTCTACTAACACCAATATAATCACAAGCCTAAATTTTACTCATTCTCTAATCTGGATTAGCGATATTTGATAACACAGAAATAATTTTACTCTGCTGTTCCATTGTAATATTACAATTATCAGAGTCAATATCATCTATGAATTTCTATAGCAAAGTTCTTATTATAGATTTCAACATTTGCATTTAATTTTTAAATATATAAATAACATTGTAAACATAACAAGAAGTACAAAATACATTCTCATCATATTTAGATCGGAAAGTGGTATTTTAACTATATCATCTATTAAAGCAATAATGTTTGATAACAATACATAATGAATAGGCACTCTGTGCCAAGAACAAAATTGGAATATGTAAGATTGTAGATATAGAGTAATAATAAAACATATTGAAAATCCTCAAACACATTTAAATAGTAATGAGGTAACTCATAATAATTCAATACTACAAATACAGTTTCCATTAATGCTAAAATAAATGGAATATATTTTAAAACATAAATAAGAATTTTATAAAGATGTTTACTTACACTTTTTTCCTGCTTTTCCACCTTTTCCGAATCCTCCCTTAGTACTAGATACTTTTCTTCTTCCCATATCTATTATTTTTTACATTTTCCACCTTTCTTTAGTCCGGCTTTTGGGACGTTTGGTTTCTTTCTACCCATATCAAGATGCTTGATTGAAGTGTTGTAGAACTGAATCAATAACTGAGTCCATATAAGAAACAAATTCAGCTCTCTTATCTTCTGATACACTATAGTATACAGAAATCATACTGTTATCAACTGGTTTAGAATAGTTACAATCGCCAATATTTTCCATTAACTCTCCTGGTTTGGATACAGTAAAGTTAATATTCAAAGAACCGTTGATATCCTTACTAGCAGTCCCAGTCATTTCCCATCCATTTTCATTAGTATCAGAAATCTGATAGGTTTCATTTTGTTTTACAATTTCCATAATTACTCTTTCACAAATAAGTCAAATACAATTTCCATTAAATCGGCAGCTTTAATAGTATTTCCATTAATTTCTACATCATTTCCGGAATTAATATCTAGAATATCAGAATATTCATCCATCGTTATGGAGTCTTCTGGTGCATCTGAAACTTCTTCTAATCCTTTTTGAACAAGGTATTCTTGATATTCAGCATTAGTTTTATCATTCATTTCATTGAATCTAGCATCTTCTTCTGGAGTTCTATCAGTCTTGTTTGCAAGTTCCCTTAACTCATCTGGAATAATCTGATTTGCAAACTCTTGGGTATCTTCATCAAATTGTTTCTTAATCTTATTATATGCCATTCTAATGCGCATAATTTTTACTTTTAACTCCTTTGAGAGTTCTTTCTCACCATCTTTTAAAATGATTTTGGTGATTACATTCTGTTTTGTCAATACATCATTTAAAGTCATAAAACATTAATTTTTAAGTTCCTACTAATATAAATATTATTTTCATAATTCCAAATTTATTTTTGTTAAAATACCAAAATATAAAAATGGAATCTTCCGTTTGTTTTATTGGTACCACGAAAAATACCTGCTTGTATGTAATTACGATATGCCGAAGATTTCGAAAAATATACTAATTGAACAAATATGCCTGAAACGGAGCCAATAGAATCTACACTAGTGGTGTAATCCCCACCTATTGCAAATAAAAACCAGTCTTTCCAATTATATACGGGGTCAATATATATATACACTTCCCCAGTTGCAACTTTAGAAACTCTAGATATCGGGGAAAAATTACCAGCATTCTTAATAAATGAAGCCGAAGATTCTCCACATATTATGTCATAATTAGCATATTGTTTCACTGCCACCCCATTACAAGCAGTGGGGACACCTCCAGATAGGTAAATAGGGGTTGTAGCAGAACCGATAGTACTAGTGTAACTGCTGAGCGCATTGGAACCACTATAATAAGCTAATTTACCAGCAGTTCCTGAGTTTACATTAGCATAAAGAGAATAAGTCATTGCGGTTACTGTACCTCCGGTTACATATACACCTTTAGTAGCTGAGCCTGCATTTCCTTTAGCGAAGTCACCCAAACCTTTATAAGAACCTCCTGCTAATAATACATAACTGTTACTCCCTATTGCCGAGTGATAAAAACCGGGAGATGATATGTAAGAAGCTGTAAGAGTGTGATAGTAGGTTCCAGAACCATCATCGACATTTCCAGTTCTCCTTCCTATGTACATATTACCATTGCTGTTAGCATATATTCCCCATGTATAAGCACTAGTTGCAAAATTTATTCCTATGTGAGAACTGTGATACAGTTTCATAGCAATATTGTGTCCGCCTATACCCCAAGCATGAGCATCAGGAGCTATATACATCATAGTACCACCGTAAGTTTTAACCCAGTAGTTCTCGTTCATATATACCCCTCCTGCATACGATTGGTTATACCAACCAGTACCTCCCTAACTTCTAAACCAGTTGCTTGTGTAGCAAGTATTAAAAGTAGGCTAGGTTGCTGTACTAGAAGAAGCTGATACTTTAATATTAGCCCAATAATAATTCGCGGGATCTTTTATGTCATCAGAAAACGCTAAACTATAACTATAAAAGTTATAGTCAATAGTTCCGAAACATATTGGTCTGCCACCTAGTGGATAATATATTGCTGATGAATATTTTGGATATCCAGTACTACTATTTACACCGCTGGTTCCATATAACTAAATCTAAAGATTTCCTATAGAATTCGGCCTACCAACTCCTATCAGTAGAGTATCTCCACCATGATTCTGATTAGTCCATATCCACTTAAGTATATTTTTCTCATAATCAAGAGTAGACGTACTGCTACCAAAACTAGAATATGCTGGAAAACTAACTATATATGGTATTCTTCCAGTAGCATTGCCTAGATGCCTTCCATCTAGCAAATCAGAGTTTAAATTAGTTACAACAGTAGTTGATGTAACAGTAAATGGTGAAGTACCAGTTGCTACTGTAAATTTCTACTATGTACTAAAAGTCTTAACCCCACTAACAGTTTGTGCAGTTGTAAGAGTAACATATCTTCCATCTAACAATCCTGGATAATTATTAGTATCTAAAAGAGTATACCAACTTCCCCAAGTAGCGTTGTTGTAATCCTTGTTTCTATGTCTAATACTTCCGGTTTTTCCGGAATCAAACCATAGCTACGGTTGCCAGTGGTTACTATGTATGGATACTATATCCAAAACTTCTCCATAAGTTGTAGGACCGCCGTCATCATACACCTCATATATCGTAGCAGTACCAATATAAGTATTGTTTGCAGTCTTGATACTACTCCATAGGTCATTGTTTGTAGTACCATTATAACAATTTACTAAAGTAAGCCTATTAGCTTTAGTAGCATAGGGAACTGTTAAGTTATTTGTAGTCCCATTCTTTGTCCAAGTAACGTAATTACCATTCGTACCTAAAGCTGTAACATAATTAGCAGGATTAAAGTAAGCTGTGTAATTACTAGAATCTAAGACTGTTTTCCAAGGTTTCCATGTATCAACTGTATTACCATTTCCGGCATTTCTAGTTCTAAAATATAAGGTTCCAGTGGTTCCTGGAACAGTGTTAAAGAATATCTATCCACCTTGGTTTATGTTACTTGCTGCAAGTGATAGATACATTCCATAATTAGCCGGAACGTTTAGTTGGGCAGGATCATCTCCTTTGTTTGTACCTCCAAAGTTATATGTAGCATAATTTAAATCCTTGTTAGTCAAACTTGTAATTCCAGCCAATGTCAAAAGTCCTGGTTTACCAGTAATATTAGCCCAAGGGGCACTACCAGTAATTGAGATTCCCCAAGTACCACTTGCTCCACCACCAGTCTTAGTTACAGTATAAGCTGTATAATTTCTATGAGTTAATACTCTAGTCCAAGCAGAAGTATAACCACTACCATTACTTGTGTAGAACAACATTTCATTAGCAGCGGGATTACTAACTCCTGAATTATTATGAGGCGTTATAAACAACTAAGTTTTATTAGTATCACTAGCTCCCCATTGGAATACCGCAGTTCCAGCAAGAGGAATATTCACTCCAGTATCAGTTGTTACATATCCATTATTTGCATAAGCCCAAGAACCTCTCTCTGCAAATGCTACAAATTCTTTTCTTGCAAATGTTGAAGAATAGCTATCTGCAGTATATGCAGTTCCAGACGAACCATGGTTTGCTGTTTTGTTACCTCCTACATAGCGCCCATCTATAGAACCAGTTTGATATGTAGTAGCAATTGTAACATTCTAACTTCCATCTACAGAAGCACTACCAGTTACAGCTCCAGACAGTGTAATCGTTCTAGCTACTCCCCATTTTATAGTAGTTATATTGGCAGTACCATCGAATAATGTCCCGTTAATAGTTCTTGCTGTTTGCAGTTTTGTAGCAGATGCTACATTATCTGTAATTCTTGCTAACTGCTACCATGTACCCATGCCTCCGTCTGTACTAATTCCATGCCTTCTATAATATAATGGAGCATTCGAGCTGTATGCTGTTCCTAAGTAAAAGCCGTACCCTCTAGTATTAACGTCAATAAATCCTCCAGTAAATGGAGCATTGTTACTATAAGTAAAACTTATAATAGGTCTGGAATTATATTTGGAACAATCATATCCAGGACTACTAGTCCAGAAACTTCTAACAAAATCAGTTTCATGAAATCCGTCTAATAAATCAGAATTAAGATTGGTAACTACGGTTGTACTAGTTACCTTTAGTGGTGATGTCCCAGTAGCTATAGTCGATATTAGCTAAGTTCCTGTAACGGTAGCTTTAACAATTAGAGGGCCAGTCATAGTATCACCAGTAACATTTACATAGAGCTCATCAGATTCTGTTTTTGTATAATAATTTTCTGCAAGAGCAACAGACTTTCCGTCTAGTCTAAGAACCCCCTTACTTATAAATAGGCCCACAGTGCCTCCCCAAGGAGACGTTTCAGTTGGATAAGGAAGAATACAGATAGAGCCTTTTCCATCTCCGCCAGTATTATGCTAACCAATCTAAGGATCATAAGTTCCTTGGGAAGCTCCTCCCTTGTACCACTTAATAGCAGTGGTGTAGTTACTAGAATCTCCCTATTTCTGAATAATAGGAATACTAGCATTTAATATAGGGCTAGCAGCAAATGTCTTAACTCCAGTTATAGTTTGAGCTGTATCTAGAGTTACAAATTTATCATCTATAATTGAATAAAATTGTGTCTTACTTATTCTTCTAATAAATGTATCAGAAGTATTTCTTACATATACGGAACCAATATCTGTTAGTGCTTCGTCCGAAATCGCAGAGTTAAAGTAGGTAGCGTATATATGCTAACTAGCATTTCTCTAAACAAGAGTATTGGCTTTAGTTGCAGAAGAGAACTCTAGATTTCCTCCATTACTCAGAAGTACCTATGTAGCGCTTCCCTGATATGTAGTTCCTATAAGTTTTGCATATCCATCTTTAACTTTTATCATATTATTCTCTTAAATTTAAATGTATAAGTGTAAGCTGCACCAACACCAGAACTTGCACTTATCTATAATTTTAGAACTCCAGAACTTTGCATTAGAGTTCTTAAGTATATTGTTTTCCCATATGCATGACCAGAGCGGTGTAGTATAATTTCATCAGCCTTTGTATCATTAGTATCATCTTTATACCAACTCATAACACCAGAATTATAACAGTAATACATAGCTCCAGTACTATCGTTAGCAGCAACATATACCTAAACTATATAAGTTCCATTAGCAGGAATATTATTGGAAGTAATCCCAGTATCCATCCATGCTTGTGTCACATTTAGTGACTTAGTAATAGTAGTAAGGTTGTTGGATAGTTCATCTGTTTTTAACATAAAATCAGACACAGCCTTATGTCCACCTCCGCCCAGTAAAACATAGGAATCTGAGGAGTTATTTCTAATAAATCCAGAGCCAGTAATTGTAGACGTTGCTCTAATAATACCGCGCATGTATAGGCTGTTAACAGCACTACCTGGACTAGCTAATGTTGAACCAATATTATAAGCTGATATACTTAATACCTAATTAGTAATACCAGTTCCATAAGACCATATGCTTATACCTCTATCTGTACCATTTCCATTACTATGATATATTCCCCATATATAATCTCTAAGAGAAGCATCTATTGACGTATTCTTAGATAATAACATATTAGTATAGTTGTTGCTTCCACTAACTTGTAAGCATCCTGTATTAAACGTTTTAACGCCTGTAATCGTCTGGGCAGTATTTAATGTAACGTAATTAGCTAATGATTGATGTTCTGTAAGAACAGGCTTTCCACCAGAGTATAATTTATTAGCCCACAGACTACCAGTACTAGGTTGAGCATATATAGTAGTTGTTGTATAAACCTACTAAGTAGTGCTTGCACTTAAGTCAGCAGGAGTATTCGTATTAGTATATCCTAATACTAAAGGTCTAAAATTTGAGGTAGTGGTAGCAGACTATAATACTTTTTGGTCAGTATTCATATCTGTATACCACCTAACCCAAGTTTTCCAAGCTGAGGAATCGTAGAATCTAAACCATATTTTTCCATCTGAGGTAATTAATTTCTAGTAGCGATAACCACTAGCATTTCTACCAACATATAGTTCATATGCATCTACACCACTAGGTTTGTTGGTTGTGGTGTTACCACCTCCAGCATAGTACCACTTTCCTTCGTCTAAGTAATCATCTAGATCTTGATTAGTCAACTGGGTATAAATGAATGCCGCAGCCGCAGCCGCAGGTACGGACCAGGCGCCGTCTTCCCTTAAAAATCTAATATTAGTTGCAGTATATGAGGGAACAGGCACCAATCCGTTATAACCTCCACTCCCACTAGAAGTGTGTTTCTTAAATACTGAGTAGGTAGTATCTGTTCCCTTGAATCTCTCCCCTCTAACGAATATATTTAAGCCTCTAAGGTCGAAGGTTATATCATTATTAGCAGGAGCAGTCGTAAGAGCTGCAGCCGTTTTAGGATTGTATGCTATCTTCATAGGTTATGCTGTTTCGTATTTTTTAGTGCTGATATTATACCAGCTTATTCCAAAACTAATATCTTGTATGTCGTCGCCATTAGAGTCCGTCTTTAAATAAACGTCTCCAGACGGTACAAAGTTTAATGTCTTATCTCCAATTGATACTCCGCCTATAGTAATAGGTCTCCAAGTGTCTAGAGCAGATGGGTCAAATCCAAGAGCATTAACAACATTCTGTTTAGTTAAATAAATGCTTCCTGCACTAGTAACTGAGATAGTTTTATTGGTAGAATCTTTATCTACGATAACTCCTCCTATAGTAGTAGCAGTAGCTGCAACTAAGGAAACTGTTCTAGCTGTACTACCATCAAACGTAGCGTTTGCCGCACCTAATGTAAGTCCTGCACCAGCAGATAACGCATTAGCTACTTTAGTAGCTTGCCCTACTTTAAGGTTACTTTGATTTGTCCATACAGGAGCAGCATTACCGTTACTTATCAATACTTGATTCTATGTTCCCCCTGAGGTAGGAGCAAAAATAGTGAATGTAGTAGTACTATTACTATAGACGAATATAGAAGTACCGTTAACAGTATGTTTTACCTAACCGTTAATATTAGCTTCTACTGCAGTCCAATAGGCAGCAGTGTTTAGTCCGCTTCCAGTTCCATCTTTAATACATATAAGTAAATCTCCAGCAGAACAAGTCTATCCAGCATAAGTTCCCTAAGAGGTTACTCTATAAGTGTCTCCCACTTCGCATTTTGTCGGAAATCCTGCGACTTCGACTCCAGCAACTGTATGAGTAGTATAATTACCATTTGAATAAGTAATAGTTCCCTTATAGCGCATTGCGTCATTAGCAGCGAAAGCCTCTCCTACATAGTTAATTATCTACTATGTATTTAATATTGTAGTATTGGTAGTTCCATTAGCAATAGCGTCAGCAATACTAGTAGCAATAGGTAAATCCGTAGTAGCTATCTCTGCCCATGTTCCGTTACCTCTTAATACTTCCGTTACCTTACCACTAGAAATAGGAACTAAACCTCTAACTCCAGGAGTAAATGTTGGAGTAAAATCTTTTCCATGGGAAATTATGTGTCCATCTTTAGAAAAGAATAGTTTTACAAAATCCCCAGAAGCAGATTCCGGTAAAGCTAAATTACCTGATATTTCAGCATAGGTATTGGCGAAATTTAATAGTGCCATATTATAAATGATTCCATTTTAATATAATTTTATTATCTTCATCTATTTCAAAATCATTCCCCAGAAGCAGATTCCGGTCTTCTGAACCATTATACTAAAGATAGCCTTCTTGATCTACTATTACTGTAATAGCGCTAGTAGGGATAGCTTCTACTATATGCCCTCTACCATCATATTTTACCTTTACTGAAGAAGGAGATTCATTTGCAGTTATGGAATTGGAGTGGGTGAGAATTATATTTTTACCCTATTTATATGCCGATAATCCAGACCCAGCAGGTGTAATAACCTGCTCAATCTTTCTCTCTAACATATTATCTAGAGTAATAACTTCTTCACCATCTTTAACTAAAACAGCTTCAGCAGTAGTCTAAGGAACAAATATCTAACCATGTTGCTTAAGTTGTTTAATAGTTAATTCCATGATTATCCTCCTATTACTTGGTCTGTATTATCAGTATTTACCATACTGTCATATAAATCTGCAGGAATAGTATAATTAACTACTACCTTTGCACTTCCATCGGAAGTTGTTACATCTTGAGCAGTAATAGTATTAGCTAACTGCCCGTTGATAGTATTAATAGTAGCATTAAAGACTTCATTAGTTACATACCCAGATAAGTCTACATCGGTTTGTACTTCCCCTATCTTTTCCCAGATATATTTAGCCTAAGTAGTTTCATAGACGCAAATATATTCTACAAAAATGTTTCCAGCTGTACCAGAAGGTGATGGGACCAGATATATAGAATTAAGGCAATCTTTTGATGCCGTAGGAAGGGATGTAACTATCTTATATAATTCTATGCTGTTAGTTACACTAATAACTCCAGTTGGAGAAATAGTAATACCAACACCAGCAGTAAGTTTATCCTATTTTCCTTCTAAAGCAGTATTAATATTCTATACAGTAGTCTTTAAGGTATTAATATCTGCAGCATTAGTACCTACTACCCCCATAGTAGTCCTTAAGACTTTATCGAGAGTTGTTATTCCTAGTGATGATAGTCCTGGAAGGTTTGAAGTATTTACAACTACTGCTTCTGCTAAGGTAATAGGGACAAATTCAGTTTTTGATTGAAATAATCTTTTTATTTGTGTTGTACTCATAATTTAAATAAATTATTAGGTATTTGGTAGTCTACATAAGATTTAAGTGTAGAATCTACAAAATCTAAGTCGGCTATCATATTCTAAACTTCCTTTTTTGTAATAAAATTGTTGTTATTATTTTCTACTATTTTACCAACAATCTTATCTATTTCTTCTTTACTATAAACTCCTAGATTAGTTCTGGCTAGCGTTTTCTCAGATTCTGTCTTAAACTCTCCTAGATAATTTTCTTTACATAAATGAGTCTTATATTGTGGTTTTGGGCAATCTATAACAAGTTGATTATCACATCCAAATCCTGTATCTATAGTCCCTATAACTGAATCCGGATTTTTCCGTTTCGGTAATTTACAGTTAAGATTAATATCAGGAGGTGGAGGAACTGGCTTGTCGTTATGCTCAAACCCTGTACTTATGGTAGTAATAACAGAATCCCCCTCTATAAAATCAATGTGATTTTCAGGAGGTGGAGGAACTGGCTTAATATCATAGCCAAGTTTTATAGTATTAAGCAATGATTTAGAAGGAAGTAGCTAGGGTTTTTCTTGCCCTAGCTATATTTTATCCTTTTCTAAATTCTCATTCATTTAACGTAATCTTATTTGGATACCCAGAAGTATAATCATAATTTACAACATCTTCAACTGTTCTAAGCTCTTTTATAGCTAATAAATGTTGAGTCGTATTTACGAAGCACTTTCCTGCATATACCTCCAACTAAGATAGAAATTCCTTAGCTTTATCTACAGTTAGTTCTACGATCTTACTTCCGAGAACTATGGACATATTATCAGAACTACAATTAGCTAAGTTCTATAGCCCAACTCTAGTAGCTTTATCTAACCAATACTCTTTTCCTTTATAATAAAATGAATTAACTTCTGGAGATTTATCATAAGCTTCTATTACAGCTTCAAGCGTTTGTAACATAAGCTTAAAGTAACATACTCCATCTTTTAATTCGAATATTTTCTTCCAAACACCCAGAGGGAGCTTTAAAAGCTCCTCTTGAGTGAGTAAAGTTTTCAAAGAGTCATCCTTATTAATTACATAATAACGATCTTCGTGACTTATTTGCATGAAATTACTAGCCATTCTTAGAATAATTAAATTTAGTAAATGGTACTCCTTGGTGTTTAGTTAATCTCCAAGCGTTATTATATTGTACTGTATTCCAATATGAAGGGTCATTATAACTGCCTGTAATCCATTCATTAGAGTATGTATATCCTCCGGAACCTCCATCGTACTGCTATGTTCTTTGATAAGAATAGTTGTTAGCAGCAGACTAGTTAATTGATGTAGTTATATTGTTTACTCCAGCATTATCTCCGGAACCAACTATATTAGACCATACTGATGGGAACTAGTTAGTAGCTCTAGAATATGCTATAGAGAATATTGGAGTTGTTAATACTCCACCACCGTTAGCAACAGAAGTACTAATTGGCTATCTTACGGTGTCTCCAGTATTAAAGTTACTTCCAGATACACTATAACCTCTATAATAGATAATTCTAGAAAACTCTGCTACAGATGGAGCATACCAGTTTCCTTTCTAATATGCAGAATTAAGCGTTTCTCCATCACCAACCTACGGCTCATACACTTTCATACTGTAGAAGTATGGATATAATAAGCAACTCATAATGTCAGTTCCGGAAGCATTTGTCCACACAGTCTAAATAGCCTCGCATAGATTATTAAGATTAGCTAAAGACTCAATGTAATATTCCCAAGTAGTAGAACCTCCTGAGGATACCTGTTTTCTACTTATGTATGGTTTACAAGCAGAATTATTGTATAATGTAGGAAGTAGCTTACTATTAACATGATTAATGTATAACTCTGTATCTGTATTTCCAGCGAATGCTGTATTTACCTATGTTGTGTAGGTAGATACATTAATATTATTAACTAAACTTGGAGTTGCGGTTCCAGAAACTGTTTCGTAATTAGACACAGAAATATTTGCTAGATAAGCAGAAACCTAATATAGCTATTGTAGTATCTAATCTTGAGATCCCTAATTTCCATCAGCACTATATCCTAAATAATAGGATTTCTCTGGATCAGAGTATTCTTTTCCTATTATATAGACTGTTCCAGAAGTACTACTAGTCTCATCTTTAGCATACACTAGACCAACTAAGGTTTTAGTAGAGTCATAAGAACTAGTGAATGTTCCGTCAGCATAAGCAAAGTCGCCAAGCTGAGGAGCCTTCCAAGTGAAGCTTACTCTAACAGTTTTTCTAATAGGAGTTACACTATTAGCTACTTTCATACTAATAGTAACTGTAGCTGTGCTACTAGATTCCTTCTTTAGGGTAATTGCACCAGTCTAATCAATTGTAGCAACATCTGTTGAAACTCCGGACATAGAGTAAGTAATATCTAAATATCCATTTACAGAAGGATTATATGGGTTTGCTCCAGATTTTATTTCTACATCATTACCAGATGATACCGTAATATCGAATAAATTCTGACGAACAATGGTTCCAGATTCTCCAGCTTGGTAATATACTGATACTTCTCCAGCACAACTAAAATCAACTATCTCAGCACTCTAGAAATGTATTCTAATCTTAGATTCAGAATTAGAAATGTCTCCAAATGTATTTACTAATAATTGTTTAGTAGCAAAGCTGATAGCTTTGAGAGTAGTGCTTCCTGCAGTATTTACAATATAAATATCCCCAGTCAAGTTACAAGTATGAGTAAGAATCATCTTTCTCAAAGCATCCTCTGTTATATACAGATTAGCATTACGTATAGTTACTGACTGTAAAGCATTACAGTTAATTAACTGCTCACAGAAATTAGCTACATCGAAGCTTCCTACATTATCACAGTCTATATATACTGTTGCAAGATTATTTAATCCTTCAAATGTAATATCTGTTAATCCTGGATTATCATAGATTCTAAATGTTTCTATTGTATCAGGAAGAATTACATTCTTCAACCTACCAGTTTGTGGGAAAACTACGCTCTTAGTAGTAGTTTTAGAGAAATCAATAGTTTCCAATTTTAAGAAATTAGATAGATCCATTTCCACTGGAAGAGTCATATTTCTAAGAGTTAAACTCTCCAACACTGGGAACGAAGGAGTAAACAAGCTGATTGCTAACTCTGGGTAATCACTTGGGAATAAACTAGTATAGCTGTCTAATTGAGCGTTATCAATCTAGAACTCTGTCGCCCTAGCAAAGTCTGCATCAATGGTAGACATCTTTAATCCCAAAATATTTAATTTCTTATAAAGAGTTGTTAAATATATACCCTAGTTAATTGCTGGGTCTCCTTGATTAATTTCAGCAACGTAATTATTACCAGTCTGTGCCAGATTCTTTATTGCATCGAAATTGGATGCCTAGAAGTTAGACAAATATAGGTTTTTACCATTATAATGATATACTGGATAGCAATCTTGGTATGGTTCAAATTCCATTCTTAGTCTTAATGTATCTCCACTACCAGCAGAACTAGCAGTTCTTAATGCAATAGCACCAAGAGAAGTTTGAGCATAAGTAGATAAGAATGCGAATCTCTTAGTCATAAACTATTTTTCACAAGCTAAACAAGAACCATGGCTCTATTCTATAGGCTCAATTTCATTGTTACTGTAATATGAAAGTACCTTGGAGTTTTTAATAGCTTGAGCATTTTCATAATATATCTTAGCAGTATGGTTATATGCTATTGCTGGGAATGTTTCTTGAACATCAAAGAATACTTTATAGAAGTGGTTAGACTTGTCTTCCACGCTATTACTATTCTTAAATGCAGTATTTATAACACTTGCTAAATATGTTTTAATCTCTGACTCAAAGCATTGGTCAAACATATAGAAGAATATGTTATTAGCATCTCCCCAATAAACAGAGTCAGATTCTCTATAAGAAGTTTCTAATAGATTATAAGGTTTAGACTGAAGACCGTTATTATCAGTTACCAAGATAGTATCTAAGTCGTCTCCTAGCAGTCTGACTAGATAGTCACCCTTACCATTCTCTACAAATACTCCCTCTCCATTATCTTCTCTAAGTTTTCCAATTATTTGGAAATATGTATTTTTTGCTCTATTATCTGTTCCGGATACAAACTTAATAAATGCTTGATGGAATGCAATATCATTTACATCAATGTAGCTTTTAATTCCAGTAATGAAATTAGCTTTCATTGCATCTATTGCTGCCGGAATACCTAAAGCACTACTTGTTCCAGCTAAATCGTATATATTAGCTCTTGCCCAGCCTGTAGCTGATTCGTAGCTTACTCCTGCACATACCCACTATCCGTTAATATCATCATAACGATAAATATCTCCAGACTTATGACTAGTTGGATTTAATGTACAAGTACTTGCTGTTACAATATACTTTTTAGTAACATCCCATCCAGAAGGGCTAGTTGCACTAGTCTAAACTACATTATAGTCGTGAGTATATACAAAGTCATAAAACTCTCTAAATTTCTTCAAAGATTCATGAACTGACTCTGCAAACTAGAAATAAGTTTTTCCGCTTTCGTTCTCTACTTCTTCACAGCCGTAGTCGATATCCCATGCTCCTCTCTAGTCGTACACCACAGATTCATCTTCAATTAGAAGATTATCCCAAGGACGAAGAAGAGAATTAGCATAAGTAATAGTAGGCTAATTAGTTAGTCCATAAGTATCTTCTCCTAGAACACCAGTCGCTCTTTGAAGAGATTGCCAAGGACGTCTAAAGTTAACTGATGGGTCGGTATTTTCACCACCTTCAAGCATTAAATACTCTGGAGTTTTATCCTCGTCATATCCGCTCGAAGCGTCGTCTCCTTTACCGGCTCCCCAAGTTTGGAATCCCATAAATTTAATAGACTCATTGTTGTCTAACAAGTCGGCAAGCTCTATATTAGAAACATCTTCTAAATCTGTCTCCCAATAGAAATATAAGAATGGTTCTTCATGTACAGCTTTCTATCCTCCTGATATTAGGTTTCCTCTAGATGCTTTGTAGGCATCATCAAATAGTTTACATGACCCAATCTTATGGGATTGCATAGAAGAAGCAAAGTTAACCTTTCCAACTAACTTAGTAATCTTATAAGCAGTAGTGTCTTGCTGTCCATCATACGGAGGCATTACATAATAACCACTAGTAGAAGACGCATCTTCTCTAAATGTATTGGTCTCCGGGTCAAGTTGAGAATATGGAATAAACGGACTCTTTATTTTTTCTCCTCCTGAAGTTTTTAACTTATTAAGAGCATATGTTACATTCCAAATCAAGTATCTCATTGCAGAAGAACCTTGTCCTTTAACCTGTCCCTAAGTAAGTCTACCTCCGTATTGATTATTAATTGCCTGATTTACATAATTAACAAACAATGTTACTGGAAGTTTTTTCTGAGTTGTTTCCTATGGAGGAGTTTCATTATCTTCTCCACCCCAAGCTCTATGTGGGAACTTAGCTCCAGCAGGGAAGACATAAACTAGTGTATTATATTTTTGATTAGCTTTCTGGAAAGAAATCTCTCCATTAGTTCCAAGTATATCGTTCTTATCAAAGAACTCTTCTTTTGAAGTTTTTTCTTTCAAGAAAGAAAGATAGTTCTTCTGCACTTGGTTAAAGGTTAAAGCTATACTATTATATACTCTAAATAGATAGAAATCAATATCAGCTGTAGTAGGATTAACCTATAAAGCCGCCTATGCGAACGTATTAAGTTCGGAATCAGTAAGAGAAATTTCTCTATCTATTACTCCGTTTACATAAATTCTAACTAAGTTTATAGTTGTATTAGGAGCAGCCTAGTCGAAAGCGCTCTAGAAACTTGCTAAGAAATCAGGATAGTAAATATCGTTTTTAGATATTGTAAATCCTTTTTGTACTGTTATAAGTACATGGGTTTCTACCCCTTCTTGGAACTGTGCATTTCTAGCATTAAACAAGTCGTTATCTTCAGTATTCCAACAGAACTATGTAGGTCTTAGTTGAAAGTTTCCAATAGTAGCAATAGGCTTACTCTCGTCACTAATATTGTAGGTTTTGAATCCTAATTCTATTGTAAAGCTGTTTCCTAATCCCAAACTCATAGGAGATTTAAGAATGGCATTATCTTGAGCAGATACTTTGAATATAGTACGTCCATCCTCTTCATGCCATCCATCTGATGATTCTAATGTAGAAATCACAGTAGCTGGTCTAGATGAGGTAGCATACTCATCTGTAACAAAAATATCATTTAAATATCCTTCAATCTAGTCAAAGTTTTTGGAAGGAGCAACATCCTGAGAATATATAAATTCTGGATTAACTGCTTCTACTCTCATAGTCTTGAAGTTACTAGTATAAGCAGTAGTCTGTCCTAAACTATTAGTAAATACTGTATAGAACTTATAGTAGGCGTCGTCTACTTTAATAACCAGATATTTTTCCGAGTCACTACTATTTATTTCTATATATTTCTTATATGAAGTATCATATACCCCAGATTCGTCATATGAAGAAGCTCCTATAACCTCATACTTCATAATTTCAGTAGGATTCATACTACCTGAATCAGGCATTTCATTTTCCAGATATGTAGTAATAGCCATTGAACTATTATCTGGGCTGAAAACTGTTAGTTCATATAATGTAGCAACACCATTATTTGCAATACCATTACTTACTCCGTTTATGGCTACTATAGTATCCTAGCAATTATATGTATATATAATATCAACATAGATATAATCAGTATAAATAGAGCTTTCAGTATTATGTACTGCTCTAACAGCTAGTTGATTAAGTCCGGACTATAGGCCAGTGTAATTCAAGACTCCACCGCCAGTAGTAAGCTATACTCCGTTATTAAAACCTTCTAGGTGGTAATTACTAGTTGTACCTCCTGTAAGTGAGAAGTTAACTAAGTTATTAGCTAAGACTACTTCTCCGTTATAATCTAGAGTAATTACCTCAGTAGTAATAGGAAGTTCTAGAGTATCTTGTACTTCCGGATCATCTACTACTTGTGCTGTAATTTTCTTAGCTGACTAAGTTTTTGTAAATAAGTTAGTAATATCTATCCAAGCTAGAGTATTTATTAACTAGTCTGATGGTATGTTTACTCCAGTTATAGCTCCAGTAGAAGGATCTATAATACACTAATTATATTTGATATTATTAACTCTAAATGTCCCTGACTAAGTACCATAACTTATCTTAACATTAAAAGGTCCAATTCTGTCTGTTGTTACAGATGTAGTAGCAACAGCATACATAGCAATACCAACCTTAACATTTCTATCTGAGTTGTACTGCATTAACAATGAGCTATTTGCCTCGGTATATATCTTAGAAGAGTCATTATCTAACATAACTCCATACACCATAATTCCATAAGAATATGTTGGAGGTATAACAGATACTTCTGCTTCTACCTTCTCCCCATTCTCTTTAAGAAGAGTTAGGATACTAGTAGTTGAATCATAGGATGCGTCTACTATATCCTAACCTTCAGTCTTTTCTATTTTACGGCAAATAAAGTCTTCAACTTCCATACCAGAGTGACCATCCCACTCTGTTAGCAAATCTGTAATCTGATTAGGTAAATTTTCAAATTTTGCCATTTTTTACAATCAATTATTTTTCCATGAATCATCTTTTAACCAAGGTCTGTCTTGTAGCCAAGTTCCACTACCAAAACAGCTTCTAACAGCATCGTATACGGTAAGCCAGACTAACTACGACCCCTTATATATAGCTCCAATATTCTTTTGTACTCTCTACTAAACCTGTTCAACAAGTTCTAGAATATCTTTTTGGACCTGTAATATTAACTTACCATTTCTATATATCATAATTTAGCAAAATCTTCTTTGACTTTGGCTTTAATCTCTTTTAATTTACTGAGATATTCTTTGTATTCCAGTAAAGCTTCGGAATCCCCTGTAGGATTCTCTGTATAACTGTTGTATGAATTGATTAAGTCAAATTCTTCATCAACAGTAAGAAAACTTCTAACAATTGCCTTTACACAATCCTTATAATTAGGTTGTCCGCTAAGTAAAACCTAGATAAAGTTATACTAAAGCTCTAATTTAGTATCTCCTTCCTAGTCCGTTACTTCAGCTTCGACTTCTTTTATATCATAGTTATAGTAATAAGTACCGTTCCCAAGTTTTTGGATTGTCTAAGGATAAACGTTCATTTGTATTCTATTCGGTTCTAACATAAGGTGTTATTTTAAAATTTAGAGGAAATTTGTATCTAAGTAGAGAATGGTATAATTTCTTATTTCTACTTTTAAAATAATAGGATTTGTTGTTATAAACAAAGTGTATTCTAAAATGACTGTTATAATCAACAACCTCTATAATATGAATATATTTATTATAAAACCTAGATACATTAACTTCTTTTCCATTCCAGTTTGAGGATTTCAAGCCAGTTAATTTTTCTACCTTTTGTAGTAGATTCTTAGAGTTACAAAATTTCATCCATCCAAAGTATGACCTCATTCTTACATTCAGTTCTTCTCTATCAATTTTATTCTATTTATATAGATTTATTAACTTGAATAGTCTAGTTTTTATAGACTTTCGAAGGAGAACGTGAGTATGATAAAATTTATAACCTACAAAATCAATGCCCCTACTTTCTACGGGGAATATTTGATAATTAGGCTTTAGCTCTAAATTGAGAACCTGTCTAAGGTATAGTTTTATAGATACTAATACATTTCTCAGGTAATCCTTATCATCACTAAGAATTACAATATCGTCAGCATATCGAAAGTAGTACTTACATTTTAACTCTTCTTTTATCCAGTGGTCGAAATATGTCAAATATAAATTTGCAAAGAACTATGATAGATAGTTTCCGATAGGAACTCCCTTTGCTGAATAAATTATTTCTTTCAGCAGTCGTAACAATTTTTGATCTTTTATCTTCTTCTACAACATCTCATAAAGAATATCATGGGTTATAGAAGGATAGAATTTCTTTATATCCATTTTTAAGCAGTACTTGGTTCCGTCTGGGTCTTTTTTTAAGACCTTAGATAAATCATATTCTACTTTATGAATACCTCTATTCTTTATAGAGGAGTATGTTTGGTCTATAAATATTTTAGTCCATATAGGCTCCATAATATTCATTATCGCATGATGAGTTATTCTATCAGGATAGTATGGAAGTCTAAAGATTAATCTTTCCTTAGGTTCATATATTATGAAAGTACTATATTCAGACGTCTGATAAATTAGGTCCCTTAGTTTGTGGGATAATTCCTTATTTTCTTTTAATCTATTTTTATCATGTTGCTTAATTCCACATCGAACAGATTTATTTTTTCTGGCTCTATCATCAGCCATTTCGATGTTCCATAAATCATACACCCTTTCGTGCAAATGTCCTACACGTTTCAATTTTTTATATATTTCATCGGAAGCGTTCGAGATAACCTACTAACACCCTTCATTCAACACTACGTTATTTTTTGCCTAGAGGCAAGGATATTACTTAGCAAACTAAATAAGGTAAAAATTAAAATTGTTTCTAAATATATAATAACTCGACATTGGAATTGGCATTGCTGACGTCATTGTTAGAATTGAAATAGCTGAGACCTGCATTGCTGCCATTATTCGCG